TTAGGTAGATTTTCTAAAATCTGTTTACCAATTTTAGTATTAAATGAGAAAGTACCTTCTTTATTCCATTGTTGACCATGCGGAATTTCTTTTACAGCATACTCAAATATGCTTTTATCACTAAGATCATCAAAATCTTCTCCAAAGTAAATAGTGTTAGTAGGTGCAAAAGAATTAAAAAACGGTCTACCTTCAGTAATGCTCTCTAAAGAAGGACCTTGTGCACCATACTTTGAAAGATCAAACAATGGTTCATCAGGAGCCAAACCTCTAAAATTTGGTTGTCCTGATTTATTCCATTCTTCTATAAATCTATCATATCCACCTGGTGTATCTTTTAAATAATTTTTTATTCTATCTAATGCAATCTTAGTTTGTTCATCTTCTGTTTCTCCATAATAGTCTGTTGTGTATCTTACACCGTCATATATAAATCTTTTACCTGGTCCTAGATCAGCACGTGCCTGTGCAAATGCTTGATCTTTATCTTTAGCTTTATTAAATACAGGAAGATAATCTCCATCCTCATAGTTCTTATAATTGAATACCATTCCTGGAGAGTAAGAACTTAGTAATCTGCTTCCTCTATTAATTTGATCAGCAGCAGGACCAAATACAGTTTTTGCTGTTCCTGTAAGAATCTTTTTGTAATTGTCTGTAAAATTTTTTACACCATCAGCACTAAAATCTAAATCAAACGCTCCTCTCTGTGCCATAGGTAATTCAAACACCATATCACCAGGAAACTGATAATCTCCTCCAGGCATCATCATTTGACTATTACCTAAGTTATCTATACCCATGACAGGAAACTCTACATCTTCCATAGTAATAGATCCAGAGTCAATAATATTAAAAGGATTGTTTACATCAGGACTATCTTTTTTATATCCTTCTGTAGAAAACACACCTGTTACATAAGTAAACGTTTCATTAGGTCCACCTGGTAATCCTCTTCTTTCTGATTTTTTATAGCTCTTTTTCATTATCTCATTGATAGATTTAATTTAGTATTGTTCAATCTTAGTAACATTTTTCTGTTATCTGATTTTTGTCTTCTTAACAATACATGATTAGAATAATGTCTAAACTTCTTTCTTTGTACTTCTGGCTTATTATAATTTAAGTTAACTGTGTTTAGGTTTCTTATATAACCATTACACTCTGTATTCCATATAGGTTGCTCAGCATTAGTAAACTCTCCTCTATCATTAGTAATATCCCAGAATTGGTTTAATCTAAATTTGTGTTCAACTTTAGCAGAAAGTACATCTATGCTTGTTGGATTTATTATAGGATAGTTAAGCTGTCCCCATGGATCATTAAACGGAGCCATGTTTAATAATAACAATCCTGATACTTGTTCATTATTATAAATAATAGCTTGATCAAAGTTATAATTTAAATCTTCCCATGCATCACCACCACATGCATAATCCATTTCTCCTTTGTGTACATAAGTTTCTAATTGGTATTCTATACTTCTAACTGTATTAACAGCTTGACCTGTGTTACTAATTAGATCTATTTCCCAAGGATAACTCTTACCATAGAAGTTTGCATACAAATCACATCTATCATTATGTCTCCAGAATGAGCCAACATCATAGTTAGGTTCTACTTCTATAAATGTATTATAATTACACAATGCAGGATTAGGATTTACAAACGTTGGATCTGCAGATGGACCTACTTGATAAATTAATGGTGGTGTATTAGGACAGTTTCCTACTCCTGTTAATGTACCACCCGGATCACATCCACATTCTACTTTTCTACATCTTGGTGTAAAACCAGCTTGCATTGCTGCATCAACACTATCTGTTGCTGATGTTAAAGAATTCCAATAGCCCGTATTAGCATCATGGAATACCATTGTATATCCTGCAGGACAAGTTCCTGCATAAGGAACACCACAAACAGCCCCTGCTACTTGTGTAGCAACAGCTTGCATACTTACTTGATCATTTGCATTACATCCAAACTGATTTCCACCTGGTGGAAGTGATGCACCTTGGTTTGCCCATACTGTATTTGTTATAGAATTTACTGCTATTGAACTACCACCTGCTTGTCCTCCGTTAGGTAATGCTGTTCCAGCACCTACAAACACAGCATAAATTTCTTGTGCAGTATTTCTATTACCTAAGAATGATTGACCAGCTGCCCATGATCCAGTATTGTTTGTTGTTACACCAGGGTTAACATTAGGTGTTTGCATTGTAGCTATTAAACCAGAACCAGGAGTTTGTTGAGCTCCAGTTCCATCAGTAACTACAATTAATATTTGTCTAAAGTTAGCATCTTGAGCTCTAGCTGGATATTGTGCTGCAAGAGAACTACGTGTTTTATCATTTAATAATGCAAGTCCACCATCATTTATATTAGGTGGAGATGCTGTTCCAAATGGATTATTTGCACCTATTGCTGCATCTGTATGTGTATTACCTCCAGTGCCTGCTATCCAATTATTCAATACATTATTTGCTTCTGTTTGATTATTATCCCCAGGATAAAATAAATTTACAGCTTGTGCTCCTGTAATTGTATTACTCATACTTAAACCGCCTGGAGATAATAAATGAAGACTTTGAGTACCACCTTGAGCTGTAGCACCAGACCACTTTGTAAATCCTACTTGAAAGTCTCCTGCTGCCATAGGCACTCTAATACCTGGATCATTCAAAAAAGTATCTACCCAAGCTAATTGAGCACCTCCGGCTGTTAAGAGTCCACTATTTGAAACTTGACCTCCTGGAGTTAATATTTGTCCACCAGGCAATGAATTAGAGCCAGGAATAACTTGACCACTAGAATTTAATTGAAATGGAACATAACTAGGAGCTATAAGAGTTTGTACACCAGGATTTAGTGCAGGGTTATTAACCCCAGGTGGACTATTAGTAGTACTACCAGAAACATCCATTGCAATAACTATATCTAATTTACATCCTACTGGACCACCTGTAATATTAGCAATTACTTCTTGTACTGATACATTTGATGGAGCATCAAAATTTGTTCCTTGTTCACATAATCCTGTAGTAGGATTAAAATTAAATCCTGGAGGACATTGAGGTATAGTAGTCTCAACAGTCTTGGTTGTAAAGAAATGATTTATACTTGGTAATGATAACTCAGGATGCCAGTCATGGAAAGATATCCATGCTTTAGATTTAGGGTCATAACTTACTGTCCAAGAACAATCTTCAAAATATATTGGATCTCCTAAAGTTATCTGTATATTTTTGTTTAATAGAAAACCTTGATCTTCATCATATGTAATATTTGCAATATGTTCTTTTCTAACTCTATAGTCTTTCTTCATAAAATAAACCATATCATCTGTAGCATCATATATAGTTTGACACCCAACACCTGCAACTGGATTATCTCCTAATGGAGACTCCTCAAGAGCAGGATATTGTTTTATTAAAGTTGATGGTAAATATTCATTAAACCAATACTTCATACCTAAATTAGAAATAGGAGTTATACCTTTACCTTTAACAAATTGAAATATTTTACCTTGTGCTTGTGATATAAAGAATAAACCTGCTGGTGTATTCATAACACTTCTTAAACTTTCACATGATCCATACTCATTTGATAAGTCTGCGTTAACAACATTTTGCATAGGTTGACTAAATAAACTTCCGTCACCAATTGTTAACTTAGCATCAGTTAAAGTTTTAATCTGTTCTATACCTTGGAATAATTGTGGAGATAGATATGGGAAAAATACTAACGCACCTGTTTTATCAAAAGGTTTTATTACACTTACTTCCCCTTTAAAATCTTTATAATTATATGGTAAGAACTGTCTCCAGTAATCTCTTTTATCTTCTTGATCTGCTTGTAAAGAATAAATTAATCTTTTAGGATATTTAGTAAAACAAGTATCAGCAACAAGAGGATCATAATCTCTTGGCTGTATTCTACCAAATGTTGTTAACTGAGAAGAAAACTTAGTTGGAGTTAGTGATTCATCATATTTATAGAAATTGTCAAAAGATTGTATCTCAGCATGAAACATTTGATCTATATCATTATACTTATATATGTCATAGAATCTTCTTTCAACTGGTTCCTCATAATCTCTATATGGTAAATTAATTTCTGTTTCAACATAAAAATCATTTATACCATTTACATGTGTGTACATGTATGCATGAACCATAGCAAATGTTGCATTCAGATCATCACCTATAAATACATTAAGAAAACTATTTGCAAAGCCGCAGTTACCTACACCTCTATCTAGATAAAATAAATCATTAGGTACAAGACTATCCGCTGATCCTGGTAATAAAGTACTAAGCCCAAGAGTACTTACTGCTTGTGCTAATTGTCCAATATCAAATTTTCTTGTATCCATCCAATATCTAGGATATGGAATATTAACTCTTAATTTATAATCATATGGAAAACCATCATATTGCCCCATCAAGAAGTCTGTAAAGATTGGCATTATACACTTTTCTGTATATCTAGATATAAATACATCACCACTAAATATAGGTTTACTTGTATATAAAAACTCAGGAGGATTTTCTGGATCTAATTTTTCTACACAACCTCTCATTTGTAATTGCTTGATGCCATCTAGTTGGCCATATTGATTATCTATATTAAATTTAAGAGCACCATAAAGTGCAGATATATTTCTACCAAATGGTCCTTCAGGTCTAAGTAAACTACTATTAGGATTAGATGTACCTCCTAAAACAAATCTTGAATTATCTTCTGTTATTGGTTCAGAAAAGTCATTGCTTATAGATACTGCAACAGTATCAGGTCTATATAAATTATTTATCTTAAATTCATTATCATCAAAAGTCTGAAAAGATGATCCTATATAATTTGAACTACGTATATTAGATCTAAATCTATCTGCTATATCTTTTTCTATAAATTGATTATACAATCCATGAGAGTTATATTTTAAAGCATGTTGTTGGAATGATGTTAAGTTATACATTAAATCTATAACCTCTTGCCCTCCTATTGCAATATTCTTTTGCAATAGCATAAATTTCATAAATCTTTTTAATGTCTTAGGCATATTAGATTCTGCTGAGTCTTTAACTAGACCTTGGTTGGCACCACCACCTGTAAATCCTTCACCATATTGTCTAGCTAAATCTATATTCTCTATAGCAAGATCATTTAATCTTTCATCTAATTCATTTCCTGGATCTAGTATTTCTGTTAAATCATCCCATGCACCAGTAACTAAATTCTGTAAATAATCTTGTATAGTTGCCCAAGTTATGTTGCTCCATGGAAAACCAGAAGATCCACTACTTGATGATATAGAATCATAATATGCTTTTATATTTTCTCCTGCACCTGTATATGCTGTATCTACCACAGATTCAGGAGCAGGGTTATCACCCTTCTGATTATTAGTATTGTTGTCCCCACTATTATCTGTACCTCCACCAGAATTAGAACTAAAATTACCTGTTAATGTACCTGCAGCATTTACAGCAGTAAAGGTTCCTCCTCCACCACCTATATCTTTAAATTTTAGATGCCATTCAGGATATGCATTATTCATAGCCTGTACAGGAAGTGCAGTAACATTAGGTGTACCTTGTATTTGTCTTACAGCATAACCTAAACCAATAAATGCAGAAATCAAAGCAGATATGTTTCTTAATAGCTTTTGTCCAGGATGATTTTCTGATGGTATAAATTTACCAGATGAACTACCATGTATTTCTCCATAAATTTTTGCCTCACTTGTATTTAAGAAAGGTTTAGTAAACATAAGATCAGGAGAATGAAAACTAAATACATCTGTTCTATAACCAGTTAGAGGAGGGAAGTTACTAATAGAATCAGCATAATCATCACAGCCTTCTGTATCTCTACTTGTTGTAAAGTATGGATCAGGTCTTAAATCATTGTATGGATAATTAACATATAAACCTTGTATATCATTACCTAATAAATTATCAGCAGCAGGAACAGTATACTCACGCATGTTCTTAAACATACCTTTTGCTAGAATACTTTTAGCAGCCATTCTAGATCCTTTTAGTATTTCATAACCTACTATGTTTTCAATAACATTACCGTCATTATCTATTGGTCTAGCAATGTTTGAGAATTCAACACCAACAATATTTATAAAGTCTTCGTTTATACTTGTTAAAGCTAAATCACTACCACCTTGTTGCTCACTAGGTATTTTGTGATGTCTTATAAACTCACCACATAAATCTCCCCATATATCTGGTCTATTACTAGGATATCTTTCTGTTGATTGCCAGTATCCCATTTCACCACGTGCAACTATAAAACTACCATCTTCTTGTTGTTCACTTACTGCTTGAGTTACTTGACCTGTATTATATACTTGAAATACATATTCTTCATCACCTAATACATTTACAGAGTTAGAACTAACAATTTTTTCATCTTCATTAAATGTTGTGCCATTTGGTAGTGTATATGGTTTAGGAGCTCTACCAGGTATATGATATGATGCAGATCTTTCTCCTGTATTATATATCCATCTTATAAAAAATGCATATTGTTCATCACGCATAAATCCTAACTTATTACCTGCTTTATAGTAATAATCAATAGGTACTTGATTGACAACAAAACTAGTTACAATATTATTTGCTATTGGTTGATAATTAAAATCAAATTGTTCAGTTGGTCCTTGTCTAATTAAATAATCATTAACAACAAACATAGAATCTGATTTTTCATAGGAAGGAGATATAAAAAATAAATCTACAGCTGTCTCAGATGGTAAAGTAGGATCTATAAAATCTATATCTATTGATGTTACTTCTGTACTATACAGTCCTATAATCTTTCTAAATAACTGTCCTTGATTTCTTATTAATAATGTTAGTTGAAAAAATTCATAATCTTTATCTAACTCAGATATATCTAAGTTTAAACCACATGCATCATCATTATGATTCCATAAAGTTTGTAGGTTAGATATACCTATGTAGTCTGTAACTCTTTGTTCATTCTCTACATAAGCTATAAATGCCTGATAACATCCATCTGATAATAAACCTCCATCTCTTGCTTTAGTAAGTTTTAGGCAAGGTGTAGATACTAAAGGTGCAAGTCTAATCTTTTCACAATCTAATACCTTTGGTTCTTTATCTTCATATACTATACATGGATCTCCTGGAGCTGAAACTATTTCTTGAATATATGGTACATCATCTATATTTAAAGTACGTGAAGGATTTAGTCCATCATCCCAATATACCTGCCATGTACAATCAAAATTTTCTTTTGCTGCACCTGTAATCAAATGTTTCTTTTTGAAATTTAAACAAGGAGCATTTACAATAGTTTCATATTTACATTCACTATCATCAAAACGTCCTATCTCAGAACTAATGTCATCAGTAGAATATATTATCCACTCATCTCCATATCTATGTATAGCTCCTATAACAGTGTAAGGTATTACACCACATTGTAGATTGGCTGGCTCATTACCTATTAGACCTACATCACCATCAGCATCATAATTAGCTGCATTTCTTGCATGCCACCACTGAGTATTTAACTCAAGGGATTGAGCAATGTCTTTGTTCATCCCTTTGTTGAATGTATTAATTCTTACTGAAGAAGAACTAAAAGCTGGTCTCCCAGCCTTTCTTTGACCTTGCTGCGGTGTAGATTTAGACTTTTTTTTTGCCATAACTCTGAATAATTATTTATGTTGCTGTTGTAGTATCACATCCACTTGATGGTGCGGCTGCTTCTTGTACAACAGAATTTGGTCCACTAGTTACTACACCAGGTCCTTGTATTGTTGGTTGCAATGGAGCATAACTTAAGAACATATTGTAATAGTTATGATATTGAGCTCTTCTATTCATAGTCCAAACTTTTCTCATTTCTTGGAAGTTTGGTGTATTTACAAAACCTAATGCATTATTTCTAGCAGCTCTAAGTCTAACCTCTACTAATTGTAATTGTTGAGATACATTTTCTCCTTGCCATACCATATTTTCTAATATTCTTTGCTTTATAGCATATTCATAATACTCATTACAATATGGTTGATCTAGCACTAACAAGTCTCCTTCAGCACTTTCCATTTCACCTTGATAGCTTATATATACTTTACCTGTCTTAAAAGTAGTACACATAAAACCATCTTTAATTTCTGCTATATCTAAAGATTGTGCACCTAATGCAGGACAAAAACAAACAGGATCATTTACATTTTGTATTCTTAATTGTGACCAACTAGAAAATTGTCTATACTGATTTGGACCCACTCTTTGTATTAATTGATACTCTTTTTTATCATCACATGTTTTTATAACACACACATCTCTACATTCAGGATCCTCACAAGGTCCAGACTCACCAGGAGCTGGTACATAAGGAACATCATTAAATGTTTCTACATGTGTTCCTGAAGGCATTGTATTATTTACTGTATAAGACCCACATCTAAAAGCATAATTAAGATATTTAAAATCCATAGGTAATTGTGCTTTACCATGTTCTATATCTAATACAGCTTCTTTTGTTCTGTGTATTCTTAATCCTAAATCATAGTTGACTCTTTGTGCAACCTTAATTAGTTGTTGTGGTTCAATCATCCCCTCTAACGCATATGTAGAAAAGTCTATGGATACATCTTCCATCAATTGACTGAATGTTCTATATTTTTGTGATACTCCCATTATTGTCTATTTATATTACGTTTATTGTCAGAATCCTCAGAAGGTATTTGCATAGTCCCTAACATAACTTGTAAGACTTGTGCTTCTATTTCTGCAAATAAAGCTTCAGGAATGTATATTGGTTGTTGATATCTTGGTGTACAGTCATCTTCTGTATCACAATTCCATTTAGTTATATCAGAATTAAACACCCCTTCAACTTGTAATGCATCCCACTCTATGTTTGGAGAATATATATAACCATCTAACCACCAAAAATATAATGTCTTGTTATATTTAAAAGATGTTGTTTTTGTCATTGATGTATATGTACCAGGCTGTGTTGCTTGTAATTCTTGAGATCCATCTATAGAACTTACTGTACGGATAAGAGGTCCCCAGTATCCTTCATACATTGAAGGAAGTCTATGTTTAGAACGTTTTATAGTACATCCACTTGTAATGCCTGAACACCCTGCTTCTACTTTATCTACATCTATTAGTTCAACGTATGGTAAATTTTTCCATACAGAATTAAACTTCATTAGCTTATTTGCAAAGTCTTGCCTTCTCATTAATATCTGAGCAAACTTTTCTATAAGACTAAATATATATCTGTCAGTTATAAAAGCATCTTGAACTTCTGCTTTTGCTTGACCTCTAATTCTTGATACTACCTCAGCTATTGTTGACATATTATTTATGTTTCAAATTCATCATAATATTTTAATTGAGCTTTGGTTTCTTCAGGATTGGAATCATATAAATGTGCAACCCTATATTTATTTTTCATTACTACATATTGTGTCCACTTGTTTGGATATTCTTTTGCAACAGATCTTTTAAAATCTCTACATGCTACAAAATGCCACAACTCTCTATTTTTGAATCTATACTTTGTTGACCAGTTAGTATAAAATATTTTTCCAATGTTCCCGTCTGTTTCCCAATTTCTATTTTGTAAGACTTTACCGTATTTTTGAGATAGTGCATAATTAGTATTTACCGTTTTAGAAGAAGGGCATGTTCCTATAAATAAAAACCCTAATGAATCTGGTAATTCTACTCCATCTCTATTACTAATAACAGCCTTCCATAATTTAATATTATATAATTTTATTATTTGTTTTAACTTACTATTATCTATATTAGAATATAAAGGTTTTTTCTCTTTAAATTCTTTTATTGTTTCACTATTTAATAACCCCAATCTTTTCTCTCTGTACCTTGGAGCATTTAAATTTGGTTTTTTAAAATTGTTGATCATATAGTTATATTTATAATTTACAAAAAAAACCCCACTTTATGAAATTTAAGTGAGGTCTTTATAATGCTTGATAAGTTAATTCACAGATGTTGCCCATTGTAGGATGTTGTATTTCTAATTTACCAGATCTTCTGTTACCTACATATTTATTACTATAATGATAATAATCAGTTTTACCTAAACTTGGTAAAGTCTTATGTATAAACCCTGTTGTCTCAGCGGTTGTCATATATTCTACTTTTCTTTCAGTGTGAAAATGTCCTGTAAATAATGTTCTGTTTGTTGTGTTACCCCACTCTTTTGGATACTCTGTTGCATAAACAAGAGGGGTATTCTTAGTAGGTTTATCACCATGCTCAAATGCATTAAAATTATTATGCCATACATGTACCTTTCTTTCTTCATAAGATATATCCCAAACAATCTCATCACAATCTATTGACTTGGATAAAGCATGAACTAAATGGTATGAAGATAATCTATCATGATTACCTGGAACATAGACTACCACAAGTTCTTTACAAAATGCTTTTAAATAATTTATAGCCCAGTGCATAGCATCAAATGCTTGTACATAAGCCTCTGTGGCATTCATACAATTATCTAAAGGTGTACCGCTGGTGGTAGTACCAGAAAATGTATCCATATTAATTAGATCACCTCCTACTACAAAATAAAGCTTTTCAATATAATTAACAGGAACAGCTCTACTCATAAGATTTTTAACTGTATCCTCAAAATCTTTATCTATAGTTTCATTACCTTCTTTACCAAAATGTATATCTTGTAAAGACATAACACCACAAACAGGATTTAAAGATTTTAATTTTTTAGTATCTATCTTAGGTATTTTATTTTTTTTAGGTTGCCAGGTCTCTAGTAAATTTTTAAATAGATTTTCTTCTGGATCTTTTAACTTAGTTACTAAAGCAGATACTCTCCAGTGATCTCCCATTTGTTTATTCCAATACTGGGATAGTTTCCATTTTTTTGTATCTATCTTTAGTAAGGATATTATTTCTTCTGCTGTCTTAGGTTCATAATCAAATGTACCAGATATTTTACCCTGTCCTTTATCTAAGTCTATTGACTCTACCAGCTGAGAATTATCAGCTGCTTTGCTAAAAAAATTAGCTTTTTTTCTTGCATTCTTTCTTTCTTGAAGAACTTCTTGTTTAATCTTTATGTACTCATCTTCTGACATTCCAAGTCTTTGAGCACTAATTTTAGGATGTTTCTTCCATTTTAAGGAATCAATTACTTTTTGTTTTTTGTAATTCATTTGTTTATTTTTTTATAAAGATAGTAAAAAAAAAGAGACTGGCCTTTTTGAACCAGTCTCTCCAACGTTTGTAGTAGAAAACCAACAAACCACCACAGTTGTTTTTTCTATGAAGCAGCAAGAGTTGAAACCAATAATTCTATTGGCTCACATCCACTACCTATACCTGCATCTTGAACTTTGATTTTATATGCAGTGCTAGCAGTTAAGTTTGTAATAGTGTAACTTCTAATAGTTGTTGCTATTACACCTGATCCGTTACAGAGTGTCCATCCACTAGGATTTATCTGTGTATCTCTATACACATTAAATCCAGAGGTAGAACTCCAAACACCATCCCATACAACTGTAATACTTGAACTTGTTACTGCCGTTGCATAAACATTATAAGGATTGTGTACTACATCATTAGATGTACATGCACCTAGTCCTTGTGATAAAATTGAGGCAAACTTCTGTATAATAGAATCAAGTCTTTCACCAGAAGTTATTTGAATCATTTGCCCTGTAGTACCTATTTGAAAAGATGTACCACAATAGCTTACACATGCTGCACATTGAATATCATCACATCTTTCACTACCTACACTACAATCTGTGTATGTACATGCGTTAGTAATGGCTGTGTCAGCACAGCTACATTTTTGACTACATTTTGTACAATTACATGCCATATCTTTTAATTTTTATTTATGAGCAACCATTAGTTATTAATGATGCTATTGTTGCTGGACTCTCAGATACATTCCAGTTTCCTCCTGTGTTTGTAGCAAGCTCTCTCCATGGGTAGTATGCATCTCCTCCAAGTGGAGTATATGTTCTACTTGTACCAGGACCACAAACAAATATTTTAATTCCTGCTGTTAATGCTGTTGCTTGTAAGCTATTCAGTCTTGCAGCATCTATTTGGTTAAATTGATCATCATCACCACTTGGTAATTGATCAGTTATAACTATAACATATTTAGCAGATGAACCAGTAAATGCTCCTAAGAAGGCATTAGATTCTATTATTAAACCTATTGCCATATCTGTTGGTTCAGCTATTCCATTACCAGATCCTAATGGTACACCTGATGTAGGTGCTCCTGAATTAAGTTTATTTAACTGAGTAGTAAATGATGATTGATTATTATTTTGGAACATCTCCCATGCAGTTATAAATTGGTAAGTACTTGTACCAGTATTTATAACTCTTTGTGCTGCTGGTAATGCTTGATAAGCAGATGATGTATTATATGTAGGAGTACTACTTGAACGTTCATCAGCAGTAACTAAACCTAATCTATATACGTTAGATCCTACTTGTGAAGTAACTGAGTTTACAACTGTAGTTATACCAGCTTTGATTGCATCAATTGAAGTACCCATACTATTACTATAATCTACAACAAAGGCAACATCCATTCCTGCACTACATGATGCAGCAGCAGAAGTTGTTGCAAATGGAACTAAGTCACATACTTTGCTTGCTCCATTAAATGTAGTTGTTACTCTTACATTATATTGACTACCTGGTGTTAAACCAGTAAACGTATGACTCACTGCACCAGCAGGACTATTTTGAGTATAAGTCTTAACAACCACACCTGAAGTATTTAAAATATCTATTTTATATACAGCAGTTGTACCTAACAATTGAGTAAAGCCTACTGTTACATTTGTACTAGTAATACTTGTTGTGGTAATAGAAGCAGGACATGGTACTACACCTGTTATAGTTTTTGATATATTATCATCACAAACATTTGTTCCATTTGTAAATGAAAATTGTACTTGTGATGTCATATTTTGAGAAGAATTAAATCCAGATGGTAAAGGTAAAGTAATACCTGTTGCACTATTTTGTAATAAAGCAACACTAGCAGTAGTCTCTGCTTTTACGCCATTAACATCTGTTACAATAAGTTTGCTAAATCCTGATGCATCACTAAAAGAATTTGGTACTACACTACTTTGGAAATTAAAGTTTACTGCATTAATTAATCCACTTGTTGCAAAAAGATTACTTGTTGTATATCCAAAAGTAATTCCATCACATCCACTTGGACAACAGTTTGTTTGTACTTGTGATAATGCATTATATAAGTCATCAATAACAACCCATGCATTTTGCACACTCTGTGCTAAATTAGATACAGTACCATTCCATCCTGATAATGATCCGTAAGAAGCATTGTTACCTGCTACGCCATATAAAGATGAAGTAGAAGATTGTATAGTACTTTGATTCATAGCTAAGTTAATAGCTGCTGGTAACCCTACTGCTGTCTCTAATGCACAGTAACGTACTTCTAATGCTAATAATAAAACTGATACATCAGTTAGTTGCCCTACATTTATAATACATGTTGGAACAACCTGTTTTTCTACAACTGTAGATGAGCATGGTAATACACATGCTTCTAATACATCTAACCTTGAACTATAACTTGTTAGAGTAGTATTAATTACTTGTATGCTAGCTAAATTTGTACATACTTGATTTGCTATCAATGTTGCAAATTCATCTAGACGTAAGCTTGTAACAGGATTGCCACTTGCATCATTATACTGCATACATGCAGGTAATGTCATCATTGGTAAGTCCGCTTGTACTTGTGACTGTGAAGAAAGGCTACTGTTAGAGTTTGGTACTTGATTAGATCCTGTATTAGCACATATTTGTTTTACCATTGCTTGTAAAACAGGAACTAATTCAGTTGGTGTAATTCCAGGAATATTTAAACATGTTAAATCTAAACCTGCTAGACTTGGATTTGCACTTACACCATTGGTAATAAGATCACATACCTTTGTAGCTAATTTATATGTAACATCACTTATTGTATCTCCTGTACATAAATTTATACAAGAAATGTCTGGTCCTTGCCATACTACACAATTAGAAGAAATGTTATCACATCCGTTTGTGCTACCGCTTGATATTGTTGGGATCATAAATATTTATTTTACTATAACGTACCGTGTTGTAAACTCTACAATTATAATATACAAAAATTTTTAAAAGCAAACAAGAAGTCAGCTCTTAAAAATTTTTTGCTAATATTTATGATTTTAGAATTTTACTTCCCCTCTGAACTCTCAATAGGAGAAAGACTGCCATCTTCAAGATTGACATTAACTTGACCATATTTTTTTTCTAGTTCAGCGGTCATAGCTTTCCATTCATTAGTTAGATCAGCATGCTGTTTTGCTATTGTTTGTTTAGCTAATTCTGCAGAACCTAAGTTTAATACTACACTTTGAATTCTATTCTGTAAATCTTTTACATTTTCTAATTCTTCCTTTGATAGCTTTTTAGCTACTTTTGGTTTTGAAGGTTTTTTTGTTTTTGCCATTGTATAAATATTTATTTAAAACAAATATATAAAAATTATTTATTCCAAGAAAATTCTGTTACAGTTTTTTTAGCTTGTAAGAATTCTTTATTTATTATATCTATCATAGCTTGTAAATGCCTATCACTTATCTTTCTCTTTATATAATCTACTAATTGTTTTTTTGTAAATTGTTGGAAAGCTCCAGTGGAAAACTTATCATCTTTATCAAAGTTTACAGCTATTGCTCCTGATGTAGATCCAGTTTTCTTAATAGAACCTTTAGTCCAAGTTCCTGTTATCTCATATACTATTTGATTTATAAGATCCGTTCCCTTCTCAGGATGATTATAAGTATCTATAGATATTATATCCCAAGTATATTTTATTACAGGTTTTACTTCTACAGGTTTCTTAACAACTGGCTTTTTAACAACTGGCTTTTTTACAGCTGCTTTTTTGCTTGTAGTTTTTTTAATTACTTTTTTTTTCTTTTTCATTGTTAATTTATTTGTTGTGCATCTTTTGTATATTCTCTACCTTCTTTAGGTTGAAATAACCCAGTCATATGAAACAATCCATTCTTCTTCCATTTACCAGTCCATTGTCTACTATTTTGACTCCATCTGTCATGTGCTTTAGCAAACTCCCAAACTTTTATTCCATTATCTTTACCTTTAAATATTTTATCATAGTTCTTAACCCAATACATATCAAAAGGTCCCATAGCTCTAGCGTGCAACATTAATTCTCTAGTTCTATGATCAGCTTTACCAGTAACACATATATCTATATCTGTTGTTGGCCAACCTTCTAGTATACCACCAACAATCCAAAGTTTATGATGCAACCAGTCTAGTTTTAAAAGTTCTTTTATATATTTTTTATATATAGGATCATCTAATCCATGCATAAATGGAACAAACATAAAAGAACCATTTACATTTTTTATTTGCCCGTCTTTAAAAACGTCATAATCAAATTCATTCCAAAAAGATTTAAAATGCATATATTATTTTACTGTTTTTAATAAACCATCTTCAAAAGTCCAGGTTTCTTTACCAACTGTTTTCTTTCCTTCAAATCCACTTACTGAAGCATTCTCACCTGTAGCACCCTTGTCTCCTTTATCACCTTTATCTCCTTTAGCACCAGTGTCACCCTTTGGACCTTGAGCTCCTGTTGCTCCTGTGTCACCTTTAGGTCCTTGTGCACCAGTATTACCTTTAGGTCCTTGTGAACTAGCAGCTGAAGAGTCTTTACCAAAAGCAGCTTTTATAAATGCATGTAATTCCTCTACATCTTCTCTTAGATCTTCTATTTGTTTCAATAAAAATCTATTTACTTGATATAGACCATCATCATTAAATATCTCACTAATGTCTGTTAGACTTGCTAAATCATCAGATATTTCTTTAGAAACTGTTATTTCTCCATCACTACCTTTGACAGCTTTTTGTCCTGAGCTTCCTTGTTTAAATAGTTTTTTACCTCTTATGTTATCATTTATATTTGCCATTATACTTGTGTAAATTCAATTATTATTGAAGCAGCAACACCTTGCCAATACTTGCTTAAAGCACTTTTAGCATATGCAAACTGTAAATGATCACCCTTGCTAAATGTGTAATTGCTAGGTTCCCATTCAATTTGACCACTAGAAGCAGTTAATGTACCAGAAGATGTAGGTGTTGTACTACCATTTTTAAATATCATCATTGTTGTAGTAAAGCCAGTACTCATACTTCCACTAACATTATGCATTCTAAATCTTTTAACAGTACCATTAGCCGGCATATCCATACAGTTATAATACTGATTTGAAGTTGTTTCATTTAAACTATTAAAAGGTATTCTTAATGCATTTGTATTACTTCCTGTGTCTATAAAATTACTGTTTATTATAGTTTGAGTAGTAGTAGGACTTGGTATATCAGCCCATTGTACACCATTACCATTTCCAAATGATTTTAAATATTGTCCAGTTGTACCAGCATCTCCATCTATCTCTATTTGCGTACCATTTCCTAATAATAAATTAGTAGTTTGTTCAAAGTCTATCTCAGTACCTTGAATTTGTAAGTTACCACTAGCTTGTAGAGCTGATGTTACAGTTAAACTTCCTGTTACTTTTGCACCAGTTGATTTTGTTTCAAACTTAAGAGAATTATCATAATTTAAAGTTACTCCACCATCAGGTGTAAATGTTGCCATAGTTTCTGAAGAACCTTTCATTATAGAAAGCTCATCAGCAGAACGTATTTGCATTGATCCAGCTCTATTATCTATAATACCTTTACTACCATCATAATACATTTGTAAATCATTACCGGTACCATATAGTGCTTTTATATTATCATTAAATGTAACATCACCGGTCATTGTACCACCAGAAAGCTGTAAATATCTACCGTCTAAATCTACAGTTAATGCACTTAGACCACTTCTATTTAATGTAAGAACACCTGTTCCGGTAGCAAATGATACAGAACTAACATAGTTATTTGTTGAGCTTGTACCAGCACCAATTAAACTCCTGATCTCAGCAGCACTTATTCCAGTATTTAAACTTGGACTTGAACCATCTGATAAAATAGCTGGAGTACCAGTGTCGTTTACAACACCTAAGTTTGTTCTTGCACCAGCTGCGGTTGAAGCTCCAGTACCACCATTAGCCACAGATAAATCAGTCCCATCCCAATCTGAGTTACTTATTGATAGAGATCCACCAAGAGTTAAAGTAACAGCACCTGTTCCAGTTCCAGTTAATGTTACTCCATTTACTGTTCCTTCACCAGATACTTCTGTTACAGTACCAGAATTATTACTAAATGGTAAATTACTAATAGTAGTTTTATGAACATTATTATCAGAATCTACAAATGCAATAGTATCTGCTGCAACAGGGGTTTCAGCACCATAGGGTGTTGCTAATATATAATTATCTGTTCCTTGATAATCTACAGCAAGAGTAGCTATACCTGATGTTGCTCCTCCCTGTAAACCAGCTCCTGATGCAACGCCTGTCATTGTACCTGCTCCGGTCCCAGCACCTATCAAACTTCTTACTTCAGCAGCTGATATACCACTAGCTAAAGAAGGCGTAGATCCATCTGTTGTTATAGCTGGTAAAGGACCATTATAATTTAATGTAATACTTTCATCACCTGTATCTATTACTGATTGAATATTTGTACCTCCTACTATACTTACTGTTTCTCCATTAGTAATAGTAAATGAAGAACCACCAACAGCAGATGCTACTCCAAAACCTGTCATTGTACCACTTCCAGTACCTGCTCCTATTAAAGATCTTATCTCAGCTGCTGTTACACCACTTGCTAAAGTGGGTGTACCACCCCCAGAAAATATTCCTGGCTCTGCAAAAGTTGTATAACCTGAGTCATTAGTCCACTGTGATATATTACCAGATTTATTTGTAAATGTTTGTGTATTACTTGGTGTAGTTGTTCCTTGTGGATTACTAAATGATGTAGTTAAAGTACCACCATCTTGTTGTGTAAGCGTTAATGTTATTGTAGAAGAACCTGAATCACTGAATGCAGTAATCATGTTATCATAAGCAGCATTAGATTCTCCAGAATGACCACCTGACCAATTTACTTGACCACCTACTGTTAAAAGATTTGTTGATGTATTAAATGTTAAACCACTATCTGAAGTTATGTTTGAAGAACTATTCCATATTGGTATTCTAGTATTAGCTCCTGAACCTGTTACATTACCAACTTGGGTATTATCTATCTTCTGCCAAGCATCTGTTGCTAAATCAGAAAATACTGCCCAATCTCCTACGGCCCAATCTGTTATGCCATCTAGGTTAGTAGATCCTGCAGTTCCCACAATATAATAATGTCCGGGTGTACCTGATCCACTTGTTAATGTTGGTGAATTTGAAGATGCATTCCAGGTTCCTTGAAATGCTAAAACTCCTGTTACAGCTGTATTAATAGCTGTTTGAATTTGTGCTCCTGTTGCTAAGTTTGATGAACTACTACTTACAGCACCTGTATTAGCTGATATAGTTGGTGCTGTTGCAGACCCTCCTACAGTAATTGTATTTGTATTACCAGAGGATACAGATGTAACAGTACCATCACCAGTACCTGCACCAATGTCACTTCTAATTTGTGTTTTAGTTCTATATTTTAGTAATCCATTTTCTGAAACAACAATACCTGCATATGTACTATTAGTATCAGCAGCAATTGCAGCTGTTAAACTTCCAAGAATAGTTGTGTTACCAGTATCTAAAGCTATTGAAAGTGGAGTAATACTAGTTGTTGAAATAGTAAAATTACTACCTGATGCAGTTAATATTGGATCTAAACCTCCACCAGCTGTATTGTTAAAAGTTATTTTTGGTGTAGATTTTTGTATTTGTAAATCACCTGCAACAGTTACAGTACTACCGTCATCAGTCATTATAGAATCATCTAAGTCTGTACCATCAAACTTTACTATTTTATTTGTAGCTATATTTGTAGGTCTTAAACTTGCAGCTGCAACAAAACCTGAAACAGTTACCTTCCCTGCAAATGTACTTTCTGCTCCTGAGTTTGCAACTGCTATACCTGTATTAAAATATGCCCAACCTTGATCAGACATATCTAATTTAAGAGCTGTGATTGTAGAACTATTATCAATTCCTTTTAAAAGAATATCATTATTATTTGACATTGATTTAATTATAAAATCAGAACTAGCTCTTGTAAATCTACCAAATTCAGTACCCCCATCTTTAAGTGCAATATCTGCACCATCAGCATCAAAAACAATATCTCCAGCTGAATCTAAAGTTATAGTACTACCTACTACTTTAGGAGTTACTACTTCAGGAGTTACTACTTTACCAGTTGCTTCAAAATTTTCTGAATATATTGTAGTACCATCTACATAAAAGTCAGCATCAGAATCAATAGCAGTTGTACCATTCCAAATAGCTAACCTATTATCAACTCCTGTACCAGTTACTGTACCTTGAGGTACACCTGATACAGCATTATCTACATAAGTTTTATTTGCTGCATCTGTACCTAGGGATACAGTATCAATACCTTGTATTCTACCGGTACCTGATAAAATAATATCACCACCTTCAACTGTTAAGTCTCCTCCTATGTTTACAAAATTTGTAGCATATTTTACAGATATTGCTATAACATCTAAATTATCATTATATATTTCAAAGTTTTTATCTGAATCTTGTCCAACATAATAATTTCTTACATTGTTTGTTTGAAAGTTTATATAGCTCCATCCTGTATCAGTACCTGTTTGATTAAGAGTAATCATAGCATCAGATGCACTACTTAATACCAATGATTGAGCTGTTACAGATGAATCAAAAGTAGTTGCTGTTGATGACATAGTCATCTCATTTGTAGTACCTATTTTTATTAGAAATTGATCACTAGTATCCATCATCAATCTAGCATAGTTATTTGATGCATTATAAAAATATATACTAGGTGAGGCACCACTATTATCATCCATCACTAGATCACCAGTCATTGTATCACCTGCTACTTCTACATATCTACCATCTAGATCTACTGTAACAGAAGATAGACCATTTCTTGCTGCAGTAAGAACACCATTTCCTGTATTAAAACTTAAACTAGTTAAATAGTTATTATCATTATCATTAGCTGAGTTTAAAGTTATAGTATCACCACTTGTAGTAATAGTCATACCACCAGCTGCAACTAATGTTAGAGTATCATTGTTAGAGTCAGCTACTACAGTACTTTGACCACTAACTGCAATATTTTTAAATATATTTTGACTTGATCCTTTATCTGAATTAGTTAAAGTAATTGTACCACTGCCAGTTATAGGAGATCCACTAACACCTATACCACCACCATTAGAAATAGCAACGCTGGTAACAGTTCCACTTCCTGTGCCTGCACCTATATCTGATCTAACTTGTGATTTAGTTCTATATTTAAGAACACCACCATCCCAAACTAATATACCAGTATAGGAAGAATTATCATTAGATATAGAAGACACACTTAAAGTACCTGTTACTGACTGATTATTTAAGAAGTTTATTGCCATCTAATTTATTTTTAATCAAAAATACAAAATAAAAACATAATATGAAAGAGTGGTGATTAGACCACCCTTTCATTAATTATATTATTATCTTACTTTTGTAACAAGAACTCTTAAAGTATTAGCTGTAGTAGTACCTGAAGTAGTAATTGTTACTTGACTTGTAGAGTTTCTTTCAATTCCACAGAATACAGTATTACCAGAACTCTTCTCAAATACTTGAACAATAACATCTAAAGTATCTAAACCATGTGATATAGCCTGAGATGATGCATTACTTGATGGCCAATCTACTGCATAACTTTGAGCATCTAAATGAGCTTTTAATGTAGCAGGAGTTACCATTAAGTGATCTCCTGAAGTACCATCATTAACTTCTGTTTGAGTTGCTGTTTCAGCTACACCACGTGCACTTGTAGTTGCATCAGGTAATGTTCTTTTAGTTAATGTTTGTACAACACCATCAGTTAAACTAATTTGATCAACTACTTCAACACCTGAAGTATTAATATCTGTGTCAATACCAATAATGTAATTAGGAGTATTTGCTAACATAGCATTTGATATACCACCTGTTTTGATTGTGATAAATCCATTTGCTGTTGCTGAGAAAGAAGCACTACTAAATCCAGCAACACCTTTTTCTGTTGCTCCATCTGTTGAACCTGTACCTGCAATGTTTTGATCTTGAATAACAATACTATAAGCTGTTTCTGCTGGATTGGAACTTGCACTAATATCTGAATTAGCATAAATCATATCACCAACCTCTACAGCTACAGTACTACCATTGAAAGATATAGTACCATCTGTAGTAACAACAAAGAAGTCACCTGTAGTAAGTGCAATGTTACTTGTACCTGCTATTTTAGGAGTGTTTGTATTTGCGTTATATCCACCTTGGAATACACCAACTCCAGCTACAAGAGATTGTACTTGCCCTAAGTTAACACCATCAGAAGATGCTGTACCATTTGCTACATTCAATAATTTATTTGATCCAATGTTTACATCAGCTTCAGCAGCACCCCATTGGTTAAGATGTACATTTTGGTATAATATTTTTTCATTAGCCGTTCCATCTACACCTACTAAGAAATCATTAGCAGGATCAATAGCTGTAACTGTAGTTAATTCACTTAAGTCAAGTGTAATACCAATATTACCACTACTTGTAATAGGTGAATTACTTACATCTAATCCTGTACCTGGAGTTATACCTATACTTGTTACACCATCTACTGGTAAAGTAGCAAGTGTTAAGTTACCTAAAATTACTTGTGAAGAAGTACCTGCACCAGCAATGTTTATGTTACCATTTGCTGTAAGAGGAGTATTAGAAATTGTAAGTGCACTACCTGTTTCTGTAATACCAACACTTGTAAGTCCTGTATTTGTATCTGCAGCCCATTCTACAATTCCACCTGAAGATACTTTTAATACTTGTCCTGCTGAACCTATAGCTAATTTAGCTAATGTTGATGCACCAGAAGCATATAGTATATCTCCCGTTGTATAACTTGAAAGTCCTGTACCACCATTATCTACATCTAATGTACCTGACATTGTCATTGTACCAGTAGAAGTAATTGGAGAGTTACTAAAAGACATTCCTGTTGAACCACCGCTTACACCTACTGAAGTTACAGAACCAGCAGATGCATTAATATATGTTTTTAATTGAGATAAGTTTGCATATTTAGCAGCATTATCAGTTGCATCAGAAAATAAGAAATCATCTGCATCTGCTAATGTTACAGATGTTCCATCTCCTGCAGCTAGTATAACGTTATCAGTTCCTGCATAGTCTACTGCTAATGAACCAGTAGTAGTTATTGTACCACCCGTTAAACCTGCACCTGAACCTACTGAAAGTACTGTACCATCTGCCCCAAATCCTGGGAAGTTAGATAACAATGATTTTTTAATTGTATTATCACTTGCATCAGAGAACCATAATGTATCAGCACCAACAGGTGTTGCAGCTGAAGCAGCTAAGATTGCATTGTCAGTTCCTGAATAGTCAATGTTAACTGTTGGAGTAACTGTTGCTGATCCACTAATTGTAATACCAGTACCACCTGACACGGAAGTTACTGTACCAGCTGCTGAGTCAGTTCCTGTAACTGTCAGTGTATTACCACTTCTTGTTACTCCTACTGTACCAGCACCAACAATTAATACATCATCATGATTAGATGTTCCTTGTTCTGTAAGTCTTACACCTGCTGTACCATTTGTGGATCCAACACCTGTAAGGTCATACTTTGTATCTCCTTCTGACCCTGTTTGTACAGCTACCCATGCACCGTTGGCACGTAAAAATAGTTTATCTACACCAGTGTCATAGTAAATTTGCCCATCACCATATACGGTTGGACTAGACCCTAAATTCTGTACAACTGCATTTTGCAATTCACTACCATTGAGGTCTATATTTTGTAAATATTTAATACTTGCCATGATTACTTAATTTTTATTTATTTATTTATTTAATTTAAAAACGCACACCCAGCAAATGCTGAGTTAAAATTTAACTTTATTACATTTGAGTTAATATAATCTATATCTCCTACTACTACACTATTACCACTATCAACTACTGTAACAGATGGAAACTTACCCAAATTATGTGTTATTGTCCAAGTTGCTAATGGAGCATCTTGACAAAATGTAAATGTTCCTGTGTCAGCTAATATTGACTCTAAGTCTAGTATAGTACAAACGTTTGTTGGTATTACTGGACAAGAGATACTAACATCTTCATTTACTTGTGCAATTGGTTCTAAGAATAAGCTATCTGCATTTGTTGCAACTATGACCTTATTACTTTTTGAATTTTTCCAATCACATAAATCTTTATCTATAGTAGCATTTACTAGATCTGTATAACAACATGGACTAATACCAAACTTTACTGATTTAAAATTTGCATATGCTTGATTTGCAAAATTTTGTTCAATCTGTATTCTTTTCATCAAAGAATTATGTTCCTGTTGCAAGGTATTAGATGATGATACTACAGCCATACTATTTATTTCTTAAATCTACTATTTGTTGTCTAGCTAATTCAAGACCTTTATCTCTATTAGGATCTTGTTTAGCTTGACTTGCTTTACTTTGTTTATAGTTGGTAACGCATGTCTTACAGACAATTATACCATCTACATTTGCTTTTTGACACCCACAAGTGAACTGTCTATTGCAATGTGCACATGTGCTACTCATAATTTATTGGTTTTAATAATAAGCTTTACTGCCACCCTTACAGTCTCCTGTAGGACAGATGATCTTATTTAATCTAATTTTTGCATAGTTATATAATTGCATTCCTTGTGCTGCTGATGAACAATATTCTACATTAGAAACTGCTGCATCAATCATAGTTCTTATATAACTTAATTCAGCTAGTAATGATTCTTTAGTTGAATTAGGTTGACAAGCATGCACATCAAGATCACATAATACTTCATAGTATGATGTTAATAATGCAGTAACTCTTAAATGATTATATTCAACATATACTTTGCTATTTGGAGATACACTATATCTTACAATATAAATACCATCTGGAATGTTTTGTTGAGTATCACCACACTTTTCTTTTTGTAAATTAAGTGCACATGCTGTTAAACACATGTCAAAATCTTTATCTACTTTTACTAGTACGGGAACTGAAAAACCAGGTAATGTTATTTGTAATTCTTCACAATCTACTGCTAAATCTTTAGAGTACTGACTTGTATCCTTGATACACAGTAGATTACAGTTAGAAACTGTTGGTATCTCTAAACTTAAAATATGTTTATTGGCCATTTGAACTTACTTTTATATACTATATAAATAATATACAAAAAATTAAACAGAATATAAAATAAAAAGAGCAGGAGATTTACCCCTGCTCTAATTATAATATAAGATAAGTAATGACTACCAGTATTGGTTATATCTTACTGGGACCATATTAAAGTTAGCCTCAGCCCACTTATGTATAGATTCCCACATATTATCCACTGCTGTTTTTAAAGCACCGTCATCACACTTGATGTATACTTTATAAACATACTGATCATTATCAAATACCCCACTTGGGTTGTTAAACCTTGGAACACTGTGTTGTAAATAATATGCTCTATAAGTAGCAGTTCTATCTACAGCAGCAAGTAATTCATCAGACATTTGGATTTCTCTAAATCTTGCACTGTCTGCGTTTCCTTGGTTGTAAGGATTTTGTCTGTATCTTTCAGACATTATTAGTTCTCTAATTACTTCCTCACCTTGTGTTTGTTGCATTGATCCTGGAGTTCTAGATGCTACACCACAATCATTACATGGGTTACCAGTTTCATCTAATGAAGATAAGATGATTTCAACTGGCTCTGCATTATAATGATCTCTTGTATCAAATGAACAGTTACCAAATACAGTATCAACGTAAGCTCCTTGTAAAGTTACACACGCTGAAATCTTAGTAGATCCATTAGGATCAGTTGATGGTACATAGTTACCAGCAGCAGCTACACCAGCAGCTTGTGCTATAGTGTAATACTCTGTAGTTACAACACCAGCAGCAGTAGTTTCAGTTACTTCAATAGATCCTGCAGAAACACTAGCTACAGTTAATGCAGCATTATTTCCACCACCTACTACAGTAACAGTATCTCCTACTGAATATCCAGATCCTTCGTTTAATACAGTAACTGCTTTGATAGCACCTGTAGCACCAATAGAAGCAACAGTAACTTTACCATTACTACCACCTGCAACTGTAAGAACCTCTCCTACAACATATCCTGAACCACCAGAGTTACCTAATGATGGAGAAGTAATAGCATTACCAGAACCTGTATAGTTAATAGTAGCTCCTGTACCAGCACCATCAGATGTAGTAGCTACGTTTGTTTGTGCACCATTAGTATAACCTGTTCCTCCTGCAGTTAATGAAACTGTTACTACAGCAGCAGTAATAGAATCAACTTTTACTGTTAAACCTGAACCACCTGCAGGTGATACAGTAGTTGCTAAAGCAGTTGAAGAAGGAGCATAACCTGTTCCTACACCTACAGCAGCAATAGCATTAAAAGTTTTTACCCCATCAGGATCACCTTCAGCAACAAAAGGAGTAATAAGTGGATTACCAGCTTGATAATTTACATCATCTTTTGCTAGTCCATTTCCAATTAATTGTTCCATCATTTTTGCTAAAACTAATGCTGGATCAAGATATTCTTGTCCATCAACACAGCATACATTTGATGAGTCACCAATTGCATATGCGTTATGATTTAAGAATCTTAGTGCAGGTGAACCCTTCACATCAATTCTTGCAAATTGTGTTTTACCACATGGAGCACAGTCTGAAGCTAAACATAATTTAGCTGTAGCTTTTGATGCTACTGAACAGTTTCCTCTCCATAAGTCAGTAATATATCTTGGGTTAATACCCTTAGATTTAACTGACTCTTTGTAACCTCCATGTCCTGGATTGTTACCAATTGAGTCTTTTGAATAAAAAGATCCTTGAACTAAGTAAGCTAATGCTCCTTCCGGCATAACCGGAGCTCCACCATTAGCAAGTACTGAGGTCCAAGCATCTCCATTCACAAGAGCAAACTGACCTGAGGTCAGTGCACTTGTTGCTACTCCAGCTCCGGCTACAGAACCTACAACAAATGTCTTGTTAAATGCATGATTAAAATAAGCCATAATTTAAAATTTGTGTGAGGACCATTACCCTCACTGGTTAATAAAAAAATGATTTTAACAGTTTACTCTGCTTGTAGCGTTAGTGCTACTATAATAATATACAAAAAATCAATTTAATTACTTGTATATTAATTATTTCTTTCAGCTTGTGCTTGCCCTCTTTTTTGTTGATATAAGTTTTCTATATCTCCTGCAATCAAAGCTGCTGTGTCATCTAAAATAACTTCTACTAAGTCATCTTTAAATTCACAATTTACATTTACTAAACTGATGTCACCTGTATAAGGATCTGTTACATTAGGTATCTGTATATATACTGGCTTTCTATAATATGTTAGAACAGGATTTACTATATTAAAATCACTCTGTCTATATATTCTGATTCTATTATCCAGCATAGTACAGAACGTTTCACCCCATTCAAAACTAGGGTTCTTTAACGGATCTCTTAAGATCAATGGAACATTAGCCTCTTCAGCTAAATATACAGTCATTGATCTAGGATCTGGACAACATTCTGTTGTTGCATCAGTACTTACTCTTTTAAACTCTAAATAAGTTTCAAGTGGAAAGTTGGTAGCTTCAAAGTAATCATCATACTGAGTACCTGTAAGAGATAACTCTATTAGTAAAGGTTGTAAGTCATCTATTCTTTTTTTAGATAACTCATCTCCTTCTTTGTACATGTTACCACCGTGTAAATTTCTTCTACACCATTCAACTTGACACTTATTAAATGCTTCAATAAATTGCCATGTTTCAATATTATCAAAATCTTGACTATCTAATTTATTTAGCCTTTGTTTGAGTTTAATTATAAGAGTACTATTTTCCATTTATTTTTTTTATGAGTTCCAATATGGTTCAACTTTAGCCAATAAAGAATCTAAAATTTCATCATTCTCTGGTTTCATTAAATATTCTAAACACTCAGCAGGAATTTTACCTAATCTATGTCCACTATCAATAGGCTCAATCCAACCACCTGGTTTTGTTGTTAGGAATCTATAAAATAATGCATCTTTAATTAAAGCTCTTATTTTAATTTCTTCCATACTCAATCTTGCTACATCTAAAAAGTTCTGAGCTGCCCTTTTCTTGTTTGACTCAGCACCATTTCCATTAATGTAATCATTCATATTTTCATAAAGAATATCTGTTGGAGTACTCTTTACATATTGACTACTATTAACATCAACAACTTTTGCTACATACATTAACTTGCTTGTGTTTGAATCAAATAATTTTTCTAATTCAACTACAGCTTTGTTTCTTAATTTGCTTAACTCAGTTCTTGTACTTAAAGTTTCTTCTAAACTATCTAAGTAAAACTTAGGAGCTCTAGGAGCACTTTTAGCTGCTCTTAGAGATTTAGCAACAATAGAAAACCCACCTGCATTAATTGCATATATTTTTATTTTATCATAAGGATCATACTCTGGATCTAAAAAGACTGGATCATTTCCACATCTGATTGAGATCTTATCCCAGAACTTAGAATTATCAGGCTTTAATAATGATAGTTTATTCCAAAAATCTTTATCTTCTGGATCTACTATGTTAGCAGCTAATTCTGCTTCAAGCTCTGCAACTACTGTTCTAATTTCTTTTATTTTTTCTTTCTTTTCTTTTGGAGGTAACATTTTAACTTCTGGAGCAAACTCATTTAATCCAGTAACATATCTTTTAACTCCATTCATTTCTAAACATGCAAGAGATTCCTCATGGTAAACTCCATCATGCATAGCTAAACCGTATTGTTCTAATCCCATATTTTCTTTATTAGGATTAAAGTATGGACGGATGGCAACAGTACTTTGCCTTTTTTCTTGTTGGTATTTTTCTACAATAGTGTAATCACTCATAACATTTGGTTTTTAAAATTAATAATTGTTTTAGTCAAAAGTACATAATTATGTACATTCTTATTATTAAGTTTCTAAAGCAAGGTATTACCCTTGCTATAGTTATTTGACTAAGTCAATACAATGTGAATAGCTGAGTCTCCATCTTTTAAATAGAGATCACCTTTTTCTAATCCAGCTGCTTTTGCAGCAGTTTCATCTGCATATGTATCAGAACCAGCAAGATCACGTAACCAGCTAATCACTAGATTTACATGAAGTAATCTAGCATTACCTGTCTGAGCTCTTGTAGCCCCTTCATAAGCAGGGCTTTCAAACTGTTGACTTAATTTATATACTTGCTTTGGTGCCGCCATAATTTCTAATTTTTAAAGGTTAAAAATAAAGGGAGGAGGTTTAACTCCCCTCCCTTATTTATTATTATTCTTAGAATGATCCTCCCGTAATTGGGTTTCTCATTACAATTTTAAGAACTTTAGTTGGATCCTTAACCCATATAGCTGGCATGGTCTGAGTCATATAAACTCTATATCCATTGAACTGTCCTGTAGAAGCAAATCCTTGAGTTCTTCCCATGTAGTCCATAGTACCATTTTGGTAGAACCACTTAAGTTGATTATCCCAAGAAAGTTTTAACAAGTGAATGTTATCATTTCCTTCATCAGTAACGTCAAAGATAATAAAACTAAATGAACTTAATGGTCTTCCATCAATTAATGGATTCTCAATATCATTAGTATTTAGATTATCAAACGCTGGATTCAGTACAAACTTAACATTTGCTAAGAAAGGAATAGTAAAGCTTGTGTAAGCAAAACCATAATCTAAATCCATACCTTGCCCACTTACAGCACCAATTTGAGATGCATTTTGGACTAAACCTGAACCATACACTTCATCAGCAATTGCTTTGTTGATAAGTTGCATTCCACCAATACCTGTTTGTACAACAAGTGATCTTTGTGGATCTGGTCCTTTAAATTCTACTTTACCTTGATAGAAGTTATAAAGCTCAGACTTAAACATGTCAAGAGTAAATGATGACTTGTTATAAACTCTTTTAAATGAGTTGTCTAACTGTGACCATAAACCTACAGATAATCTAATGTCATCTGGACCGTCTTGTTTAATTCTACCACCTTTACCCCACATTAGGTAAGTTTCTATATCTGTTGCAATTTTAGATAAGTGTGCTGCTTCCATATTTGTAATGAACGTTCTTGTAAGAGTTCCATTCTCAAATGCTTCTCTAGCACCAGCTTTACCCATAGTTGCTACTAATCCTTCTATACTAGGTACAGATGGATTGTTTGGGTCATTGTCAAAATTTCTCCAAATCTCAGTAACTGGTACAGTACCATCAGCATTCAAACCACCTTTGATCATAAGATCAGCACGGCTTGAAATTGAATAGTGTACGTGTGCTTCAGCTCCTCCTACAAAGTTGTAGAATTCACGGAATCCAGATCCTGTTTCAATGTCAGAAAATCTTTCCCCATACTCACCTCTAGCAGAACCTTTTCTAAAGAATTTTGTTCCTTTAGCTAGGTACTTGTTATCTAAAACAGCAGAGTTGTTGTTGTTAACTAATTGACATGTGTAGACAAATCCATCACCAGCAGGTATAATATCTGCAGCAGTAATGTATAATTCTAATCCATTATACTTATCATAAGTAATAATGTCACCATGTCCAAAAGTTCTTTTGTTGATCTTAATCTGGAACGTTGTTCCGTCAATTCCCTTATTAGCGTTAGCAGGCTCAATGTCTGCAACAATATAAGGTAGATCCTGTGCAATAGGAGTTTGCCACTTGTACTCACCTCTAGCGTTATCCACAAGAATTGTATTCTTTCCACCAAAAGAAGCCATTTGATATAAAGGCATTTCTACCTTCTGAGTCATTGCCCATAAGTCAATTGGTCCCATATCCATAGGCTCAGCATTACCAAGCATCTGGGTTAGGTGATAAGAATCAATATGTGAACTGGCTTTGTAGCTTGTATCACGTAGGAAAATCCCATTATTTAAAACTGGAGTTGCCATAATAATTGATTGTTTTAATTGTTAATAATTGTTTTCACTCTATATTTAATTTACTTAATTAAATTTCTTTTACATCCTTTTAAAAATGTTGTTGGCTCTTTGTAATTTTTTTCTTCCTGTTGTTCTTGCAGATGCAGGTTCTTTATCTTTAACTCCTAATGAAGTTGATCCACCAGCATTTGCTTGTTCTGTTTTTAATTTTCTAACAGTTTTCTCAACACTTGCTTGAGCTCCCTTTTGCATTATCTTTGCTTTGTATCCATCTGGATCTTGTAATAACCACAATGCTTCAGAGATCAAACTATAGTTTGGCTCAACAAATTGATACTTTTCTAGTAAGTGTCCTAATAAATTAGTATTCTTCCCACTTACAGATGGATATGAAGGAGAGACTAAACCATTATATAACATAGCTTGAGTCTTTTTATCAACTTTGATTTCTCCTATCTTACCATCTTTCAATGTATCATATACATTTTTCATATATGCTTGAGATGCTTGTTCTTGTTGCTTTCTTTTCATTTCTTGCTCTTGCAATTTCTTTGCAACAACTTTCTCCTGCATCTTATCCAATTTAGGTTTAAACTTAGAAGCTTGTTGTTCTAATTTTCCTAAATCTTTCCATATCTCTATTTCTTCTTGGATCTCTTCACTTGTACCATAACCAGTAGCACCTAAGTACTCAGTTATAATTCTTTCTTGATCCTTTTCACTTTTTACATCTAAAGCTCTGTTTTCTTCTACAGCTGAAAGTGTAGAAAATAAACCTCTTAAATCTTTACCACCATCTGCAACATATCTAGCTGCAATTTGTAATTCCTGTGGTAAACTGTTAAAGAATTGTTTTGGAGTTTCTCTTCTTACTTGATTAGCTCTTTCTTCTAAATTAGCTTGAACAAGTTCTTCCCAATCTTTAGCAGTATATTCCTCTAATGGTTTGTCATCATCAAAAGGAACTATCTTATCATCCTTTATTAGCTTTGTAAATACATCAGCTATACCATTAATTGGTTTTCTACCTCTTTTAGATTTTTCTACATCTTCTTCAGTTTCATCATCTAAGGTATCTAAAATATCACCACCTTCTTTTTTTGCTTCCTGTTTTACCTCTGTTTCATTTTCAGGAGTATCTGTTACCTCTGTTTTTTCTTCAACAACTTTTTCTTCTTTCTTCTCATCTACCTTAGCTGTCAAATCATCTGCATCATCTTTATCTGGATCTGCAAATGAAAAATCAGATTTATCTTTTCTTGTAAAGATGTTATTTTGTTTAGGAGTATCTTTATTCTCCTCTGGTAAAGTTACGGCATCACCTCCTGGTGCTCCACTAAAAATCTCATCCAAATTAATGTCTAAGGTTTCAACTTTACTATCCATAGTTTCTACTTTTGAACTCATAATTATGTTGGTTTTAAATAATTAATACTTTCTATATATATAATATAAGAAATGTTTTATTAATTAAACTTATAAAATTTTAAAAAGATTGAAAGTTTTTAGCAGTATATAGCTAACACCTATTTTTTATCTTCAGAATTAGGTGTATCATACTTATTTTTGTTCTCACGTGCTATTTCAAGTTTAGTATTAGCAATGTCTCTTTGTGCAGCAATCTTCTCTCTTTCAACGTCTAATCTACTACTTTCCATATTTTGTTTGGAAGCCATATCTTCACGTTTTAAGTTCATTTGCTCTCTGTATTGAGTTGTCTCTCTAATTTCTTTTATAGCATCTTGATAATCAGATTGTTGATTCTGATTTATATCTACCATAGAACCATATCCTGCAGATCTAATTTCAGCTAGTAATACATCATTTCTTCTATCCTTTTCATTTTCTTCCATTTCAACTTGTAGCTTCATTTGCTCTTCTTTAGCTTTAGCTTCTAATTGTTGCTGCTGCATTTGTTGAGCTTGTTGCATTTCTTGTTGACGTTGCATTTGTTGTCTTACTTCAGAATCTTTAAGTATATCTGTCACCTCTGCAATAGAATCTGCTTTAACAATGTTACCTAATTCATAGATACTTGCTCCTGTAGTATTGTTAGTAAGAGCCATTTGCTTTAAGTTCTCTAAGATAGCTCTATGATTAGTTTTAGTTGTTGCAAAAATATTAAAGTCTCTCATTAATAGATCTGTACCATTAATTGTAAAATTAACTTTTTCTGCTTCTGTTGAAATATAAGAAAGTCTAATACTTGGATTATTACTTTGATAGTATTGTGCAAGATCAGTTCTCATTTGATGTACCCTAGGCATTAGTTGATCTGAATGCTGAACAAAGTACATTTCTGTTTGGGCATATGATTGTTGCATAGCCTGTACTACACCAGTTGCTGTCTGTGCTGATACAGCACCTCCTAAACGTTGTGGATTAACACCAATAGCATCAAAACATTGTTGTTTAAAATAGTTTGCTAATTGGATTCTAGACATAAGTCTACTAGTCTGCTCCATGTTAAGAGTCTGGTAGTGATTGAAGTTGGTTGCATTCTCAGTATTAGTAATTGAAGTATCTAACGGTAACATTTGAAAATCCTTCATTGCTACGTATGCTTTGGCATAATTATTCTTACCCCAGTCCTCACCCATAGAGTGACGTGGTAAAGCATTTTGATCAAACATTATTACTGTCCCTAATTCATCTATTAGAATGTCTGCAATTTGATTATTAACCATATTGTAACCAACTTGATAAGCCTTCATTAAATCTACTAATGAAGTTGACCTGGTATTTCTATCTGAGAATACTCTTCCTTCTACTGGAAGTTTACATCCATATAGTGTATTGTTTCCTTTGAATTGAAAAGGTAGTCTACCAGGTTTTGTTCTATTTATTCCTATGTATATTGGATTTATATTATCACCCATAGTGGATCTCCACATAGCAGGTAGGTTTGGTCCAATTTTCACACCACCCCATACTTCATTAATCCATATCCATTCAATATGTTCTCCCTGTAATAGATTCTCAGCAGTTTTATTTTTGAATATAGAAGTATCATAAATAGGTTTTTCAGTTACCTTGAATGTTTCATCTACAACTTCTTGTATAACTTCTCCATCCATTTCTATTTTTGTAAGGTGTCCAACTTTACGTTGAGTCTTCCAATAAATAGTTGATACTCTCATTAAGTTACCTTCATCTAGTGGTGTCATATCTTCACTCTGATCAAGGATCTCACTTATAATATCTCCTCCTACAGCTGGATCATTCCAATAATTACTTGTGTATTGTCTATATGCTAATCCAGGCATATTAGTATTCCATGCATGAGATCTAGTAGCATCATAGTAAGCACCATCATTTTGATAACCATTTACTTGATATTGTGCAGATCTTGCTGGATAAATCTTTTGTAATGATTTAAGTTGTTTTTCATCCATCAAATATCCATACCTATCTACTACATCAGCAACAGTCATCAAATCAATCTTACCAACATAATTTGAATCTGCTATATATCTTTGGTCAGGAGATTTTTGATAGAATGTTAATACCGGATTCCACAACTCTACATCATAGTCATCTTCTAACATACGGAAATGCCAGAACTCTCTATCACATATGAGCATATCACGGAAACCTCTTTCTTCTAACTCTTGCATATGGAATCTTTCCTCATCTACATTCATTTGATGAGTAGCCCATTCTTCTACCATACTTCTATATGACTTACTAAAAAAGTCTTCTATCTCTGGTAAAGTCTTAATATTTTCTGGAGCTAAACTTTTTTGTGCTTCTTCTGATCCAGGATCCATACCCATCTCAAGCATCTTCATCAAAAGATTTTTCTCAGCATCAGCTAATAAAGCTTGTTCTACTTGCATTCTTTTTTGTTCCAACATCTCATTGTAAGATGTATCATCTACTGCTCTGAATTGTACTTTAGAATATCTCTTTGCAAACTCACCTGTAAGAACATTAACAACATTTGGAATTATAGGATAAAACTTAAGCTCAAGTGCAGAATCATTCTCTTGAGTTAATACATCCATCAACTCTTTATAGTCATTGTCTGGTTCAACAATATAATCTGATTTATCAATAATACCTTTTGCAAGTTTATAATTCTTAAGAAGTCTTCTTGCATTTAAACGTAAGAACTCTATACCTTGTAATTCTAACCAATCTAAATTCCAGGCAGCCCAGTCATCAGTTTTTTTAGAAAAAGGTAAAAATTGAGTAGGTTGAGTTAAGCTTGAAAACGTAGGCCCACTTTCTGCTTTTGCCCCATTTTTAAGTTGCATTGCATTTAATACTCTCATTCTTTGATATTTTATTTATAATTCTTAAAACCAGATCTCCTAATTTTCCTTAGTTGACTGCTTTTTCCACGTCCTATATTTTTGAACGGACTATACTTTAATTTACTTATTTTATTTGGATTAACCAAGGAATTAGACTCAGATTCACGTCTTTTAGAGTATCCTCTATTAGATTGTTGAATTTTAGCAAATGCAATTAAAGCACCAAAGGCAACTAGTCTATCCACGTTTAGTCCTGGATAGTAAGCTAACATTTCTTTTAATAACATAGGATCTGGTATTCTTTCTACTCCTAAAGTTTGATTCATTACATTACCACTATCATCTAAATCTTCATCAATTACTTCTCTTATAAATTCTATTGCATATGATATAAGATGACTCTTAAACAGTGTTCCTGTATTCTTCCAACCATACTCTTGATATACAGTTCTATTAGACCCCAAATCTTTTAAAAATAATATCTGTTGTTTTGGTACAAGGTATCTTTGTTTTTTCCTTGCAATCATATGTTGTATAAATAATGATATGTTATTTTCAACAAGTGTCCATGCATTATACCATTCTATTAATAATTCTAATCTCTCATGTGTTTTATTTATATCATCAAACCTACCACACCAAGCTGCTACTATTTTATCTTTTTCTATAAACTGTTCAGTGTCACCTGCTTCTGTTGTTCTAATTACTTCTACTGCATTCTTATATACAAATATGCTACATAATGAATCTGATGTTGTTGTCTTTCCCTCTGATACAGGGTCAATAGATGCATAGTATGCACCAAATTCTGGTTTCTTACTTGCTGGTCTTTCCCATACTACAATAGTACCTGTCTTATCATGTTGCTTCTTATTTACAGGGAACTCACTAATAGGAAGTTTTTTAGTTCTCTTTGCTATAATACCTTCTTGTTCTCTCTCTAACTCAATAAGCTCATATGGGTATTCTTTTTCTTCTACCTTTTTTAGTTGCTTACTTAGTATACCTTGTGGAAATATAGATGCTTTTCTATATGCAAAAGCTTCTGAAATATTCATTGGTTTCTGAGATATCCTTAACTGATATTGCTCACCATTTAATTCTGACTTCCATCTTTCTCTTTCTTTTATTATTGCTTCTTTTGCTTCTTCAATTTGTGAATTACCATAAGCATCTATGTAGGGAGGCATTGACCATTGCTCAGGTATAAATAAACCAGCTTTAGCAATTGTTCCGTCAGCATCCATTAAGTCTGTCTCTACAGCATATATATCATTTGATTCAGGATTTAGTATCATATCTTTTAATGGCTTGCACTGATCTAAATCTCCCACTGATCCTGCTGCTATAAACATACCTGTAGTCATCATTCCAGATGACATTGCAGGACGTAAGTATTCATACGTCTCAGCCATTTTAGGAGCAATTCCTGCCTCTTCATGAAAGAAATAAGTACAAGGTCCACCAACTCCAGTTGTAGCGTTCTTTTCAAAGGATCCACCTTGTATTTTAGATTTTAATCCTCTAGCTGTTTTTCTATTACCAACTTTAACTTCTATTTGTTGTTGCCATAATAAAACTTTCTCAGGGTTACTTGGTCTATACCAGGCAGTATGCTCATTTAAAAAAATTTTATATTCTTCTAAAAACTTCCAAGATCCTTTATCATTAATAAAGTCTTTTAATGATGCACCAATTTTACATGTACTACCTTCTTCAAACCAGTATGTATTAATTATCTTAGCCATATGAAAGTATGATGATGCTATCTGACGTTTTTTAAGTATAGCAGCATGCTGATTATTTAACTCAGCTAACCATTCATATAATGCCATATGGTATTGTGCATCTCTTACTTTTGCAAACCCATACTTTTTTTCTTCCTTATCAAATATAGGAAGAAAGTTTAACCACATATAATAATCTCTAGTTATATACCAGGTCTTGTCCTTATCAATGTATATAACACCATTTCTACATTTATCTTTTTGGTCATTCCAATATGTAGTAAAATCTTTGGATCTAAATGGACTTGTGCAGTATACTCCTTCTTTATTAAATCTTTTAGCTTCTTCATTGAATTTATAAGCCATTTCAGTAAACCCATATTCTCCAGGTTCACTAAAGATAGACTCAATAAACTCTCTGAATTCTAAATCATTTTTAAATTCAGTGGTTGTCCATTTATTATTATCATATGTAGGTATAGTTCTACTCATCTCTAATTATTGCAAATACATCACCAGCTTGAACTAATAAATGTTCTTCTCCTTCATGTTCCATTGGTGTTGGCATTGCATAATCAGCATATTGAACTATATCTCCAACTTTTATTTCTTTTACTTCAGCACCTATTCCTACAACAGTTCCTTTGTATTCTTTCTTTTGTGCTATTTCAGGAATAATAATTCCTCCTGCAGTTTTTGTTGCTTGTTTAGTTTTTTTTAATAATAGTTTATTACCTACCGGTATTACTTTTCTAGCCATATTTGTTGATTTAATTTTTATAATTGGTCATAAGCTAATCCTGCACCACCACGCACAGAGCTTTCTTGTTCTTGCTTCATATCTAAAAATGCACCTTTGTAAGATTGTCTAATTTGCTCAAACTTAGCTGCAGCATTAATCATAGAATTCATATTACCATCTCTACCATGCTCTATTGCAGTAACCTCCATATACTTAGCTAATCTATCTAACATAGATTTAATACCTACATATGCTCTATATGTTGGTGTTTCATATAGTTTTTTACACATGTCCATAGCATATCTTATTGGTCCATCCTCTGGTGATTCTTCTAAATTTATTTCTTCTATAATTATATCTTCCTTTTCATGTTCAGGTAAATTAAAGAATGGGTTGATGTCTGGATCAGGACATGTCATATAAAATACATATTGATATACCTGCATATATGTATCAGGGTATTTATCCATTATCTTCTTTAAGAATGGTAATGCATAACAATGCTCTGTTACTACTAATGTTTGATTTTGTACATCAAATAATCTTACTATCATGCTATCTCACTTTTAAATTCTTCATAACCTATTTGTAATACTATAGGTTTTTCTGCACCTTTCATTAATACTTCAGTATAGTCATCTTGGAAAGCTTCTCTTCCATAATGAAAGTACTGTTTAAAGTATGCTACATCATTAAGATCTATAGTTACCTTAGTCATATAAAACTGAAAATCAGTTGGTATTTTTGATGTTGATGATTGTATTGGTACAGCTGCTGTAAATTCTTTTAATTTCATTGGTTATCTTTTTTCCACATCATCAATGATCTTACTTCATCTTTTAGATATGGTAGTTCATACATTTTTATTTCTTCTAATACTGGTTCACCATCAACATGTTCATTAATGGGATATCCATTTTTATCTTCTCCTATTTGTTTAAACTTAACATGTTGAATAACTAGTTTACCTATCTTAAGTTTAGGGTTATGCTTTTTAATAATATACGCATAAATACTGAGTTGTAAGTTATAATGGTTTAAATTACAATCATCTAAATGGTTTACAGGTCTAAACATTTTATTTGTTATACCTTCCCAATTAGTAAATCCTTTTTCTTTTATTTCTTTATTTGTCTTATAATCTGTAATATTTATATAGCCATTTACTATCTCTACTAAATCAGCTTGACCACATATACCTACAGATTTTAAATAAACTAAATGCTCAGGATATACTCCTTCTTCTAGTTTTTGTTTAGGTGCTATCTTTATACCATTATTATCTACTATAGGTTTTATTATAGGTACTTCTGTACCATATCTTTCTATAGTTTTAAATTCCATCATATCAGCCTCTCTTTGATTATGATAAAAATTACCTAGGTTAATAGCTCTTTGTGTTTCACCATCCCAAGCAGCTATGATATCTTTTGGTTTCATACCATACCACTTAGACCTTTTGTTTTTAGATGACTTTAGTGCTTGACCATCTCTATCAAACTTAGGTTTAAATTTACCTACAAGACCTGTTACACTTGTCCAAGTAATATTATCTTGGTCAATGCTCTCATAAACATGCCCTTCTTCTTTAAATACTACTGCCATGACATTCAGTTATTAAATTATGTGTATCTGTTGTACACCATATTACAACTAATTCAGCTGTAACATCTGTATCATCATTTATTAATTCTTTATTGTGCATTTTCTTCTATTTGTTGGTTTATTTTTATTTCTGTTTCCTCATCAACATAAGCTTTCCAAAAACCTTTTGGACACTCAGATGATAAAGATCTAACTTTAAAAGCTAAACTACAACCACAATCTGAACAACATGGTTGTGTTCCTGGAGCTAAACAATCTTTACCAAATGCATCAAATAATGAACAACCTATACATACTTGAAATCTATCTGTTGCTACAGCTTCAACGTGTTCCTTTTTAAAAACATTATTAGATAATCCTTCTGCAATCTGATCAAGATTTTTAAATGCTCCTAATAATTGTTTTATTTTACTTGCCATTTTTATTTTTCTTAAACTCCTTTTTAGTTTTAATGTTATTTTCTATTTCTTGCATAGCCTTTTCCATTTGCTCTATATTACGGTTTATATCTTCACTCTTAGCAAAACCATTATATGTTCTTTTAGCAATGTTACCTAACATACTTTTATTTTTTTTAATAGCTTTATCTAATTTAGATTTCCTTAAAACAAATGTTCCTAGACCATCTACTTGAACTCTAGGATATTCTAAATTAGATAACTTATTTCTAAGTTTTGCATAATAAAAAGAAATAAAATCATCTACAACAGATTGATGAACACCCACCTTTTCTGCTATACCTTCTTTAAATACCTTATGCTTCTTGGGATTCATTACCTAATATTTTATAATCTAGTAATACTAATCCTTCTACTTGTACATTAATATCAGAACTAATAGAAATAGTCTTTTTATTTGTACCATTTTTTATAACTAATCCTTTCTTAGCAGCTTTTGTAATAGCATTACGTGCTGATTGTGGACTCTTAAAGATATCTTTATTAACTAGTTCTATACAAAACTTAGTTAATTCTATTCCATTTCTTTTAGAAAGTTCCATCAAAAATTTAAGATCAGAATTACTTATAATTATTTCTTTAAAAAAACAATAAGATAAAATTTGGTACATGATACATTTATCCATACCAACTTTTAATTTTAAATCTACTTTCTTAACTAATGCCATACTATAAACTCATTATTAAATCCACTAATCCTGGATGCGGATAGCAATCCATCTTATCATTTCTAACATTAGTATGTGTAAGTAATCCTTGTACTTTACCTTGACATGCATCTTCTTGATATCCAAAACCTTTTGAAGGACCATACTTCTTGATATACTGTTTTAATCCTATTCTAACATCTATCTCATCTCTTTCTCCTACCCATCTAATCCACTTATCAATCTCTTTGAGTTGTTTATCAGAATAGTTATGCCAATATAATCTACCTTTGAATGCTTCAGGTAACTCACATATCTGATCAGCATGACAAGTAGATCCAACATAAGTTTTTTTGTTACTATCTAAATAACCCATATTGCATATTTCTATACCTACTGAATTTCTATTCATTATACCTGATTTAGTTTTACCTAAATGCCAGCCTTGATTTCCTTCTGGAAAAGCTTGTACCATTACACCATCATATTCATCACTATTGTTTCTATGATTTTGTCCACCAAGTATAAATTCTGTAGCAACTCTACCTCTTGTATCTCTACCCCACATATCTACACAAGCATATGGATTTGCATTACCTGCTGTATGGTGTAAAAATATCCATTTATTATCTACAGGATTACTCTTATTTCTTTTAACATATTCTCCGTCAGGTAAATAATATTTGTGTATTATCTGATCATAAGGGGTGTTAAAATATTGACTAGATAAATCATTATCTTCATCAATTGCATCCATGTGTCTTGTTCCAAAGTTTAACATTAATGACCAAGTTTCAGATCCAACAATACCATCAGGAGTTAATCCATTTGTAAGTTGAAATCTAATAACATGCTTCTCAGTTATTGGTCCAAAATCTCCATCTGGTGTTAATCCTAATTTTTGTTGAACCTTCATTACATCAGGATTCTTATCACCTCTTTTTAAAATTCTCATTTATTCTACTTTACTTGCAGCATTTTCCATTGCTTCTTTAAAAGCTTTTGCTTCATCAGAATTTGGGCTGACATTATTGTTTCCTTCTTTTTGGGCTGCAAATGCTTGTGCTAAATACATTTGAGCTTGCATTCTCTTTGCTCTAGACTCTTCAATAACACATAGTAATTCTTCATACTCTGCTTGAACAGTTAAATGTGGTATGTTGTCTTTGTAGAACTTAGTAATCTCTTCTCTACGTTCAGCCATTTCTTCTTTAGAAAGTTCTTTTTGATTTGGATCTACGTTAGGATCCAGCTTGATAGTCTTGTTTGCCATTTTAAATTGGTTTTTAAATTAATACTATTTACAAACATACATAAATAGTTTAAATAAAAAAAGTTTAAGACTAAAATATTTATTTAAATTTATATAAACTGTATTTGAGAGTGATTTCTTCACCCATTTCTATTTTACGGAGAGTTTTTAGTTTCTTGTATGTAAAATCTGCATCATCTTCTACTAATTCACAGTTAGGTTCATTATGATGATTTATAAATCCTCCTAGTGGAGTACGTATGTAATCATGTTGAAACTCAGGATCATAGACATGAGTGATTCCCATATCTATTCCTGCAGGTATATCTTCTTTTGCAAAGATCCCAGCACCGTGTATGTCTGAAGGACCTATTGTAAGATAGTCTGGTAATGGTTTATAGGGTTTGTTTTCCATAGGGCTTTGTTTTTTGTTTAAACTGTTCCCAAGTTTGTATTTGATCTTTGTGAGATCTGTTTCTATTATACTGATCTATGTACCATTGTTTGTCTCTTTCCATATATGTATCATCATCTATGAGAGGTGCATGCTTTATCTCATGAGCAATCCATACCCAGAGTAATATAAATACAACAATAACCCCTACCATTTTACTTTGTGTGACCAGTATCTTGCTGAAAGTTTAGAAGGACTTGAATCTTGTGCATTATGTCTAGCATAATATGATTTCTTTCTAGCTTTATCTTTTGCTGACTTAGGATTTTTACCAGCTCCTTTTACGCCTTGTTGTCCAAAACGTATTGTTTTTATTTTATCCCCTACTTTTGCTACTACAACATGAGATTTAGTAGGGTGACTTGGAGTACGCTTTGGTTTATTATAACCAGATACGCCTGCTCTTGCTAATCTTGGATCTTTTTTCTTTGCCATAACTATCCTACTTTTGACCATCCACCACTGCCACCAAAGACTCCAAAGCCTTCACCAACACCAGCAGCAAATGCGTTACCACTAGATCCCCAAGATACTTGTGTACCACCACCATCAGCACTTATAAAAGATACTTCAAAAGTAGTTGCCTTGGTTAATACATCTAAATCTCCATAAGTAATTATACCTTCTCCAGAAATATCTCCAACACCTAATCCTCCTGCACCACCTTCATATTTCCACTCTTGTCCTGAAGGATCATTAAACATTACAGTTACATGAGAATAAAACAAAAATGAAATAATATCTATTTGACATTGTAATGAAGGACCATTCTCATATTTCACTGGAATTGGTGGAAAGTCTAACTTGTAGAATTGTCTATCTTCTGGATTAGTAAATGTGTTATCTGGATTTATACCTCTATGGGCAAACCACTTCCTTGCTTTTTCTCTTTTTCTCATCTTATTTCTTTTTCTTAGCCCCAGTTCTGTTCTTACCTTTATGTAAGCCATGACTAGCATGCTGTTTACCTTTTCTTGTTGCTGCTCTCTTCTTTGCATTCGCTGCAGCTAGCTTCTTTCTACCTTTCTTAGTTCCTTTTAGCTTAGATATAGTTTTAGCAGGTGCATACACTTCACCTGTCTCAGAACTTTTCTTACCTGAAGGAGTTCTCCACTTCTGCTTAGTCCATCTATCTAGACTTTTTTGTTGCTTTGTTTTAGCCATTATCTTGTTGTAAAAGTGTGTAAACTAAATAATACTAATCCTGAAAATAATATACCCATAAAAGTATGATCATTTTGAGTGACCTTTGCTTCTTTACAGCATTTATCTCTTTCCCATGACGGCTTAGATACGCCACAAGAACTTAGTAACAAACATACAAAAAATATTATTATCTTTTTACGCATTATTTTTTATGTACTTTTTGTATTGCAAAATTAAATGATTTACTTGCTCCCGGATGAGCTTTATAACCAGTCTTAGGATCCTTCATTAATTTAGGAGATCCTTTACCGGCTTTCATCCAATGATATCCTTTAGGTGCTTTTACTTTCATTTCTTTTTACCTTTATAACCTCCACCAGCAGCTTTATACTTTTTAGCTAACATCTGAGCTTTACGTGCTGACCACTGACCTGGTCTACCACCTTTGCTTCCAGCTTTGATTTGATTAAACAATCTTTTACGCATTCCCGGTTTAGTATAGTTACCTGAACTATTTACGGTGCTTTTCTTTTTCCCTGATTTTTTTAGTGCCATTAGTCTATTATTTGCGGATACGCTTCATCCATTAATCTTTGCAACTTAGCACATCTCTCATATTCCTCAAGACCTATGTAGTAATGAATCATATTATCCAACTGCTCTTGTGTAGGACCTTCTTCTGGATCATAGGCCATGACTGCTTCATGCCCGGTGTCAAACTTCTTAGAGAGAAGATCTTCAAAAGTAATTTGATTAGTTAAAACCAAATAGGAATTATTATATGCAGTCTCAAGTATGATTGCATCTAGTTGCATTTGTTCTATTTCACTTAGTCCAGAATCATGTTCTGGCTCATTTTCCCAGTTTGACATCTTTAATTTTTTAGTTATTTACAATCCATCTATACAGACAATATACTAAAATTTGGAGTCCCAAAAAAATAAATTCAGCCCAACCTTCCCCCCACCTGATTAAAAAATTTTCCATCCCCCCTAAAAAATTGTGTGTTTAGCGTGCTAATAACCTCCTACAGATTTGCTCCCCAGCTTTTGTTTGTGGTTGGGGAACCCCCCGTAATAATCCACAAAACCATTTAAAAATTATAACAATGGCTTATTTACACAAAATCAACAAAGGTACACGTGCAGACGGCACACAGTACAAAACAATTATTGTTTCAGACAAACCTGCAGGAACTTCTAAAATTAAGTTAGGTTCTCAAGTAGTCAACATTGGAAATAATAGTAATGCACGCTACGGAATCTATAGCCCCAAAACAAATGAGGGATTACCAATGAATGCAGACAATCCATTTTGGAATACGTTTGAGAAAGAATTCAAACAAGGTGATGAGATACCTGAACTAATTGTAGGTGACACTAACTTTGTAAGGAGTGACGGTGAGGTAATGGAGAACCTGTTCTACTGTAAAGCGTAGAGCTGAAGAGTGAGTAGCTGGCTTAGGTCAGCTCTTGCTTGCACTCTGGCCATACTTACACGTTACTGCAGCAATACTTACACACATCCTACAGTTTTCTCTCTTTCTTTCCTACTTTTTGCTCCCAATCTATTATTTGCTTGCAATAAGTAATAAAAAAAGAAAAAAACTTATTAATGTGTGTCACATTGTGAGAGTTAGGTCCATATACCCACTATTTACCACTTTTACACACACATAAAAAGTTCTCACAACTAATAATATAAATATAGCTAACACTACTATAACTAGTGGTAATGACTCAACAATACCAATAAGGCCACAGGTTATAGGTTAGCTTGTCTCTTCCTCTATAGGATAATAGACATAGTACCCGCAATATTGCACAATCACTTAATAAATAATCAAATGAACATTTCACCATTAAAGGTGCTTAGGTCATCAGCTGGTTATTACATAGGTCGTACTCAAAATGGTATGCCTTATGACAGACAATCACGTTACCATAGCACCAGACAAGGAGCAGAACACACACTAAAAGTAATCAAACATAATCAAGAGATAGGATACATATCGTATGCTATATCTTATAACACTTAATAATCATGAGAAGAATAATAATCCTTATGGTCTTTCTATTTATAGCAGGACCCGTAATCCAGTCTTGTGGATCATCTAGATCGTGCAAGACATCCAAAATGAAACAGTCTAAAATGAAATGCTGGAACGCTAAGAAGCAGAAATACACTAGATGCTAATGGATCCAGATAGACTAGAAACATTAATACATTATTTAGCAGAAGAAAGAGCACATCTCTATTTTGGGGATGATGCTCTTCAATTAAATACATATACAGGAGAACTTGAGTTCACTGATAAAGCATTAGCATACATCAAGAAAGAGATGGAGATGCTTGAATTAACATTCTTTCAGTTTGGTATTGTCCCTAAAGAATCTTTATGGGTCAGAATCAAAAACCTATTTAAATAACTATTACCATTAATAGACTAACAACACCAGTAATTATATTTATATAAATACTATTGTAGTTAGGCCTTGAAGATTGATTGTGGTTAGAGTGGTAACCCTTGATATGGCACCAGTAGATTTTTTTTTAGAATTACATCTTTCATAAATTGTTTAGTTTATCTACTGGTGTCCTCTATCTCTTAATAATAATTAACATGAATAATAAATTGAATATTGCAGAAGAAGTTCTCAATAAGCTTATCACTAATGTGTTTAACATACAATGTGAGCACAACAGTGAACATATAAAAGAAATCATACTTGGTAAACTACCAGATCATAGCAAAGAATTAATATTACATCTTGCTTGTGTAGGTAAGAAGTATGAACCAGTATTCCCAGGAGACTATGTCAAAGTTAAGCCACCAAACTGGCATAAAGGAGACAAAGATGGTTTTGAGTGGGATATACTTACTGATATGAATCTAAATCCAGGAGATGGATATGTATTTGGTAAGGTTATCAAGGATGCATCATACAATAAAGAAACCTATGACCCATTTTATCAACGGATCACAGTAGAACTGATGTATCATGATGAAGAAAAACTATACAAAGGTGTAGAACATGACTTTGCACCTGTAGATTTAATCAAAGTACGTGAAGAAGACATCAAGTATTTTGATATAGTACATGAGTTAGATGCCTAAGTTATCAAGAGCACTGATTGTTAGTGAGTATCATAAGCTAACCAAAGACCCTAAAATAAAAGGGAAGTTTGGTAAGTACATGAATGATAAGTACTCATTAAGAAATCTGGATCTTGCAGCAGAGGCTGATGATAATATGTCACTGTTGAGAATACTAAAAGATCATGCACAAGATTAAAAACAATAGGTTTGGAATAGTTATGCATCAAGTAATGACTGATCCAAGCCTTACTATACAAGCAAAAGGACTATATAGTTTATTGTCCTGTTATGCTGACAAAGATAGAGAATGTTTTCCTTCACTATCAACGTTAGCAGACACTCTAAATGTCACTCCTGATACAGTTAGTAGATATATTAGAGAGTTAAAAGCACATAATTATATTAAAAGAGTAGGTAGAAAGCTAATCATAATTTAGACGTTAGCTATTATACTGCTATTTATTTTTGAATTCAGATTAATAAATCTAATTATTATTCAGCCAGAACGGTTTAGTTTTTATAGCTTTGTTAGACACATTCTAACAGATGATTATACAATTACCCAATGGCAGAATAATAGAATGCTCACTAGAGCAGTACTTAGCATTGACAGATGATGAGTACAATGACCTTAATGGTCTGAGTTCAGCATATACTAAAGATGTGGGTAATCCATTTTATAACAGTAGCATTAATAGAACACAACCACCAGAGATTGCAGTAGAATTCATAGAAGAATTTGAGCCAGCTTTGGATGAGATTAATGCTTTTGAAAAACTTGATGACCCGTATTTCCATTCAGATGATATTTAATCATCAATAAAATCAATTATTAATTTATAAATTTTTTAAAAATGCAAGTAATCATTAACGCAGATGAGATGGGTAATGCTATCCGTCAATCAGAAAACAACTCAGAGTATGGATATGCTAGAGTAACACAAAAGAGAGTAGGATTTGGGAGCAACGGTTTCTTAAGACCTATGAACTTATCAGCTCTAATTCCAGGTAAACTAGAGGACTTACAGTCTATGAACTGGAAAGCAAACCAAGTACTAAACGGTAAAATTGTAATCAAGGAGAGCTTAGAGCCATTTAACTCTACTAATCCTGACAGAGATCTTAAATATGCAGGGGATACAGGTATTGTATGCTGTGTAGATGGTCAACCTATTTATAGGAAAACAATATTTACACCTGATACTACAGCTGAAGACACGCTAATAGCACACACTAATGGTCAAGACATTAGAGAAGCTAATGGTTTAGTTACTGAAGCTAAGATAGTACAGAATGCTACACCAGAGGAGGCATTTGATACAGTTGATAACCAAGAGGTTGATGAAGTAAATGAAGAGGATGAAGTAAAGGCTGAAGCTGAAGAAGTCCTTGAAGAAGAAACGTTTGAATTATAAGCCAGACGTTATAATTAGATAGAGGTCCTGGTTCTGCCGGGATCTCTAATCTATAAATCATTTACTAAATCAATCACTAAAACCACTTAATCATGTTATCACTAGATCAAATATCAAAACTAAAATTACAACACAGAAAAGAACGCTATCAATACTATGGAATATTAGAGGAGTATCAATTACATCCACCATCTATAGTAAACTCATTAGATTATTCTAAGTTAAATCCTTATCAACATTTTTTGTTTAAACGTGTACTACACGGACTCAAGGTTTATAAACCTGAAGAAGTTAAGAAGTTACACTGGGACAAAAGACGCAGGATAACAAAGGTTTGGAAACGTGCACAAAGAGAGATCAATGCATGGAAACAAACTATTTGTAACAAGAGAATAAATGCTTATCTTAGTAAAACATTTAAGAGCAAGATTGTAGATTATATAATATCTATACCAGCAGAGGAAGTACTTGATGACTATCATAACACTATGACATTCAAGGACTTAGGGATCACATATGAAGATGTTATACTAAAATTTATGTCACTAGGTTTGTTACCAAGAAACTTTTTTACATTAACAACAAATGGGAATTAGAAACTTTTCTAAAAAAATGCAGAAGGCAAATACGGCTTACAAGAAATTACGTGGGCCGTATTTACTGGAGCATCCAATATGCCACGCAAAGATCCACAACTGTACAATACATGCTACAGATGTACACCACAAGAAAGGTAGAGGTGTACACTATTTAGATGTAAATACATGGTTACCTGTGTGCAGAAACTGTCACATGTGGATAGAAGAAAATACAGTACACGCAATAGAACTGGGCTTCTCAATGCCTAGAACTTATGAACAAGAATCAGATGAATAATAGAGAAATAGTCCAAGCAGATGCATTGTCTATAGCAATGCAACATAAAAGATGTGGTCTAGGGATATCAATGGGTGTTGGTAAAACACGTATTGCAATAGAACACTTAAAAAAGAATTACAATCCCTTTATAAAAGCATTAGTAGTAATACCAAAGAAGTCAGTTATAAAGTCTTGGTATGATGAACTAGATAAAATAAATGACACAGTATTAGAAGATCATATTACATTTACTACTTATTTATCACTTAAGAAACGTAATCCAAATGATTATGATATAGTATATTTAGATGAGTGTCATTCATTATTACCAGGTCATGAAGTATTTTTATCACAGTTTCAAGGTAAGATACTAGGTCTAACCGGTACACCACCAAGGGATAGACAATCAGAAAAAGGTAAGATGGTACAGAAGTATTGTCCTATGAGATATCTATTTGATGTAGATAAAGCTACTGACTCTAAGATATTAAATGACTATCAAATAATTATACATGAGCTACAGCTATCTAAACTACCAACATTAAAGAAAAAGAATAAGAATGGTGGACATTGGTGGACAACAGAGGCTAAAGACTATGAATATGTTACAGGAAGATGCAGAGATGCACAGACTCCAAAGCAACAACAGTTTGCTAGAATCATGAGAATGAGAGCACTGATGGAATATAATAGCAAAGAGATATACACTAAATCATTACTAAGTAATATGAATGATAAGTGTATTATATTTGCTAATACCCAGAAACAAGCTGATAGAGTATGTAAGTTTAGCTATCACTCTACAAATAAAAAGTCAGAAGATAATCTAGAACTTTTTAAAGATGGTAGAATACATCAGCTATCTTGTGTCTTACAGTTATCAGAAGGTGTAACAATACCTAATTTAAAACAGGGTATCATTATGCATGCATATGGTAATGAGAAAAAGACAGCTCAGAGGATAGGCCGTTTACTTAGGCTAAATCCATCAGAGCGTGCTACATGTCATATATTATGTTATAAAGGCACACAAGATGCAACATGGGTTAAGTCTGCACTGAAAGGATTTGATCAAAATAAAATTAAATATTATAACCCTTTAAATAGATAACTATGGGAAGAATGAAAGAAATATACATGAAAATGGTAGAAGAAGAATACCAAGGAGATCATGATGCATACATTCAAGATTTGGCTAGAGTCAAGATTGAAGAAGTCATTGAAGAAAGTTATGATGTTGTTGTGGATAAGGTATGTCCAAATTGTTTTGAGAGGTCAAAGCTGCACAGTATGGTACAAAAAGGCACAGAAGTTGAGTGTCTTGATTGTGGTCAGGCGTTTGATGAAGTTGAACCGGGTGTTTTAAGATTTAAATAATGGAGTCAATAGAATGGACACATGATGATGTGGATTTAGAAATAGATTATATATATACACCAGGAGAGCCATCAGTAGATTATTATCCAGATGGTAGTGGGTATCCTGGTTCACCTCCGGTTGTAGATATACAACATATATGGGCACCACTTAAAGATAGAAGTGGGCATCTAATCAATGTAGATGTTAAGGATATAATAGAAGAAAGTTTAGATATAGACAGCCTGGAGGAAGAAATACTTGAATTAAAAGACCTATGAAACATTTTACAAACAACGGAAAAGAGTATATTAGAAAACAATATCCAAATATTTTTAATCATATGGAATCAAATAAAAGAGAAGAAGATATAAAATACAGACAAGGAAGAAGAAAAGAACAGGTAGAAGGTCATGCTATAATGGCACTGATTAGTATAGCTGGTATAATAGTAATGCTTGTCATAATGGGTTGGCTAGCATCATGAAAGACCAACTATTTGTAGAAGCTCGTGTCAAGGATGGAGAGTTACACTTTCCAATCAAAGCATTTGAGATAAAATTTAAAAACTTTTTAAAAGATCAGCCTGAGAGTGCTAGGCTGGATATATTTATTGGTGTCAATGATGGTAAGGGTAGTAACCCACAGCTAGCAAGAATACATGCTATGATCAGAGAGATAGCCAATGAGATAGGTCATACGTTTGAAGAAGTAAAGCTTCAAGTAAAACGTAGAGCAGGCCTATGTTTTATGAGAAACAATGTAGAATACTGTAAATCTTTTGCTAAGTGTGATAAAGAAGAATTAAATCTTGCAATTCAAGCAGCAATGGAAATAGGAGACTTTGGTGGTATGCAGTTAAGATAAAAAGACTGCATACACTTTAGCTTCTCTTTTAGAACTAAGCTTAACTGTATTTATTAATCTCTTTTCTTTAACTACTGGTTCTTGTACCTCATCTTTAGGTAGGTACTTAGGATTTTTACTGTTCAGTTTCCTCTTCTTTGGCATCAGGTATATGTGTATTAATTTTATTTGCTAATATATTTAAAGACTCATTAAGTGTACCAGCTTTCTTAGCTTCTTCAGCATACTTTTTAAGCGTGTCATTATCTACAGGTAGATCAGTTAGTATTTCTAAGTCCTGATCTTTAGCAAATGATTTAAATAAATGTGTTAATGAGAATATAGTATATATCTCATGTTCAATTGGTGTCATGGCAGCATCTTCACCAGTTATTTTACCATCTACAATACCGTGGAATTTGGTAAGCAAAGCACCAAGATCCTCAGGTTTTTCATAGAATTCACTTACATATCTGTAGTATACATTCTGTAAACCAGGAATAAATGCTGTAGATACTACAATATCTTTGATAACCTTTGTGTAGTCATAACTAACAATTTGTTTATGTTCTGCCATAATTTTAGATTTTAAATACAAATGTAATAATAATATATGAAAAAACTAGACATAGATATAAATAATCTCAGAGAAAAATTAATTGAGAAAATAGAACCATCAGGGTGGGAGCCAGCATTATCACCTTTTATAAATGGATTAAGCTTTGATATGATCATGAATAGCTTGGTATCACTTGTAGAATCAGGCAGGAGATTTACACCAAAGTTTAAAGACGTAATGAATGCTTTTGTAGAGTGTCCGTATGATGATCTTAAAGTTATTGTTATTGGGCAAGACCCATACCCACAGCTAGGAGTTGCTGACGGAATAGCTTTTAGTTGTAGTAACAAAGGTAAAGCTGAAAAGTCTTTGCAATACATACTAAAACAAACCATAGGTGATTACACTAAAACAGGTAGGGCTATATATACACCAGAAGAATGTGACTTAAGACGCTGGGCTAACCAGGGTGTGCTGTTACTTAATACAGCATTTACATGTGAGGTCAACAAGATAGGATCACATTATAACTTATGGAAACCATATGCAGAGTATTTGTTTGACTTAATAAATAAACATAAAAAAGATCTACCGGTTATAATGATGGGTAGAAAAGCAGAAGAATGGGAAAGGTATTTCTCAAACCATACATTATTTAAAGTAAGTCACCCAGCATCAGCTGCATACAGAGGCGGAGAATGGGATTGTAAAGATGTCTTTAATAAGGTAAATGATCACCTTGAAAAGCATGGAAAAGATAGGATTGTATGGTAGAATTTTGTATCTTTATAATCTTTAAAAACCAATAATTTATGTGGGATTTATTCCAAGTAATGTTAAGCAAAAACGTTACACCAAACCAAGTTCTTTTATTGTTTGGTATGAAGAATGGAGTTAGCACTTCAGCTGTACATACTAAAGAAGAAGATAAGCTTCACTTAGTTAAGATAGGATATTTAGATCAGAAGAATGGTGTATATTTATTAACACCTGAAGCCAAGGCATTTTGTGTTAGGCTAGATAACTATTTTATTAAGGCTAAGAAGAAGACTGATATACAACTTATGGGTAAGAAGTATGTAACATGGATAAATGATTACAGAGAGATATTCCCAAACAAGAAACTACCTAGCGGTAAACCTGCAAGAAATAATGTGAAGGCATTAGGAGAAGCATTTAGATGGTTCTTTAATACATATGATCATGACTGGGAAACAGTATTTGCTGCAACCAGAATGTATGTTAATGAATACAGAGACAAAGACTATATGTATATGCAGACAAGTCAATACTTTATTTGTAAACAAGATAAGCACAGAGTAAAACATTCTACTCTAGCGGATTATTGTGATATGATAATAGATGGTATTGATACAGAAGAAGATCACTTTAAAGAAAACGTAGTATGAAAAAGAAACCATCATGGGTGGGGCAGTATGCTGCATTTAATGAAGCACTTAAATATATGTACGCCAGATCAACTGGTGAGGAGAAATCTATATATACACCATGGCCTAAATTTAATGATGCTACTACTGATGGATTAGAGTGGAATACATTAACTGTAATTGGTGGTAGACCTGGTTCAGGTAAGACACTAATTAAAGACCAAATCATAAGAGAATCATTTCTATTAAATCCAAATGATAACTTCAGAGTATTGGAGTTTCAGTTTGAGATGGTAGGAAGAACCTCAGCTATTAGAGAGTTTAGTTCTATAACCGGTAAGACATACAAAGAGTTATGTAGTGCAGGTAGTATACTTAGTACAGATACATTAAATAAGTGTCATCAGTATGCAAAAGAAAGAGTTAAATATCCAGTAGATATTGTATCTACACCTATGACAGTAAATCAAATGCGTGATCAGATAGATCAATATATGACAGAACATAAAGGTATACCAACTATGATTACATTAGATCATAGTATGCTTGTTAAAAGAGCACCCTATCAGAATAGCACATTAGATATGTTATTTGAATTAGGTGAGTTCTTTACACAGTGTAAGAGGGACTATCCATGTTTGTTTATTTGTTTATCACAGCTAAACCGTAACATAGATAATCCAGATAGAGCTGTAGATGGTAAGTATGGTAACTATATACTTGAATCAGATATCTTTGGTTCAGATGCTATGCTACAACATGCTGATACTTTAATAGGTATTAACAGGCCAGCCAAGCAGAAGATTAGATATTATGGTCCAGATAGATATATAATAGAAAATGATAGAACATTAGTGTTGCACTTCTTAAAAGCCAGGAATGGTGATGCAAGGATGTCATTCTTTAAAGCAAAGTTTGAACAAATGCAAATAGAAGAAATGGCAACGCCAGCACAACAAGAACGTAGATGAGTTTTAATACTAAAAATATAAATAATAAATCAATGGGACTGACACCAGCGGAAAGGAAACAAAAAGTTTCAAAGCTAAGAGAAGAGCATGAAGATTACTTTCAGACAGAGGGTAAGATAAATGCACTATATATACCTAAGATGGCTTACAGGCCTACAGGTAAAGATGATCTACATGTTAGTTTCTTTCCTAGTGAACTAGAAAAAGAACAAGACATATATACAGAGTTTGTTAGTATAGACTATGACTCAGAAGATCCAAAAAGAACTTTATACCTTCATAAATATAATCCACATTGGAAAGAAGAGTATGAACTAATTACTTCAAGCTCAGGATTTGTAAGACACATAATCCCTGTGAGTGAGCTCAAAGTAATAAATGATGTTACTAGTAGAGGTAATGCTATTGTAGACTTTGCTAACCCAAACTTACCTGATCCAGATAAGAAAGAGGTTATAGAAGACCCAGTAGTAGGAGCACTACTTGATATCAATGATACACTAAATAAATTAATAAATGTAATTAAATCAATTAAGTAAATGGCACAAAGCGTATTAGTTATTGCTGATTCAGGTACAGGGAAGTCTACCTCAATCAGAACATTAGATCCAAAAGAGACTTTCATTATAAACATTGCTAATAAACCATTGCCTTTCAAAGGTTATAAGAGTAAGTATACTCAGATTAGTAAAGATAACCCTAAAGGTAACATTACATCAGCTGCATCAGCTGCTGGTATAATTAAAGCAATGAACCATGTGAATGATAAAATGCCACAGATCAAAACATTAGTTGTAGATGACTGGCAGTACATGAGTTCATTTGAATACTTTGAAAGAGCAAATGAAAAAGGTTATGATAAATTTACTCAGATTGCAGCTAACTTAGCACAAGTAGCTAAGATGCCTAAAGACATGAGAGATGATTTAACTGTTATATTCTTGACTCACTCAGAGGATTCAACAGATATAAATGGTAATAGAAAAGTAAAAGCCAAAACTATTGGGAAAATGATTGACAATACGTTAACTTTGGAAGGTCTCTTTTCTATAGTCTTATTTGGTAAAGTAAATAAAAATGATGATGGTGAACTTGAATATGGTTTTGAAACACAAAACAATGGAGAGAACACATGTAAATCACCAATGGGTATGTTTGAAGATAAATTTATCTCAAATGACCTGCAGTATGTAAAGGATTGCATACAGAAATATGAAGAATAATTAATTAATTAAAAAGAAAAATTATGTTAAGTACTAAAGATTTGTCTGTAGGATCAGGCAGTATTAAACCAGTTGCTGGTCCAGGTAATCAAAAGATTAAAATTAATTCTATTACTTTTGATCAAACACCTTATGACTCTGAGGCATATAATATTATGCTACATGTAGAAACAGAACCAGTTGAAGGAGAGTTTCAAGGTTTCCTAAAAGACATGAATAATCCTAATGGAGAACGTTATGAAGGCCAGGTTGGTAGAGTTAGATTCTCACCATATCCATATAAAGATACTGTTTTATCAAACGGTAATGAGATCAAAAGAGACAATGAAGTATTAAAAGCTATGGTATTTCTTGCTGAGGTTGTTGGTAAGAGAAATGAACTAGATGCTATTGAAGCTGCTACTATTGAAGACTTTATGATTAAAGCTGCAAAGGTATGCTCAAACACTGGTTACATTAATGCTTGTCTAGGTGCACGTGAATGGGAAAACAAGGAAGGTTATGTAAACAATGACTTATTCTTACCTAAGAGAACAAGAGAAGGTGTGCCGTTAGAAGCTGTTGACACAGAGAATTCTAACATACTTACTTTTGATAAGAGTAATAACCAACATTTCAGACCATTAGTTAAGAAGGAGAATGCTACTACTACTAGCTTTGAGCCTGCTGCAGCTAACGGTGATGACTTTGATTTGTAGTTTGAATCAGTAATGATAAGGGTGGTTTTCGTGGTTGACTTACCACCCTTTGATTTACACAATACTAATTATATGGAACCAGATTATGAATGGATGTGGGAAGTAGAAAACGCTAGATAATGTTTAGTACTAAGAATTTAGTTCTACACCCATCAGACGTACCAAGCTATTGGGTATTTCAGTATTACTTAAATTTATCAGAGGCTCTTGTGGGCCAAGACATCAAGATTAAATCCATCTTTAATCCTAATGAGAGAACACCAAGCTTTTGTATTTATGTTGATAAAGCAGCAATGCAATATAAGTTTAAAGATTTCTCAACAGGTAAGAGTGGTAACAAGGTAGATCTTGTAAAGATGATGTTTAACATAGACTTTCCTATGGCATCTCAAAAGATTACTAATGATTATAATGCACATGTCAAAGCTGGAGGATTCAAATCCCAACAGCTAACACCTCAACCAAAGTGGGAAGTTCAGTTCATAAAAGATACTGAGTGGACAGAAGCAGATGCTTCATTCTGGTTGCAGTTCAATATTGGTAAGAGTATACTTGATAAGTATAACGTTAAACCAATTGAGTATTATAACTTAGTAAAAGAAGAGAACTATAAGGTTAAGAGTCTTAAGATAGAAGGTAAGTATATGTATGGTTATTATGATAAGGATGGTGATGTATATAAAATATACCAGCCATATAGTAAACATAAGTTTCATAAAGTTAAAAGCTATCTGCAGGGATATGATCAGTTACAATATAATCAGCCGTATCTAGTGATATGTGCTTCTCTTAAAGATGCAATGTGTCTTGCTAGCATTGGTTATAATGTAGAGACTATTGCTCCTGATAGTGAGAATACTATGATTAAACCACACATAATAGAATACTTTAAAAAGAAATACAAAAAAGTTATAACTCTTCTAGATAATGATGAGGCCGGTAAGAAAGCTATAGATAGATATAGATCTATGTATAGAATAGATGGTCTTGTATTACCTATTTGTAAAGATATATCAGATGCTGTTAAGAAGATAGGTGTAAGCCAAGTTCATCAGAATCTAAGACCTTTACTCAAAGAAATACTAAATAAATAATTATGATGAAACATAGATGGTTTATACCCGGTAATGTACCTAGTAGTAAGAATGGTAGAAGATGGACTGGTAAGTATTTTATTGCTAGCAAAGCTGTAATGAATTATAGAAAGGCTAGTAAAGAGTACTATGCTAAGTATGCTGAAGACTTCAGAAAAGAAGTTGATAAGCTTACTTCACCAGTTAGAATAAGTTTTGAGTTTATCAGAGGGACTAGACATAAGTTTGATTATATTAACCCTGCACAAACAGTACAGGATGATATGGTTAAGCACGGATGGATAGAAGATGATAATGCAGAGTTTATTATACCAGACTTCAAACAGTATTCTTATGACAAAGAGAACCCCGGTGTATGGATAGAATTAATATTAGATGAAGAAGAAATCTAGAAAGATAATAACAATAGATGAGTTTTTTACTCTAAGGGATATGTTCAGTGGAAGCAAAGAAGATGCAGCTATAGCACTAGCTATATACCAAGAACAGTATCAAGATAAAGATATATTAGACAGGTTAATGTGTAAAGCTTTGATGTTTAAAGAGAGAGTTGACTTTTCTATTGCAGTTCAGTATACATTTCAGATGGGAATGTCTGATATGGATACCAAGAACATATATGCCTATATAGATATAAATAAAATGGATGAAATATATAATGAAATACTTAATAAAATAACAGATGATTAATATTCAAGATAGTGTTGCAAAGGCAACCAAGACTTTAATATTTTCTGAGCCCTTGTACGGGCTCTTTTTGATTGGTATCAATAAGAAATATAGCATACTTATACCTACAGCAGGTGTAAGTAAGAATAATATTGGAGTACAATTAACTATAAACCCTGAGTTCTTTACAGACTTATCACCTGATCATAGGTTAGGTCTAATAAAGCATGAGCTATTACATATAGCATTTGGGCATTTAGTTCTTAGATCCAGATATGCAGACAAGAAACTATTTAATATTGCTGCAGACTTAGAGATCAATCAATATATAAGAGCAGATAGATTACCAGAGGGTGGTTTATTGCTCAGTAGTTTTCCTGAATTAGACTTAGAGAAGAAGAAAGGTACTAACTATTACTATGAGAAACTGTTAGAAGCACAACAGGATGGAACGTCTCCAACATTAGATTCTTTGATGAGTCAGATGCAAGGAGAAACACCATATTGTCACACTACATGGGATGACTTTAATGATATGTCAGAGGCTGATAAGAAACTATTACAAAAACAAATAGAACATCAGCTAAAAGAGGCAGCACAACAGACCATAAAGAAGTGTGGTAATATACCGGGAGAGCTTAAGAATATTATAGATAGAATTTTGCATGTTGAACCACCAAAGTTTGATTGGAAAGGATATCTAAAAAGATTTGTAGGCAACTCTAGTATAGTATATACTAAAAAGCTGAGACGTAAGTATAATAAAAGATACTCAGCTAATCCAGGTCTTAAGATTAAATTCAAGAATCATATTCTTGTTGGTGTTGACACAAGTGGATCAGTAAATAATGATGAGCTAAAAGAATTCTTTAGTGAGCTTACGCATATGCATAAGACAGGTCATAAGATTACAGTGGCTCAGTGTGATACTAAACTACATACTGTCAAAGAGTTTAATCCAAAAAGAGATTGGGAAATACATGGTCGTGGTGGGACTAGCTTCCAACCAGTAATTGATCATTATAATGAGAAGAGGAGTAGATATACTGCTTTAATATATTTAACAGATGGTGAGGCTTATGCTCCAGAGAACTGTCCAAACAATACGTTATGGGTACACAGTTCAAACTGTAGTATAAATGAAGAGTTACCAGGAAAGAAAATTCAACTTAATTAATAAAAGAAAATGGCACAAGTAAATTTAAATGTAACAGAACTTAAAGGATTTATTAATCACATTATTACTAACAACAGATTTTTACAGAAGGACGGTAAGAACTCTGTATCTGTTGAGGTTGTAGGTGAATCAGGTATTGGTAAAACTTCAAGTATATTAGAACTAGCAAAAGAAAATAAACTAAACTTTGTAAAACTTAATCTAGCACAGATTGAGGAGCTAGGTGATCTTGTTGGTTTCCCAGTGCGTCAATTCCAGATGTACAAAGAGAAGACTATCACTAAACCAGCAAATAACTTAGCTATGGTCACAGCTACACAAAGAGCTGCTGGAGCAAGCCTTGCTAACTTAAATACCACAACTACAACTAAGAAAGTAGGTATGTGGGTTGATGAGCTAGCAGTACAAGAGTATCTAAAGAATGGATACAAGATGACTGGTAAGAATAGAATGTCTTATTGTGCACCAGAATGGATTGCAGATAAGAAAGAAGGTGGTATCCTACTACTAGATGACTGGAACCGTGCTGATGTAAGGTTTATTCAAGCAGTTATGGAATTAGTGGACCGTCAGAGTTATATCTCATGGACATTACCAAAAGACTGGCACATAATTTTGACAGCAAACCCAGACAACGGAGATTATATGGTTAACAGTGTTGACTCAGCACAGAAGACTAGATATGTAACCGCTAACTTGAAGTTTGATGTTAATGTATGGGCAGCATGGGCAGAGGAAGCAGGGATTGATACTAGATGTATCAACTTCCTGTTGCTTCACCCAGAGTTAGTAACTCAAGAAACAAATGCAAGATCTATTACAACATTCTTCAATGCTATATCAAGCTTTGATAGTTTTGAAGATAATCTATCTATGATCCAAATGATTGGTGAGGGTAGTGTTGGAGATGCATTTGCTTCTATGTTTACTACATTTATTAATAACAAATTGGACAAGCTTGTTACACCTAAAGATTTATTGACACATGATAATGAACAATATATTCTTAATGAGCTTAGATCTTGTATTGGTAAAGATGATTCATACCGTGCAGATATTGCATCTACATTAGCTACAAGACTTGGTAATTATTCTGTAGTATATTCTAAAGATAATACTATTAACCAGAAGATTACTGATAGACTTAAAGCTCTGTGTACACTAGATTATTTTACTAATGATCTACAGTATCTTATTGTTAGAACCATCTTTAATGGTAATAAAAGTAAATTTAATAAACTAATGATGATCCCTGAGATTGTCAAAATGACTATGAAATAAAATGGCAAAGAAGACAGTATATCAACAATTTAATACTGATGCTTTAAAACATTTTGGGCTTGATGGTGACTCTAAATACGGAGTCATCGTCAACCATAGTGTGGAAGAAGTACTAGTTACACAAGATGTAACTACATATGAAAAAATACATTCTATATTGTATAAGGATACGGTTACTGATCAGACATTACAAATGTACAAGAAAGCTTTTGTACTGCCTAACAGTGAGGTATCACTTGACAGAATTAAAGCTGCATTAAGAGAGCATAAGATTACAGTTACTAATGATTATGAGCTAGCAGATCTTATAGTTACACATGGTAGATTCTCTGGAAGACAATTACAAAATGGTGAGAATATTCCAACTACATCTATGATGTCTAAGCTATGGAACTATGAAACTACTATAGAAGGTTCTATAAGTCAGAGTTCATCACCTATAAATAGTTTAATCCAGAACTATGATGGTCCAGTTATTATAGATGAAAAGATCACTAAAAGGATTAGATATTATGATTTAGAGACTGATGAAGCTTTGTATGATAATTGGATGATTACAGGTCTTGCAGTTAACATAGCTCATCTTATAGATACAGGTTCATTAGATGTTGTAGACGTTGGAACAGTATTGCATAGTTCAGCAAATAGATGTATATTAGATGAAGAATTATTAAGTGATATAATTGCTCAAGTTAATTCTCATAATAATGATGATGTAGCTTTGGCAGGTAAGATTATTCCTACCATAGATTATACTAAAAATCTGCATCTGTTCTGGGTTTTGACTCAAGAATGTTATAGAATAACCCATGCTTATAATAGAGATAAAGATATTCAGTACTGGTTGAGTCAGTCAAACTTTAGTAAGATATCTGATTTTAATGCAGAGGCTATGATATTATATCTAGAGGAGGAAGGACTATTGGATTCTAAAGCATTTAGATATTTAGAACCAAGAGTAAGAAGTGAGATAACAATACACAATAGAGACTTGTATGTATTTAAAGTCTCTGTAAAGAAAGAATACCAAAAATATTTAAAAAATGTATAATTATTATAAAATAAGTTTAAGCGTAAATAGCAAAGAATCATATACTTCAAATCAACTTAATGCACAGTCATTTAATTTAGATAAAGAAGGTATATTTTTATATAACACTAGCAACTGGCATCTTACAACAGAGGATGCTAAGATGTTAGGTCTTTCAATATCCGGTGAAAAGCTAGATATACAAGGCAAAACTATATATAGATACCCAAAGTTGTCATTACCTAGACAGAAGGTGGACTTATTAAAAGGTTCATATGATGTTAAGGTATCAAGAAATCCTGTTACTGCTGATATTCATGTAGTATCAACAAAGTTTATTGAGAGTCTTGTTAAGTACAACTGGAATCCTGCATTCTCAAAGAGAAGAGTCTATGAGATGTTTATTAAAATGAGAGAGAAGGATTTGTTACATGAAGATCTTATGCCAAGCATACGTAAGATGTTAGAAGATACTCACAATAGTGATATGTTTGCAATTGATATACCATATGCATATAATAACACATTTCATGGTCAGAAGGCTAATCATGTCCAGGATGTAAATGATATTATATCAGAAACTAAAAAGACTGCATTACATCAGAGATGTGGTATCATAGCAGATCCAGCTAAGATTAAACTATTTAATCAGCTTACTAAGACTACAGCTAATATAGTATTAGATACAGAGATTAGTAAAAAGATTGATGAAAGTTTAGTAACTCTTGGAGAAGAAGACTATGTTAACCTTACTACACAGATAAGAAGTGATAATATAGATGATAGAAGTGTTGCATTAGAGATGATGGCTAACTGTAATCTTGAAGAGTCATTTGATATTGTAACTATGATATATTATTTTAACTTTGAGTATTGTAAGTCAACTTCAAATTGGAATACAGTAAATGTAAAAGCAATGAAGAATAGACTTACTGAGATAGCAGGAGGATGTCAGAGAGCACAAGGATTTACTTATAATAGGCTTGTAAATTTTCTTATTAAACAAGGTAAGTTAACTCCATTTGTTATTAAAACTTGTAAGGATATGATACATAAACATGTATTGAAAGCCAATGCGTTAAATGACATATGGAAGATAGATATGGAAAGTATATATCTTAATGAGGATTTACAAAAACATATAATAGAAAAAGATGCATAAAGATGAAAAGAAAGAGGAAGAGTTCTATGCAAATAAAGATTTTTGCTTTAGCTATTCCTCTTTAAATAAACTTATATTTTCTCCTTATTTATTTTATAAGGACTATATACTACAGGATCGTGAGATTAAAACAGATAAACATTTGATAGAAGGGAAGCTATTGCATTGTTTGATGTTTGAACCAGAAAGCTTTGATAAGAAGTTTGAGCTGGTTCCTGATAAACTTCCTAGTGATAACATACGTAAAGTCTTAAAAGATATGACATTCCATACAGATGCAAAGACCCTTGCTGATTGTGAAGAGTTTGTTATATTAGACTCACTCAAGTCTATGAATCTATATCAATCTTTAAAAGCTGATGAAGCTAGATTAAATAAGATTAGAACTGAAGAAGCAGAAATGTATTGGAAGTTTATAAATAATAGAGATAAAGATGTAATAGACAGAGATACATTTGATAGAGTTGGTGTTAGTATAAATTACCTGAAGAATAATGAAGAGGTACTAGATATACTAGTAAATGATGCACCAACAGATTTTGATTTAGATCCAGTTACATATTACAAAGAACAATATCTTAAATCAGAATTAGTTGACTGTGATTTTGGTTTACATGGTTATGTAGATTTCTATAAAGTAGATACTGATAAGAAAGAAGTTACTATAGTTGACTTGAAGACAACAGGTAAAACTGTTTCAGACTTCAAAGAGACAATTGACTTCTATAATTATTGGTTACAAGCAGCTATATATATGAAGTTAGTATATGATTCTCTTGGAGATGATAGAGATGAATACAAGATACAATTTAAGTTCATAGTAATAGATAAATACTATCAAGTATATGTGTTTGATGTCACTGATCAGACAATAAATGACTGGGCAGATGGCTTTGCGGGTGTATTAAATGTAGCAAAATTCCACTATAATAGCAGAAATTACTCTCTTCCAATGGATATGTTAGTAAATAAGGTTAAATTATAGTATGGGAGTATATACAGAATATTTTCAGAAGAGTAAGGTCTTCTTGTATCCTTTATTAAAGTTTAGGAAGGGACTGAAATATGTTCCTTCTCAAACTTATATTGGGTGGAGTGACGTTTATGAGACTGAAGATATGATGTTTCTATGTTTATATAATACAAAGTTAACAGACTCTTTTAATGTATTTGCAAAGAGGCATCTAATACCCCATCCTATGTACAGAGCTTTTACTTCTTTATCAGAGAAAGAACAGCTGTTTATGTTTGACTTTAGTAGATTCAAAAATGATTGGAAAAGATTTATAGATGGTAAATACTCTCAGTTTAGTTTATCAACCAAAGTAACTATATTAGATTACTTTGATGATAAGAAAACTGTAAATTATATACAAGGGTTTTTATCTCCAGAAGATGTACATGAAGAATATGCTAATAAACTTAATGTTAAACTAGATATACTACAAAAAGTACATGAGGTATGTACTGCACCAGACTTGGAAAAAGAAATTTTAGTTGATAATAATTATGTTTTGTATCAATTATTAAAAGAAAGTTCCATATCTTTGACAAAATAAATAAACCAATATGGCACAAATAGGTCAGAATATGATGTTAGTTCATTCCACATTTAGGAATGCTAAATCATTTACATTAATTCCAGTGAGTCAAGACTCACCATATGTAGAAGCTATGTTTGATCCTGCATCAGGCATCTTAGCTGTTATCAGTAAAGTAATGAAACAATCTTATCACATGGTTCCTAAATTAGATGATGAAGGTCAACCAATGAGATTAAAGAAACCAAACATGCAAACTGGTAAGACTGTAAAAGAAGAGAGAAGATTAGTAGATACATTCTCTGAATTTTATCTTAATGATAAAACTGATATAGAAACTTTTATTCATATGTTTGCTGTGAATGCAGATACATTTGATTATAAAGAGTACTTTGTTGATGTAAAGGAGACTAAAACATCACCAATTATTTTACCTGGTCAATAGCCTCCTATAACTCTATTGACTATAAAAAAAGAAGCCTATTGACGTAGGCTTTTTTTGGCTATAAAAACTAAAAATGCATATGAAACACTGGGTAATGGATTATGAAACCTTATCTAATTGTTTTACAGCCGTGTTTGAACATTACAAGACTCAGGAAACTGAAGTCTTTGTCATACATGATCTGCAAAATGATACAGATATCTTCATAGATTTCTTAAAACAAAATATACAAAACAAAGAGTGGCATATATCCTACAATGGATTGGCCTTTGATGCACAAGTCACTCATTATATATTAGATAATTATGAAAGTTGGACAGGGCTTAGTGGTTGTGATATAGCTTCTGCTATATTTAAGTATGCACAGGTCTGCATTCAGAAAGCAAACAATAAAGAGTTTAGTGATTATGCACAATGGAAGATGAAGATAGGTCAGATAGATCTGTTTAAGATGCACCATTGGGATAACCCTGCTAAACGGTCCAGTCTGAAGTGGATTCAGTATAGTATGGATTGGCAGAATATATTAGACATGCCTATCCATCATGATACAAAGATAGAAACTAAAGAACAGATAGATACCATCTTAGAATATTGTATTAATGACGTGAGGTCAACAAAAGAAATATTCAACAGATCAAAATCACAGATAAAATTAAGAAAAGAACTTACTAAAACATATGGTATCAATCTCTTTAGTGCTTCAGAACCAAGGATAAGTAAAGAGGTATTTGGATATTTCTTACGTCAGATGCTGAATATACCCAAGCGGGACCTAAGAGGTATGAGAACTTATAGAGATATAGTAAAGGTAAAAGATATTATATTACCGTACATCTCTTTCACATCTCCAGAGTTTAACATGCTACTTGATAGGTTTAAATCTCTAGAAGTAACAGGGAATAAACTTAAAGGCAGTTTTAAATATAGTGTAAACTATAAAAATGTTAAGACTCACTTTGGTTTAGGTGGTGTCCACGGTGCACGGGACAAGGGAGTTTATGAGTCTACTGATGATATGGTTATTATGTCATCAGATGTGACTAGTTTCTATCCTAATCTTGCTATTAAGAATAAGTTTGCTCCAGGTCATTTTCCAAAAGAAGAGTTTTGCAATCAGTATGAATGGTTCTTTAATGAAAGAAAGAAGATACCTAAGAGCAACCCTATGAACTATGTATATAAAATTATACTTAATAGTACATTTGGTTTAAGCAATGATGATAAGAGTTTCTTTTATGACCCTGAACTTTGTTTACGTATTACTATTAATGGTCAATTGACTCTAATGATGCTGTATGAGCAGATCATGGAGAGAATACCCGGTGCTGTAGCATTGCTACATAATACAGATGGTATAGAAACCATAATACCAAGGGATCACGTTGATAATTATATGCAAATATGTAGAGAATGGGAAGAGCAAACAAATTTACAACTAGAACATGATGAATATCAAAAGCTAGTACTTGCTGATGTCAATAATTATATTGGCGTGAATAACTTTGTAGAAGTTGACATCACAAAGTGGAGAGAAGTTAAACAAAGTCAGCCTCACTATCTATTTAAAGTAGACAATGACAAGTTTAGCTTTGCTCCTGTAAAATTAAAGGGACGTTTTGACTTTCATAATTTGCAATTGCATAAAAATAAATCTAAATTAGTGATACCCAAGGCTATATATCAATACTTTGTACACAATGTATTACCTGAGGACTATCTAAAAGATAATAAGAATATTTTAGATTACTGTATAGGTGGTAAATCTAAGGGTGATTGGAAGCAGGTTGCTAAGTTTGTAAAGAACGGAGAGTATCTTGAGGAAGATCTGCAAAAGATTAATAGATACTATATCTCTAATAATGGAGTTAAGATTGTTAAAGTGAATAAGAAAGATGACCGGGAGATACAATTAGAATCTGGCAAGTGGCTGCAGACTGTATTCAATAATATGAAAGTAGAACCTAAATGGGAAAACTATAATATAAATCAAGGATATTATCTAAGTGCTATTGAGACAGAGATTAATAATATACTTACAGTATCGTCTAACCAACTAGAATTATTTTAAAATGCAATTAGGAGATTTAGAAAAAGGAAAAAAGTTCAGAATCAAAAAAAAAGAACATTATATAGGAAAACCACCAGAGAATCTATTCAGTTCAGATGGATCTGTTATAAAAGGAGAAGTCTTAACATATGAGGAGAAGGATGGTATGTACTGTATTTGTTCAGATCATGAGGGTAATAAGTTTAATTACCCATCATGGTCTAATATTATACCAATAGATGATTAAAGTACAACAAACCAAAACTTTAGTTACAAAACCCAATAACAATAGTGCAAACTGCATAGCTCCCAACTTAATCTATGGTTGCTTTGGTGGCTGTGTAGACACTTATTGTTATATGTCCAGGTATAATGGGCGTAGAGTATTTGTAAATAAGAATGTAGATGACATATTTAAGTCTGTTGTTGAATGGGAAAAGACATATATCAAAGAACCAGACCAACAAGACCCTATATATACTATGGTAGATATTGCATGTAACTCAGACTTAGTTCTGATGCAGAAACATATGCCTGAATCTTTACATGACTATTTAAAGCGTTATGATGACCATCCACAACTTAACAGTACTATGGCTACAAAGTATCCAAGTCTTCTTAAACTGGATGTAAATCACTTTAACAAGGCTCCTAGAGTCAGAGTAAGCCTCATGCCCCAGGTTTACTCTAATATATTAGAACCTAAGATGCAAAAGATATCTAGTAGAATAAAAGATATTAATAGACTAAAGAACTTAGGCTGGGAAGTACACTGTAATTATAGTCCATTAGTCTTCTATCCAGGTTGGAAAGAAGAGTATAATGACCTATTTGCTGAAGTAAATGCATATGCAGGAGTAAATAAGTGTGAAGTTATAGCTTTAACTAATCATAAAAATCAAATGGCTAAGGCAACACCAGAAGCCCAGGAACTAATGAGACGTTCTTATGAAGTAAAGAATGCGTCAGGAGTTATGAGATATCCTTTAAAACACAAAACTAGATTGCTAGCAGAGTTTAAAGAGATATATAAACAATATTTTCCATTAAATACAATAAGATATATATTTTAATTTGCTGAGTCAGCATTTTTTTATTATATTTACACTTTAAAAGTTTAAACAATTATGGGACATTCAAAACCAATAGAAACAACCAGGTGGCATCTAGAAAATGCACCTTTACCTAACCACGGTAATACTTACACTGTAGTACCACATAGTGAAGTTATAGCTAATACTTTTAAATTATTAGCTGATAGCGGATTTATGGTAACTAGAGAGATATATAGAGCTAGCAAGAATGCAAGTGTAGCTCAAGGGGTATATCATATATACCCTGAACAAACAACTGATATAGATATAGAGAATGAAAAGGAACTAGGAATGATGTTTGCCTGGACAAACTCTTATGATAAGTCTAAAAGCTTTGTGTGTGCAATTGGTGCATATGTACAAGTTTGTTATAATGGTATGTTATGTGGAGACATGATGAACTACAAAAGAAAGCATAGATGGTCAGCATCCAGAGATATCTATATGCATATGTCAGATCAGATTAAGAATGGTGAGAAATATTATAAGAGATTAATAAAGGATAAAGAGTCTATGAAGAACGTTAACCTAAGCTTCAGAGAACAAGCTGAGCTTGCAGGACGTTTGTTTATACAAGAACAATTAGTCAATACTCATCAGTTAGCATGCATAAAGAGGGAATTAGAAAAGCCGTCATATGATTATAATTGCTCTAGAGAAACTGCTTGGGCCTTTTATAATAACGTAACCCATGCACTAAAGCAAACTCACCCACGTGAGTGGCTTAATGACCAACAGAACTTTCATGATTTCTTTACAGTAGAGCTACAGGGATCACCTGCTAGCAAACAAATGTTTGAGAAACCTCAAGAGTATGAAGACTTAGGGGATCCGTCACAGATTATTGTAGATGAGCATGCAGATATGATAGTTGAAGTCAATGAGGAGACACTACAGATGGACATAGACTTTGAAGAGATAGAGATATGATTAAGATGCTAGCCCTTAGTGTATTAATGTTATTGCTTTTATATATAACCATATATGATAAATTAGATAATTAGGAGAAACCAGCTGGGGTCAAGTTTTTTGCATTCTTGGCCCCACTCCTATATTGTCCTTCTAAAAATAGAGTAACATGAGAAAATTTATTGAATTTGCATTGATATGGTACAGTCAACAGATGGCTATACCGTTTTGGATTGTTGGTCATATCCACTTATCCGTTAATATATATAAAGATATACATGAGATAGTGATTAGCATGGGTCTTAACTTGCTCGTACTAACCGGATTCTTAATAGATTATAATAAAAATAAAGACAAATGAACGCAAAAGAAAGAAAAGAAAGGCCAGTGTTTACTGGTGTATTGAAGTACTTTCCTGATGCTATAATGGAAGTGGCTCGTGTATCACTTGCAGGAAACAAACAACATCATCCTGACAAGCCTCTACATTGGGATCGTAGTAAATCAACTGATGACTATGATGCTTTAGCTAGACACCTGATAGATGCAGGAAAAATAGATGATGATGGAATTCGTCACACTGCAAAATGTGCATGGCGTGCATTAGCTTGCTTACAAAAAGAAATAGAAAATGGAAAATAAAAAAATAATTAAATATTGTATATGGACAGCATTATATCTAATAGTACTGTTTCATTTATTAAGTTGTAAACCAACTGTATATAATCCAGATACGGATCCTGAAGTTTTAGATTGGTATATAGATAACAATGATACTATTATATATACTAAACAGGATTCTATTAGAGATGAACGTGAAAGGTGGGAGTATATTAGAAGCCTTGAACATGACAGCTTGTGGGAATGAGATACTTTAGTGTTTGGTACATACCATATAATAAATTACTTAATGATGATCCACAGTATTACACCAAATGGATGGCTGTAATGGCTGATAATAAAGGAGATGCTAAACAAATGGGAAGACAAGATGGTCTTGTTACCAAAGTTGAGCTATTAAATAAAAATAAAAAAACTATATTCTAAAGCTAGGAAATTTATATAAGGGAGGGTTGGCGTATTGCCACTAATAATAATATTAGATGTTTTTGCCCTTCCTTATTTATTTCCAGAATATACCACCTACAACATCACCTGCTCCTATTGCACCAGTATTACCATCAGCAGATCCTGTAGTTATATTCATACCTAATCCTAATTTAAATTGAAAACCAACTTCTAAAGATAGATCTAAATAACTATCTGCTGCTATACAGAAGATTGCTACAGGAATATCTGAATTAACAGGGGCTGTAGCTTTATCAAATAATCTTATAAACATATCAGAACTAGTACTATTATGAAGGTTTATAGCATATACACTACCTCCACCTTTTTTAATAAAATCCAGATTGGTTCCAGCTGATGAAAGTACTTTATGTATTGATAGTCCTCCAAACCCATATTGATTTGGAACTGACATAGCTTTAGGATACTCAGCATTTAGACTTGATGACTCTGCGTTATTAAATTTTACTCCCATTTTATTTATTTTTATTTATTAATTTATATATACTATGCATACATAGTAACTGCTATTGCAAAAGTTTGTGTACCGTTCTGAGTAGCATTATCCTTATCTATTACTGACATTTGAAATCCTGTTGTAGTATGGTTTCTAGTTACTGCTTGAAGCATTTTACTACCCATACTAAGCATAACAACTGGTTGAACTAAATAGTTTGCACTAGGTCTTGTTTGATTAAAAGTTACTGTATATAATCCGGTTCCTGAGTTATAAGATACTGAATTGTTTCCAGTAAAGATAGACTGACCTTGGTTAATTATACCACTAGTACCACATGAGAAATAATCACTTGGTCCTGGGTCAGATACTACTAAGTTTTTAACTTCAGTATATTTAACTGTATTAGAATCACTTACATCTTGGAATAATACTAAATCATTTTTATCAGGAACTAAACCTGATGCACTTGTTGCAGATTGAATAATAGAATCTGTTCCTACGTAATCTACAGCTATATTAGTTGCATTAGCTTGTAAACCTGCTCCCGCTCCTACATTAAGTGTTAATGATCCCGTAGTTCCACCACCTGCTTCTGAACATCCAGTTCCTGCAGTTAGACTTGTTACTACTGGTAATGCACTAATAGCTGTTCTCTTAACTGCATTAGTATCACTAGCATCATTGAATAGTACCTCATCTGATGCATCTGCAGTACCTGCTCCTGGAACTTTTATTAAGTTATCCGCTCCTGTAAACTTAACACCTATAGTAGGGTTAACTGTACTAGATCCAGATTCTATTTCTAATGCTTCACCTGCTGTAATAGATGTAACCGTACCCGCTGGAGGTGCTGTTCCTGGAGTAATTGCTGTAATATGTCCAGTTGCGTTATATGTTATAGATGCAGGATATGCTGCTGTAGCAGCTGTAATAGAATCAGTATGGTTAATTGTAACTGTGTTAGTAGTTTGAGGTCCTGGTCCTGATGATGTCTCACTAATTACTGATGATAAACCTGTTCCACCAGCAATATCAAAATTCTCATCTGTATTTACTACAGTTGCTGATCCTGAATCTGCTTGTAATGTAAAGCCATTATAGAATCCAGGCAGTAAATAAATCTGTTGTTTCTTAAGTGTGTTAGAATCTGAAGTATCACTAACCATGACCCAGTCAGTAGTTGCCACATTTGATTCTGTTGGTTGTGTTAGTATAAGGTTATTAGTACCTACATTATCTACACCTATTGTTATAGTACTACTAGTAGCTGTATCTATAGTAAGACCACCCTGTGCAGATGTTTTTGCAGCTACATTTAATGTACTACCTAAATTAATTACTTGTGGATTACTTGAATCTGTTACAGTAAAACTACCTGCAGCCATAAATTCTGGTATAGTATTCTTCTTAATAGTATTAGAATCACTTGTATCACTAAACCATATGTAATCTTGATCTGTTGGAGATGCAGTACCTGCTTCTAATATAGCATTATCAGTACCAGCGTAATCTATATTAACAGTTGGATTACTTGCTGTACCTGTTACATTTATACCTGTTCCTGCACTAACGGTAGTACTACCACCACCTCCAGCTGGAACTTGCCATGTACCATCAGCTCTTAAGAATGTAGTTGATTGATTTGATGCTGATGAGTCTGGAACATATCCTACTACATTACCACCACCAAACTTATTTAAACTAAGGTTAAGGTTACTTCCAGAAATACTTCCTGCAAAAGGAGTTGTATTTCCTGTAGTTAATGATAAGTTTAATGTTGTTAAATTATTAAATGGTAAACTAGATACTAATGATTTCTTTACAGTATTACTATCATTTATATCAGAGAAAAGAATAAAGTCATCAGTAGCTGGTGTGCCTGCAGTTTGCACTTCTATAAAGTTATTTGTACCGGCTATATCTAAAGCTATTGCTGCAGTATTAGGAGCACCACCTGCTACACTAAAGTCTAAACCAGCTTGTCCCACAAAGTTTATAATTTCTCCACCAGTTATTTGTTGTATTGTACCACCATCTCCTTGAATACCAAAACTATCTGATCTAAGAATATCTTGAATAAGTGCACGTTTTACTGTATTACTATCACTAACATCATTAAATGCTATACTATCTGTAGCAATATTTAATGCTGAAGAAGCTGCTTCTAATATAAAGTTATCAGCCCCAACATAATCTACAGCTACTGTAGTTGTTGGTCCTGATCCATTTGTTACTGTAATACCTGGGCCTTCTTGTATTGTAGATATTGTACCAGTTCCTGCAGCAATCCAATTAGTACCACTACCAGTAGAACTTAATACTTGTCCAGCATTACCAATGTCATTACTACTATCATAGTATCCGCCAGTTACTCTTATATTACCATCAACATGTAATTTTTGTGTTGGTGTTACACCGTTTATACCTACACCACCAGCTTCTATTCTTATTGGTGTACTTGTTGTACCATTGATAGTTTGTAAAAATTCTAATTTAGAAGCACCTTGACCAGTACCACTTACACCAGTTTGTCTAATTTCATTTTTTATACCTGCTTGACCAACTTCATCAAAAAGCATAATTTGTGCAGTTATATCACCTGCATCATTATTGTTAGAATCAATTTTTATTACAGTTGGTCTATCTTGAGGATTTTTTATAGATAATGAAGTATGTGCTGTTGATTGTTGAGGGAGCCCTATAGCTAAACAATCATCTGAGTTATGCCAAAATAAGTTTGCATCACTAGAGATTGTATCAGTGGCTGACCAGAAAGCAACTCTTGTTGCTACACCTGTACCTGTTACAAAACTAAGGCTTGATGCTAAGTCTCCAAGTTTAATATATTTATTACTATCAGCTGAATCATCATATATCATTAATCTATCAGATACAGTTGCATTTGCTCCAAGGTTATCTAGAGTAAGTATGGTAGTACCAATTACTATATCACTACCTGTAGAAACTACATTTGATCCAAGTAAATTACCAGTAGCACTAGCCCCTATACTTTTATAACCTACACTTGTACCATCTGATATAATTAATTGACCAGCTGATCCTGGTGGTAAAGGCTGTTGTATATTTTGAGCATTACCTACCCAGATGTTACCAAATGGAAGAGCTACTACTGGGTCATCATCTGACCATACAACTCTACCATCAGCTAAAGATCTTAGTACTCTGTTAGCAGCACCTGCTGCTTGACCAGCAGAATCATGAATTTTATTAAACAGTGATGTAGCATTTCCTGTGTCACCTGACGTACCTAATTCAACATTTAATTTTAATACACTATTCCTTTCAACCTGTAAGTTTTCATCAACTCTTAAGTTTCCATTGACTATTATTGAATCACCAGTGGCATTCTGGATCATGATACTATCCTTTATAGATGTATTCAAAGTAGCACATACACCAGAAGGATCTGAGTACATAGGAATTCTGAACTTTGTTGCAGAACTATCTGGGTCTTGCATTACTACACCAAATAATAAATCACATCTGAGGTCACCCCACTTAATAATGAATGGCTCACCTTTAGGATTATAAGCCGCTCCTGTATTGAGAAAACTATTAGAATAGATCTTAGCAAATTCAAACCAATCTCTCTTCTTATCTAGTTTTACTTGTTTTTTATTTCTTTTTAGTAGGCCTAATACCTCTTGTAAGTAAACACTCATGATTTATTTTTTTATAAGTAAAGTGCTGCAAGTTTTATGCTAGCTTGCACTGAACATGTTATTGTTATATTTCCATCAGCATCATTAAAAGCATCAACTTCAAATGGCCCTAAAAAGCCAATCTCTCCTGCAGCTAAACTTAATACTGCATTTTCTTTTTTTAATGTGCCCAGTAGTGGATCTACTACTGTAGTAACTACTGGTACTACTGTAGCTGTCATGGAACCACTGCTTGTATTTTGCACCCAAAAAAATTCTTTTGCTGTATTTTTGAGTTTATCTCCTCCTGAAGCTGGTGTTACCGTTGAAGGTTTTATTCCTGCCTGAGTTATTTGTTGTGCTGTTAATTGTGCCATGATTAAATTTTTTAACTATTTCTATATCCATTTTTAAAAGCTGCTGACTGAACAGGTTCTTTAGCTCTTGTGTCTTTCATTTCACAAACAATACCTGCTTTTGCCAGCCTTTGTCTCTTTGCTACCTTCTTTGCATTTCTTTTTTGCAATTGCTTTTGATACATAGAGGTAGGATTAAAGTATCCGTTTTCCATAATTTCTATTTATTAAGTAAATGTGAACCATCACATAATCCATCAGGATTAAGAGTGCTTCCACATGTACATTGCTGTCCTTTATTATTCATTATTTTTTCATTTTTCCTAAAGTTAATGCTAGTCTAGCACGTTGTGCTGTCTTACCACTGCCTTTTGCCTTCTCTCTCAGCCAAGATTTTTTAATTGTACCATCAGCTTTCATTGCTCCTGCTCTCTTTGCAGTAGCTTTTAAAGCACCAGGCTTTTTGATTGCACCTTTAATCCAGTTCTTACCAGATTTTTTAGCACCACCTTTTTTATAGGATACTACACTCTTAGGCATAGTTCCTTTTTTCTTAGCAGGTTTGATTCTTTTTGCAGGCATAACTATTTCTTTTTTCTTCTTCCTTGTGCACTTGATCTATTACCAGAGTAAGACTTTCTACCCATAGCTTTCTCCATTCCTTTAGATTCTTTTCTACGTGACTTCATAGATTGTTTTTTCTTACCTCTATTTCTCATCCCCATAGACTCATCTAATCTAGCATTGTATCCTTGCTTCTTCTTCTTTTTAACTGCACCACCTTTTTTCATTTTCATTTCCTTACCTCCCATTGCGTACTCCATGACATCACTTACCATTTCCATACCCATATCTGCAAAGTAATCTATTTGCTGACGCTGCATTGATTTAGGACTTACAAATGGATCACCATCTCCACTTGTCATTTTAGGTGCACCACCATGTCCGTATAATTTTTTTGTTCCCATGACTTTTAATTTTATTTATTTATTACTAATTGACTTGAATTTTTCAGCTCCTCGTGAACCAAAATATGCTACATAGACAGTAATCAAAAGTGACTTGAGTAAATCTACCCAGCCAGCATCTATACCAAACTCTATGTTAAAACCATCTAACAAAATAAATATAACTAATGATACAGTTAAAAATATTAATGTCATTGGTCTTGTGTTTTTACTTAAATATGAATCTGATTGCATGTCTGATGCCCATCTCTTAGACACCTCTTGCATCTCAACCATATCCATTTCTAAAAGCTTTAATGCTTTTTCTTTATCTTCTGGTGGTAACACAGCAGGGTCTTCCTTCTCTATAAGAGATTTAACCATACCAAGTACACCAGCATCTGGAAGTAAATCTCCAGCTACACCTAACAGACTAGGAACTTTCTCAACAAGAAATTTTCCCACTCTAGTGTCTTTAAATTTTTTCTTTCCTTTGCTCATAATTATTTTTTCTTACTTGCAGTTACTTTACTTTCACCTTTAGTTACTGTAACATCTGTGTCAGTAACATCTACCTGCATTGGATCATCTTCTTTATCAGATAATTCCTTGATTAGACTTTTAATTATTTCTAGTTCTGGCTTCTCTTCTTTTTCTACGGCTCCTACTATATGTTGTAGTATACCTATCATAGCCATTGCTGCAGTAGAAACCAAACCAATAACAGCAGTTAAAGCACCACCCTCTAAAAACTGAGAACTGATTACACCTATAATTACTAATACTGTTATGTAATTTATAGCATGTTTACCTAAATGTTTAGATGCTATTTCTTTAGCTGTACTTTGAGCTTCAATTTTATCAATCTCAATCTTTGCTAATACCTCTTCTTTTAATTTTTCTTTACTCATAACTTAAGGATATATTCTTATTTCTATTCCTGTTCTTATTAATTCACTGTCAGCAAGACTACCTTGAGCTTGCACCCCTAACTGAAACTGTGCAGTAGTAGCACTAAATACATTAACCACTACTGTTTGATTTTTTAAATTACCTAATGCAGGTGCAAAAAATACTTTGTTTACATCAGCTAGAGCTGTATCCCAAGTACCTCTATACAGTCCTGTATTTATACGTGACCAAGTAATATTATTACCTGTTGTATTTTCTAATACTGTTGCAGTTGGTGCATTTGTTGAATTTTGATTTAACAAAGCAACATAGCTTGTATATGGTCTACCACCCGGAGCACTCAAAGTTATTTGATTAGCACTTTGTGCTATATTAATACCTGATCCTTGTACAATACTTCTAAAGTTAAGAGTCTCTCCAACTTTATCTTTAAACAATCCAAAACCACCACCTACATTGGCTGCCGTATTGGGTTCTCCTTCTGTTGTAATTTCTATATAATTATCATCAGAAGATGTAGCAAGAGTAAGGTTGCTGCTTAGGGACTTAAGGGATCTAAAAAATACAGTACAAGTCTCTGTTACTTCAGAAGATTCTGTCTTCTGATATACTTGAGCTGTGCCTGCAGCTGGATCAGCTGGAGAATTTGCATGATTACAGTTCTCTGCAGCAACCTTAAAATCTCTCACTTTTATAACCTTAATGCTTTTATATGGTATTGGTGAAGCAACACCAGTCATATCTGGTTCTTCATTAGTACCTAATATAAGCACATCATCTAGTTCTGCTTTCTTTGCAAAAATAGATCTTCTTATTAAACTTAATACGTCAGTTAAAATATTCATTATCCACTGTATGTATTATGGGTTCCTCCTCCAAGTTTCTTTTTCTTGCCACCCTTTTTCATTTTTGATTTTGACTGACCAAACATTAAATTATCTAACTCTCCTCCAGACATCCTTACTAAAAGTTTTGTCTTTTGTTTAGTCATTTTCTGTTTAGGTAAACCCATTTTTTTACTTTTTCCCATGGCACTTGTCTTTTTTATCACATATACCTTCTCTACACCAACCTAGGCATACAGTTCCAAAAGTAATCCATTTAATAAATACACAAATGTTTCTCATCTTCCTTGTCCTTTATACAATTTTTTATAGTTTCTACTACTCTTTACTTTAGATGTTCTTGTTTTAGCATGAATACCTGGCCTCTTAGCTCTCCTTGGTCTTTCATAACTAGTATTTAAAACTCTAGCCATTCTTCTTTTTTCTTCCTCTTCTAGGTTTACCTGCTATTGCATCATCTATATCTCCAAGTTGATTACCTACTTCTTTAATTGCTCTTCCTACATCTGCTAACTCTTCTGCTGTTAGCTTATATCTCTTTTTTATCTCCTTTAATGTAGCTACTGCTTTTTCATCTAAAGAAGTTCTTGACCATACTGCTCTCCAATAATCTTGAAGGCTATAAGTCCATAATACATTTACAATTTTTTTAAACATAATAATCTATTTTGTTATACTATAATAATAATATACAAATTTTGCTGGACTCAATCAAATTTAATAGTATATTTGTTGTTTTGCTGACCCCGGCATATATAAATAATATACAAAATTTATTGTAATTAATTAACCTTTAACAGGTCAAATAAAAAATATGGAAGTATGCTTTTTACTCTTCTATTTTTTTCTTACATTATTAATACTTGCAGCTGCATTTCTTCTATGAGGTGCGGCCTTTTTATACTAATAACTCAATTAAATAATTATGAAAGATATATTCAGACCCAGACTAAACATTTTACCTTATGAATATCCACAGCTCTTAGCTTATAAAGATGCCATTAGACATTCTTATTGGATAGATACAGAATTCAATTTTACAGAAGATATACAAGACTTTAAAGTAACTATCTCTGATGAAGAGCGTGATATAATTAAGAAGACTATGCTTGCAATTGCACAGATAGAAGTAAATGTAAAAACATTTTGGGCTGATATATATAAAAGAATGTCTATAACTGAAATAGGTGATGTAGGTATGACCTTTGCAGAATCTGAAGTAAGACATAAAGATGCATATGCTAGACTCCTGAGGATCTTAGGCTTAGAAAGTGATTTTAAAAAGGTGATTGATGTACCAGCTATCAAAGGTAGAATTAATTACTTACAAAAGTATTTAGATGGATCACGTAGTAGAGATAATAAAATGTATACTAAGTCTGTTCTATTGTTCTCTCTATTCATAGAGCATGTTAGTTTGTTTAGCCAGTTCTTAATTATGATGAGCTTTAACAAAGAAAGAAATGTACTCAAGGGTATATCTAATGTTGTTGAGGCTACCAGTAAAGAAGAAGAAATACATGGCAACTTTGGAGCAGAACTTATTAATATAATCAAGGAAGAAAACCCTAAATGGTTTGATGAAGACTTTGAAAAGTTGATTCATTCTGCATGTAAAAAAGCATATGAAGCTGAGTGTGGTATACTAGATTGGATATTTGAGAAAGGGGAATTAGAATTTTTACCAAAGAAAACTATAAAGAATTTTATAAAGAATAGATTTAACAATTCTCTTGAAAAAATTGGGATGCCTGCTTTATTTATTGTAGATTTGGAAATGCTTGAATCAACAGAGTGGTTTGATATTGAAATCACCGGTACTAAAGAGGGAGACTTCTTCTACAAGAAAAGTGTAGACTACAATAAGAAAAGCAAAAGCATAACTGAAGATGATCTATTTTAATTATGGAATATAAAAAATACTACTGGCTTAATGAGAATAGTAGAACCTTCTTATCTAGAGGGTACATTAGTGAAGAACCAGAACAGAGAATAAAAGATATAGCTAATACTGCAGAGAAGTATTTACACATGCCTGGGTTTGCTGAGAAGTTTGAAAACTATATGTCTAAAGGTTATTATAGTTTATCTACACCGGTATGGATAAATTTTGGAAAACAAAAAGGTTTACCTATCAGCTGTTATGGTTCTAACATAGATGATAACTTAGATAGTATACTAAATGCAGGACGTGAGATAGGAATGATGTCTAAGTATGGCGGAGGTACAAGTTGTTTTTTAGGTAATATAAGACCTAGAGGATCTGAGATATCTACAGGAGGCTTTGCAGATGGTCCTGTTCACTATGCTAGAATATATGACACAGTGGTTGATGTATGTAAACAGTCTGAAGCAAGACGTGGTGCATGTGCAGCATACTTACCAGTAGAGCATCCTGATATAGAAGAGTTCTTAGATATTGGAACAGAAGGTAATCCTATACAAAATCTACAGTATGGTATTACTGTATCTGATGCATGGCTAAGATCTATGAAAGCAGGGAGTAAAGAAAAACGTAAGATCTGGGCTAAAGTAATTCAAAGAAGATCTGAGTTTGGTTACCCTTACATAATGTTTAAAGATAACTCTAATAACAATACACCATACAAAGAAATAGGTATGGAGATAACAGCATCTAACTTATGTTCTGAAATTCAACTTCCTACAGACACATACAATTCTTTTGTGTGCTGTCTAGGATCTATAAATTTATTACACTGGGATGAGATTATAAAGACTGATGCTATAGAAACATATGTGTTCTTTTTAAATGCTGTGATGGATGAGTTTATAAGAAAATCAGAAGTTAAAGCTGGCCTCAAAAGAGCATTTAATTTTGCTAGCAAACATAGAGCTATTGGTCTAGGTGTATTAGGATATCATAGTTTGTTTCAATCAAAGCTAATTGAGTTTGAGTCTCTTAGAGCTAAGCAGCTAAACAATCATATATTTAAAACTTTAAAAGAAGTATCTGAAGAAGCTTCTAGATGGTTATATGAACACAGAGGATATAGGTCATTAAGAGAAGGGTATGCCAACACTACTCTAATGGCTATTGCTCCTACTAAATCTAGTAGTTTTATACATGGTGCTGTCTCTATGGGTATAGAACCTATCAAGTCAAATTACTTTATCAAGGATCTAGCAAAGTCTAAAACAGTTTATAAGAATCCATTCTTAGAACAGGAGTTAGATAAGTATGGGTTAAATACTAAAAAGACCTGGGACAGCATTCTTAAGAAAGATGGTTCTGTACAACATCTTAACTTTCCAACAAAAGAAGTATTCAAATCATTTATTGAGATATCACCAAAAGAACTTGTACTACAAGCTGCACAAAGACAAAAGTATATTGATCAATCACAGTCATTAAACTTAATGATTGACCCGTCAGTGCCAGCTAAAGATATTAATAAACTGTATTTATATGCCCATGAAGAAGGTGTAAAAACTTTATACTATCAGTTTAGTATTAGTTCTGCTCAAGATTTTGCTAGGAATATATTAGAGTGTGCTAGTTGTGAAGGTTAAAATGCTGACTCTTCAATTACAACATTGATAGCATCTTTTAATTCAGATAATCCAACAGGACATTCTAGATCTAAGCCTGCCTTAAATGCCTTTTCTTTTGTTCCTTCTTTGAATATAATGATTGTAGGGGCCATCCTAACTCTGTACTCTTTCTTTGCTGATGGTGCTTTTGCTATATCAACTCTATAGTATTTTACACCGTCCATATCATCTATCTGTTTCCAGTCTGAAAAAGAATTGTCTTGATTAAACTCTGCCCAAAACTCTATTATTATGATATCTTGTGAATCGTCAAACCCTCCTTGCTCATTGATAATATCTTGGAAGTTACTATCATCTATCCACTCTTGAGCAGCAAGGTTTGTCGTGAATAGTAAAAATATTATAAATAAAATTATTTTTTTCATGGTCTACTTTTTAGTAAGATCATAGATCCTCTCCTCCATTTTTTCAAACTTATCTAGGAGCATTTCTACATCTTCTTGGGTATCCATAATTGTTTGTCTAATTAACTCATCTTTGAGGTCGTACTCAACTCTGTCAATCACTGGTGCTGGGAGTTCCATAGCTTGAGCTATATCTGCTTGTAACGTAAACCACATAGTAGATAAGGAGATTACAAATCCTACTATTAGCCCTATTGTTTTTAAATCTAATGTTACTTTTGTTTCTTCTCCTATTTGAGGTGGTTGTGCCATGATCTTAATTTTTATTTATGTTAATGGATGGTTTAGTTCCTGAGTTACCACCATTTGAATTAGTATTTGAATTGTTGTTTGGTCTAGGACTATTAGCTGGTCTATTAGGTAATACAACAGTTGGTCTAACAACTGGTCTAGGATTCCAATACATATAGTTATTCCAATTATAATATGGTTGAGTCCTATATATAACTTCTGTTCTGTATCTAGGTCTTAGTTTATCTATATCCACAGCTACGGTATCACCAGCAGCTGTTATTGCTAATACTTTATCATACTGCACTATAGGTTGATAAGAGCTACATGCTCCTACAAATAATACTAGTATTAATATAGATATAATTTTTTTCATTATTTAAATGTAAAGTTTAGTCCAAAGCTTGTTTGAAATAATTCACTATCCCACATCTTACTATATTCTCCTTCTGCAAAGATGCCAATATGTTTGCTAATCTTCCACCCAAAACTTACACCAGCAGAATAGTCTTCCCACTGCTCTAACTCAGAGTCTTGTACTAGTCCACCTTTACCCCAGTTGTTTCTGTTTAAATAAGACAGTGCCTCATCACCTTGTATATACTTATGATATGGTAGTATATAATTAGCATATGCATGCAACCAGAACTTACTCTTATAGTGATAGAAATCTAAACCTACAATAGGTGCAATCTCACCAAAAGCATCTAGCAAGTCCCATGCTTCTCTGTTAAATCTATTCATCAACTCAGTAAAAATAGTCTCTCTAAACTGAAGATCTGTATAAGCTACAATCTCTCCATCAGGATCTATCCAATACCAGTCAGAAGTTTCATTACCTAGCTCATCTTCTTGTGTGTAATATATATCATCATATCCATACTCAAAACCTAATTCATACCAATAGTTAACTGGATACTCTTGTCCATTTATAATCTGTGTTTCATTTAACCATATTTCAATTGGGTTATATCCATAAGCACGGTCATGAGTACGGTAGATTGCACCAGCTGATATACTAAACTTCTCTCCTAATGGTAATCTTGCTCTTAGTTCAGCTGATTGGTAATCTAAATTTATCTTTCCAACCTCTCTACTCTCTACTTTTGCTATATGATATTTACCAGTATGTTTTAAAAAGTATCTGTGGTTGTCAAACATTTCTCCTCTCCATCTTTCTTTCTCAATGTGGAATTGATACTCTAGTCCATCTATTGCTGATGTTGGTGCAGTAAATGCTAGTTGTTGTTCTGTCCCATCATACCAGTTTCTAGGCTTTCTTTCATAGTTAAATCTTGCTAGCTTACGTATACCAAAGCCATAACGGTAATCAAAAGCATAGTCAGGAGTGTTATCTACTACATCTGGTATAGAATATAAACCTCCATCTGGATTAGTTCTTACAAAAAATGTTTGTTCTCTGGCCTCAATAGAATTATTAATATCTCCTGCTCCATACACAGTACCGTATTTCAAGAAGTCTTGATATATAGACTTGAAGAATTTGCCTTTCTCTTCTTGATCTTGAGCTGAAACAATATTAAAAAAGAATATACATACCAGTACACTTAAATATCTTTTCATATTTGAATTTAATTTAATTAATAAGATAGTAAGTTGGTTTGTATAATAATAATATACAAAAAATTAGTTATTTCCCAGATAGAAATTATCCATTTTTTCAAATGTAGTCCATTTTTGTAGAGTATATAATATTGGTAAGGCATCTTTCCACTGCTTATATACTTTCAATTGTCCTTTTCTAGGTCTGTTCTGATAAACTATATCTTTATTTTGGTAAAATTCTTGGTCTGATTCTCTAGATATCCAGTTATAAGGTGTCTGTACAGAAAGCGTTAATGCTTCTGTTAGTGCTCCTAATGTTCTTGTGGATGCTATAGGACGCTCTAAGAAACCTGATGCTTCACCCATACCAAAGAATGGAACAAATAAAATTAATTCTGTATAAACTCTATCTGTTTGATACTTGCTCCAGTTCTTAAGCTTCTTTACCCATAGATCATCATCTTCATCATCATCCCAGGCTTTGTCTAACATTGAAAATAATAAAAGAGACATTATAATAAATGATGCTTCAGCCATGGTTCTATTTACATTCTTAATTTTATTATCTATTCTTTGAGCTATACTTGCTGCTCCCATTGGGCTACCATCTTCATTCATTGGCCCTTGAGGTGAGCTGTTCATGTCTGCTTTCAGTTCATCTTTATACTCACTTATAATATTACGTAAGTCTAATCTACCTTTGACTATATTCTTTTTTAAATATGCTGCCAGCTTCCAAGTACTTGCATATCTTCCTTCCATCCAACCTAAGGTACTATTAAAGTATTCACCTTGATATCTTGCTCTTAATGCTGGTGGTAACCATTTTTTAAATTGGAATAATAGCTTACCTAACCAGAAAGATTGGACTACTGTTCTATCCATTCTAGCATAGTTACCATGCACTTCTTTATTTACATCTCTAATTTTGTTTCTTATATCTGCATATATTTTAGATCCCTGATCATTTAATGCATCATTTTCAATTGGGACTTTGATTCCTGTTTTGTACTCAGGTATTATTGTATCCCACTTTTTGTCATAGTATATTTTTCCTGTAATAGGATTAAAGTTTGCTGCATCTATAAGATTAGAAGATTCTCCAGTCTTAGAGTCTATCACCTGAACATCTCCAAGTATACCAGTTCCTATTTTAGTTTGTACTGCATATTCAAAACCATCCTGAAATAGATAACCTATGCTCATACCTCTTTGAAATCTATTTTGTTGGCCTCTAGTATTATCCATACCAGATTCACGTATATCTACATCTGCATCCATCATTCTCCAATACTCACCTAATCCTTCATATTTATTATTAGCTTGATCTGGTTTGTAACTACGCTCTTTAAGTTCTTTACCAGATATAAATGCTCCAGTACTACCACCTATAGCTCCACCTACAGCAGTACCAAGTGGACCAGCAACAGCTGTTCCTATAACAGATCCTATAACACCACCTTTAATTGCACCAACTGGTGCTTCTTCACTACCAAGAAATATATCTGCAGCTTCAGTTGCCACTGCTCCAGTTCTTTTTACTATACCTGGTAATGCTTCTTTAGTATATAATGCTTCAGCTCTCAGATAAGACCCTCTAGTTATAAATCTATTTGCTACACCTTCAATTGCGTTGTTGATTTGTGCAATTGCTAAGTTGTTTATGTTACCAAATATATTCCATGCAACATAGGATTGAGATGACCATGTAATTAAACCCATAGCAAACTTATCCCAAAAGCCTTTGCTTATTTCATCATTATCATAGAATACCATCTTGGCCCATTTATGTGCCCTTGCTACAACATTAGCTTGATCTTTTCCTAGTCCTTGTCTACCTTTAAGATTAAATTTCTCTGGAATAATTTTATCTAAAACTCCTGTAAACTTATTTCCTCCTGGCTCTATATATTCTCTCTTCTCTATAACTTTAATTAAAGCATTTATAGTTCCTTCTATTTCTCCTAAAGCTGCAAACTTTTCTGCCATATCAGAGAACATAAGTAAACTTGAACCTAAATCTGTACTTACTTCACCTAGCGTAGGTTGTGATCTTTGCTTTTGTACTTTAGATTCTAACAAAGCTCTTTCTTTTGTGTACTGTGCAAGACCAATTTTTTTATTTTTATAATCTAGTTTTAGTTGTTTTATTTGATTTTCAAGCTTAGTAAGTCTTTCTTCAACTCTTGGATTACCTGTAAACATTATAGGAAGAGTGTCTACCATCCTTCCCTGCTCATCTATAATAACAGTCTTTTGTTCAGTAGTTGAAGTAAAAAGATTTTTTATTGATCTTTGTGTCTTAGCCCATAGTCTTATAAATAAACCACCAGCAGGATCAGATTTTAAATTAGTTGCTAAGTTGTCTCTAACTACAGGTATCTTACCTAACATTTGATTTCTTACATCTCTAGGTAATAAGTTAAGTAATGCATTTGGTCCATCAGCATACTCTTCAATAAACATATCATATACTTCTCTACGTGCTTGAGCTAATGCATCATTAACCTTGGGCTCCATAATGTCTATATACTTTTGACTTCTCATATCCATACCGTCTGCAGCTTGCTCTCTTATCTCTACAAACTCTGGCCTTACAAATGAAAACTTAGCATCTAGTTTTACTTGTCCGGTAGGTACACCATTCTTTCTAAATGCTTTGGTGTATCTAGTATCTTCATAGTACTGAGCTCTATACATATTATAGTCAGTGTCACTTAAACCTCTACGCTTCTGCCACATCTTACCATTCCATACCTCATTCTTTGCTCTTGCTGCTTTAAACTCTTCACTATATCTATGGAAATCTCCATCAACAGGTCTTCCGTCAACAGTTTTTTCTGCTCTCATAAAGTCAGAAAACTCTCTCTTTACATCTGCAAGTTTTTTATTATACTCTATATCTTTACGTCCTTGCTCACTCTTTTGTGCTTCAACTAAATTATATACCGGAGCATAAACAAAAGGTACACCATTAGAATCTAATTGTTTTAGGCGTATTTCTTGTTTCATTTTTTCATACTGAGGCCCTATCTTCTTAACATATGCATCCTCTGATAAAGATCCATCCTCCTCAAAGTTAAGCATAAAGTCATACCGTCTATTAGCTTTTACATTTGGTTGTAACTTTCTTAATTTTTCAAGAGGTTCAACTATTCTTTTTTGTCTATTTTCTCTTCTTTGTAAGTAGTCTAGCCATTTTCTTTTATAAACTTTATCTAATGTTGCTAATAATGCATCTCTACCAGAAGATACATCTCTTAAAAATCTTTCACCCATTCCAATATCAGGTACAACTGTTAACAGTGCTTCCATATCTGCAATTGTAAATGTCATCTGAGAATGAGACTGAAGTACAGTATTTTCCCCTTCATCAAAACCACTTTGTACATTTGCTACAATTACATCAGCAACAAAGTCAAACAAAGCTCTATTTATTAAACCTTGTCTACCATTCTCTCTTTCGGATGGAGGGCCTAATAATTCATTAACTATACCTTCAATGTTATTAATTAAATACCTTTGAGTTGCATTTAACTCTTCATAACCTGGTTCTTTTAAAATATATAATCCCTCAAAAGTTTTTAAATACTTTTCAAAATTTGAAAGATAATCTGCAAATTCTGGCTTTGCAAAATTATTAGGATCAATTATATATTCTTTATATTCTTTCATTTGTCTGAAAGCATCCTGCAATAACTGAGTATATGCTACAGAAACATCTTGGTTGTTTTTAGGATCTGCTAATGCAAAGTTTATAATAGACAAAGTGTTATCTATTTGGCTTATCATTCCTGGTTTTGATCTATCAATAAATATATTATTCTTAGCCTTATTAAGCATTTCTTTTTTAGATATAACTCTTGTTTTGTATTCATCTATAGCACCTAATAAATAACTTAAAGGTTGATTCTCATATGGATCAATTTGAGTTACTTCTCCTAGATCATTATCATCAGTTCTTGCATCATAAAGTTGACCATCTAATCCGCCTTGTTCAAACTCTTTGTCTAGTTGTTCACCGGCTAAATCATATAAATTTTCTGCAATTAATAAATCTACTAGATATTTATTCTGACTTATAGGTCTTGGAATTATATTTATTCCGTCTTGCTCTATCTTAAACGTACTTGCTTCAAGGTTATCTTCTTGCATCTCTACTTTATATCCTTGGTTTTCTACCATTCTTCTTAGTAGATTTACTTCAAGCATGTCTAATACATCCTGGCTCAGACTTGTTATGTTATTGTTTCCTAATAAAGATTCAGATGGTATCTTAACAATTTTATTTCCATCTCCTTTATCTATAGATAGTTTAGATATTCTAATCTTACCAAACTTATCTATCATTACTAAATCAGCAATACCCGCTATCTTAGACTTAGGATCAGAAAAAACTACATTAGTTACTAGTACATCTCCTTCTTGTCTAAGGGTTGCTATAGAGTCATTTATATTATTAAATACTTCTTCAGAAATACTTATATCACTTTGTATATCTTGATAAGTCTGATTTAGTGCTATAGCATCTAATACTTTTCTATAATCTATACTAAGAGAGTCCTTAAATGTATCTCTATTTCCTATTGCATCACCAGTTGATAAGTATCTTAAGTTACTATTTAGATCATAAAAACTATTATTAGAATTATTATATACTACTAAATTATTTACAAATGTGCTAGGATTAGTACCTGCCAAAGTATCTGATTCATTTTTAGATTCTTGTACTGCTTGAAACAAATTTTTAACTACTATACGCTGTTGATCAGTAGAAGCTACAGCATTAGCTTGATTTACTATTGCTTGTTTGCCATCAGATAAACTATATCTAACTCTTCCATTTGGTTTTCTACCTATCTCAAATCTAATACCATTGGTATTTAACAGTTTTGCTATGTCAGACATGCTAGCATTTGGATTAATATTAGATACAGGTATTCTTCTTCCCGTTAGATATTGGTTGAAGTTTTGTATCATATTTCTAAACCACTCTAATAATCTTCCTATTACATCTTTAAATGATTGTGTAGGAGCCTCTTCATATTCTTTATTGAAGTGTCTACTCAATGCTTGAGTTACTATCTCCATTTCTCTTTCTTCAGCATTCACTCTTCTTTTAGAGTTATAAGCATCCTCTATTTGCTGTGTCATCTCAGGAAAGTTTGTCTTGGCTTCTTTTAATAAGCTTTCAAACAATGGTATATTATCAACCTTAACCGCCTCTATAAAGGGGTGTAATACTTCTTCTATTGCTGTTTCATCAGTAACTCTACCTTTGACAAGCACTACTTCATTATTAACAAAGTAAGAGTTTATGTTGGCAAATGGAACTTTTGCTTTTTGCCACTTAGGTAAGTTATCATATTGTTTTTGTGCTTGAGTTGGTGATAAAAGTTTTACATTAACACCAGGGAATAGTCTAACTAAATGTTTAACTACATGCCTTGCTCTAGTCATGTCCCATGATCTAGATTTCTCAATCATATCTTTAGCAGAAAACAAAGATGCATCAACAGTAACAGCAAAAGTCTTAGGTGTCTTGTCTAGTTTTATTGAAGACTCAGGTAAATTATTTATTTCTAAATATCTTTTCAGTCTTTTGATATTAGATTTAACTAGATCATCACTAGGTCTAATAGCATCAACTCCTTGCTCTGTATTATTAATATAGTAAGCACCTTGAAAACTATGAATAATTCTTTCTCTTCTTAGATTATTTAATAATGACTCACCAAATTCTCTTTGCTTTAAATTATGTAAAGCTCTTTTTTCTGAAGCATAGTTTCTTGCTTCTGTTACTGTTGGAATAGCCTCACTACCTGTAGCTCGTTGCCAGCTTTGAATTACGTTAGTTGTCATCAAATCTGTTTTATAAACTGCTAGTAAAGCTTTATACTTAACTGTATTTTTATTAGGACACTTCATTATAAATTACATCTTTTAATTTGTTCTATTAGATCTTCAGGCTTTGACCAAAAAGAATTAGGATTATTTTCATACAAATCTATTAAATCTTCTAGAGTATTCACATTATTTTGCTCTTTAAATGCTTCTACTTGCATTGAAAATTCACCAGACTCAATATTATTATCCCAGAATTCTGTTATTTCAGGATAACCAACTGCTGGATCTGTCTCACTTAATAAGTCTAATGTCAATTGTACACTTTCAGTTATAGGAGGTACAATATTATCATCTATGATTCCAACTTCTTCTATACCTAACTCATCTGTTGCAGCTTGAAAATCTGCCTCTAAGCTAGCCAGCTTATTTACATCATCTATATTTACTTGCGTACCATCTGCAGTTTCAATAATTATATCTTCTCCATTATAAACTGTGTTGAAAGAAGGATTACTTAAAGCCTCTTCTTGTATATCCTGCTCAATTGCAGCATCTGCAAAGTTCTGACTCATGTCTAACCCCTCATCATTTTTAATTTGTGAATTAGACTTTCTTAAATCTTTAGTCAATGGTACATCACCAAATATAAAACCTATAGCATTCTGAAGAGGAGAACCTTTTATGTCTACAACTTTAGCATCTGTGTAATATTCATTAGATTGTACTAATTGTTGTGCTGTCTCTATACCTTCAATATCTTCTTCTTGTAATCTTCTATAGGTAATTGATTTTCTTTCACCAGTTATAGGATCTGTAGGGCTTAATGTTTTATATACAATAGGCATATCCTCTACCCTATTGTCTTGTTTCTTTATTGCTAATAAATCTTGAGAAGAAGCTGCAGATAAATAATTTCTAATAAACTCTCCTCCTACCATTGGTATGTTATCTAGATTCTGAGGTATAGATTGTAAGTAGTCTTCTAATACATATGGGCTTAAAGCTTGTATCAAAGAACCAGGAGCTAATTGCATAGCATCTTTTACAAAAATATATGCTATAATCTTTCTAGCATCTTTTCTTGTATCTAAGTTATTATACAATTTGTTAAATGAAGTTTGTAAATCAGACATTTGAATTCTATTCAATCTTCTCCAACTATTTGATCTTACTAAATTTATACCAGCAAAGTTCTGTTTTGCTTGTGCTGGTAAAGTAGTTATAAAGTTTTCTAAAAAGAAATTTCCAGGATCTGTTTTCTTAAGCCTTTCTACTGCACTTATAATAGTATTTAATTTATTATCTGCTGAAGGATAAATTAAATTATTATTCATGCCCTCTACAGAGAATGCATCACTATCTAATTTTTGATTTATATAATTTTGTATAGTAAAGTATGCTAATATATCTTTTCTAACTTTAGATCTTAAATTAGGATTAAACTCTAGTGCCTGTTGATTTAACTCTCCAAGCAAATTAATCTCAGATACTTTAAATTTATTAGTTCTAGTTAAGAAAACGTTTGGTAATAAATCATCATAAAGATTATCAAACATTTTACGCAACTCTCCTAAATATGTATTATTAAATATTGAACCAAACTGTAACAATGGTAATTCATCTCTTCCCTCTTCCAGCATGTCATTTATATCAGATTTTCTCTTGTCTAATCTTAACATGTCTTTTCCTAAACCATTATTTAAACTTAGTACACTATTTAATTTAGCAGTAAAATCACTTATCCGCATTATATTTTTAAATACACTTAAGATACCTTTCTGTTGACCAGCAGTCAAATTACTCATATTATCTACACCAGCTATTAGTATTTCTTGTGTAGGCTCTAAAGCTTTTACTTTTTCAAGCTCTGCCAGCTGATCATCTACACGTCCTTTTATACCTTTAGTAGCTATATCACTATTAGCTATTTCTGTATATTGTTGTTGGATAAACTGATTATTTAATAACAATAAAGATGTATTTAATGGTACGCCTATAGCTATCATATTAGTAAGCATACGTGTAGCATGTGAGTTTAAACCCAACTTAGCAACAAAATATTCTTTAGCATTGTCAGTCATCATAGTAACCACAGAAGATATAATATCTTGTTTTCTAGCTCCATCTTTAGTTTTAGAACCCTTAAATGTACTATAGAATTCCCCATCTAAATTAAATGATTGTCTATCAAGAAGAATTCCTCTTTGTACAATAAGACTTAAATACAAGTTTGGACTTACAACAGACCCAATAGATGCACCCTTATTATTAGTGAATGCTATTGTTTGACCAGCCATGTCATCTATATTTTGTAAGTCAACTATCTCTCTTGATTTTAGAGAAGGAACAAAAGCTTCACTTGAAAGAGTTTCCCATGCTGCTTTCATAATATCTAAGTTAGCTGGACTATATGCAATCATATCACCAGATGTCATTTCCTTATTGCCTACTAACTCTCTTCTGATATCTACTATTTCATTATTTATAGGTGCATCATATGGTGCATAACCATTCTCAGCTATAAACTCATTGAATTGTTGTTTTGTTACTGGTAGACTTAATGCTTGTAAAGCACCAATTGATTCTCTACTAAACCCTGCTGTCTCAGCAGATGTATCTTCTATATCTGTTAATGAATCTTCAATTAAAGATCCTTGCAAGTTATACAGTTCTAATGCTGAGTTATATATTGTACCTACTTCTTTTACTTCTCTGTTTATATAATTTACATAATCCTCATAGTTATTTCCATACTCTATAAACTCTTTATCTCTTACATAAAAATCTTTTCTTTGAGAATATCCAACATCAATATCAAAATCTGATCCTGCTATTTCTACTAACTCATCTGCAAACATAGCAGAAGATCCATAGAAAGCAGGTAAAAAGTCAACCATTCTTACACCCATAGCAGAATGTTTATCCTGACTAGGTATACGTACTGTAAACATATCACTTACTACTTTTGGAATTGATTGATCAGTGTCTTGTAAACTATAAACAGACTCAAACTGTGGAGGGTAGATACCTTCTGAATATTTATTTCCTGTTGCCTTACCACTATCATCATACTCTGGCATATTATATCTTAAACGGTCAAGTATTACAATCCCTTCTTTAGGAATATCTATACCTACCAAATCTTCTGCAGTACGTGTATCAACTGGTATATTTGTTCTGTCAACCACACTTGCTCTTAAAACTTCTTGTCTTTGTGGAATACCGTTACTGTCTACACTAAACACACGTCTATAAATTTGATAACCAAAAGATGATACTAATGCAAAAGAAGTACCAGGTACTTTCTCTTGAAATACATCTTGACTAAAGTATGATAAGAATAATTGCTCAAACTTAGCAATTGTATATGGGTTATTTAAATTATACTTTGGTTGATTAAACTTATCTAAACTAAAGAACTCAATTATATTTGAATTAACCTGTGATGCTTTTAATGAATTGACTGCATACTTACTAAATAAAACAGGATTAAATTTATTATTCTCATCAAATGATAAATTTCTCTTATTAAAGAACTTCATTCTTTGTCTCTGTGATATTAGATCATTATATCTTTCTATCTTTTTACTTAACCTTGGAGATTGTTCATTAGTAATTAATGTTTTCATTTGACTCAACTCAGTAATCTTTTTCTTATTAGAAGGATTTATTTGTTGAAGTCTCATAAATTGTGCAGATAAAGTTGAACTCTCCTGTGAGAAACCTGGTTCAGGCATTTTTAATTCTTGATAAGGAATTATATCTTGCTTTAACATTTTAATTGCACTTAATGGTGCCGCAATAGAAACAGTTTCAGTACCCTCTTCTAAAGCTTCTAGTCTAACTCTTAAGTTATGTAAAGAAACTGCATTAGGTTTTGCTACAAATAAGCCATCTGCATTTCTCTTTGATGTAAGTTCAGGAGTAAGTACAAAGGCTGACATCTTTAAGAATGTTTCTCCATCAAAATAAACAAGCTTCTTAGAGTTAATCATCCCTTGTTGATCAATAAGATTTTGTATCTCAGACCATTCTAATCTTTCACCTTGTTGAACTTTGTCTAATGCTTGAGCTTGTGCATCTGATAGCATACCAAACCCAAAGAAGAAATGTCTAAATGCTTTTACAGTAATCCACATTTGTGCATCTGCATTATCAATAGATTGTCCACTTATACTTGATATAGACGTTGGTTCACTAATAGTAATTAAATTTATTTTATCTGTTGCATGATTAATACCTTTCTGTGGATCTATAAAAGGTGTATATGCTGATAATCCAGCACCATTCTGTGCCTTAGCTCTTTTTGTTTTATCATTAAAATTCTTTAAAGTTTTTGCTTGATCTCCTAATAGTAATTCATTTAAAGATTTTACATTAATTGCATTACTTAAAAATATTTGTTTCAAGTTATACTCTTCATCATTTTGTCTTAGATTATATAAAGCATCAACACCATTATCAATAGCATTTTCATTTAAACCAAATCTAATTCTTTTATCTATCTTTTCTCTTACATTATTAGAATCAATTAAATCTTTAAATAGTAAATATCTTTCACCTAATTTTTTTCTTAATTGATTTTTAAATTGTGTTACACTAAGACCAGAGTTTTTAAGTGCTTGTTCAAAAGATATAGGCTCACCTTTAGCTTGACCCTCTAACGCTACTTTTGTTGCAGGCTCTAGAAGGTAATCATTATTAGCAAAAGTAAATCCTCTTGGAGTTACTTCAGAATCTTCTAAATTATATCCTTGTACACTTTGTGTTAACTCATCTGCATTTCTTTCTCTAACAATTCTATTATACTCATTTTTTACAAAATCATAGAATACATCTAAAGCTTCAGAAGTTATTACATCTTTTCCTTTGACCTTTTCTATAGCTTTTATAATAGGCAATGTAGTAAGATCCCCAGTGTTTGAAGATTCTATAACTCTATTAAGTACAGGAGATAATGCTACTTCTGTTTCTATACCAGATACCGGGTCCTTTACTAATACAAAACTACTAACGTTATCTGTAAGATAGTTTAAATTAGCTAGATAAAGATTTATATTACTTATAATAAACTCTCCTGGAGTAAATTTACCAAAGTCTGTTGTCTTAAGTGCACTACTTCTATTTGGATCAAGCTCAGTGCTTAATTGATTTAATATTTTAGTACCAGATACTCTTGATATTTTAATCTGTTGATTATCTGCCAAAGCATTAAATGCTTGAGAGTTTAGTAAATAATTATTATTTAAGAAAGGATCTTCTTTAAGTCTATTTCTTTCCTCTACAGAATTTAATTTTTTTGTTTTAACCAAATGATAAGTAGGCTGTTGATGTGAATTTACTAAATCTCCATTAGAGTTTTTAAATACACTAGCCCCAACAGTTTCATCTAACACAGCATTATTTAGTGCTATTGTTTTAATTCTTGAAGCTGCTCCTTCAATACCTTTATCAAAAGGATCTTGACCAGCTGCAATTAAAGATTGTAAAGCTTGTAGTTGATCATATGTAATAGGTTCTAAATTAGGATAGAAAGCTAATTCTGTTTCTTGATTCTTAAATTTTTTGACTCTAGATTTTAATAAACTAAACCTCATATATCCTACACTCACTCTAAATCCTATTGCTTCATATAAGTCTCTTGATAAATCTTTAGCTAATTTATTTACAGTTTTATTTTGAATTTTCTCATTAGCTTGACGTAATGAGTTTTTAACTTTGGCTAAAGTCTTAAGTGCTCTAGTTTTCTTTCTAGGGTCATCTTGCCACTCTTGAAGTTTACTAGTATAAGCTTCACTCCAATTATCTACTTGTGTAGTTGCGTCATCTCTTTGAGATGCTGAATGAATTAATGTGTTACCATTATCATCTCTTTGTTGGAAATACCACTCAACTCTAAAATTAGTAAATGCTTTTACTACTTTATTAAAGAAATCAGGATTCTTAAGTTGTAGAGGTAATTCATTTATTACTTCATCCTTTTCATTTAAAGGTATAATACCAGCATCTTCAAATATACTTGACACTACAGCAGCTGTATCTGGATTTGTTTCACTAAACAGTTGCATCTTTTGTATTATTTGTAAAGGATCTGTTAATCCTTGTAAAGCTTTTAATAATCCGTTGTATACAACATTGGCTCTTACAGGACGTACAAAAGGCACACCATTACTTAACTCTATGTTTCCAAAGTAATCAGTTGCTGGCATTGTTACGGTACTTATATACTGTCTTAGTCTTGCACTTAAATTATCAAAACCTCCTGTTAAATAAGTTTCTTTACCAAACTGTGATACAGTTCTTAGTCCCCCAAGATCTTCTACAGAACTAAACTCCTGTCCGTCAGCCATAATTATCTCATTGTTACTATTCTGTTGAGCAGACTGCAGATCTATTATATCAAGAAGATTCATCACAGAATCTTTAATGTTATCACTAAAGTCTTCAAATGCTAAAGTTAACTTCTCTAACATCATTCTTTCTGGTGAATCCTGATTGTACTGAGAGTTCTCTTTGCTATCTACATCATATAGTGTAGCAAAGTCATCTATTATTGTATCTAATTCTTCTTCTAAAATAAATGTAGGTTTTTCTGAGGTTGGTACAAAACTAAATTTCTTTTCAATTAATATACCTGCCATAGTATCTATGATAGGTTCAGCTACAATACTTGGGATATAAAGAATACCATCCTCTTTATTCTCATATTGTGCTTCATAAGGTATCAGTTTGTTTGCTTCAACACTAACACCATAGGCACCAGTAGTAAATTCATTTACGGCCATAGATGCTGATGAAAACTTACCAGCATCAATATTCTCAAATAATGTATTTAGTTCATTTCTTCTAAATCTATTTACTAAAGCTTTAATAATTTCAATAAGTCTATTAAAGAAAGCTTTAATCTTACTATTTGTTTTGGTACCTCTTCTATCTTGTTTAAATTGTTCAAATCTGTCTGCTAAATATTCTTCAAAGTATTCTCTTTCTAATCTATCCTTAGACATTGATTTGTATGAAGGCCATGAGTTTCTTAGTTTCTGTAATTCAGATGCAAGACTTTTACCTTCTTTTCTTAGTTCAGCTAGCTTTTCTTTTCTTGCTATACTTAAATACTGATCTTGTTGAGTCTTTGTCAATAGCATTCTATACACACCGTGGAATGCTTCATGATATCTAAATATATTATTAGCACCAGTATATACAGTACCTTTAACATCTAGACCACCTGCTATATCAGTAATGTTAATCATAAAGTTACCTACACGTTCTTGATTGCCTTTAAGATTATTACCTAGATCATTAATATCACCTATAGTTATAAACTCTGGTAAGTTTGTTTCCATCCAACCAGTAAAGACATTTATATCTTCTATATCTTTAGGAGTAAGTTTACTGTCAACTATCTTATTTGCACTTCTTAACTCATCTCTCTTCTTATAGAGTGCTTGTAATTTTTTGTTTTCTTTTAAAGCCTGTCTCTTTTCTTTACTTGATAATGATGCTGTCTTAGCTTTTATATCTTCTTTTAATTCTTTTATCTGTTTTAGTACAGTATCTAAGGTAACAGCTTCTTCAAGTCTAGCCTCAGATTTGACTGCTTCTATTGCTAGTGTCTGTCTATTAATCTCATCTAATATAGTTTCCATAACAGCCAATCCTTGACCAACTACATTAAACATATCCTTTCCTGTAACTTCCTCTTCTGTTAATCCTTCTGTTGGACTAAATCTCTTATTATATTCTAATGCAAATTTACCTGCAGACTCTGCAGCACTTTGATTAGCTAAAGATCCTTCCTCAGTTAACAGCCATGCAGAAACAAGATCAGGCATATTAGTTGGTGATAATAAATCTTTCTCCACTAACACTTGATCAATTTCTGTAGTTGCTACTGGTTCTACAAAAGAGCTTTCTATTATTGTAGGTTTATCTGCTTCAGCCTGAACATCTTTTGAATTAGCTGTAATAATTAATTTTTGTCCCTTTCTAAAATTCTGTGAATCTATAGCAGATTCTAAACCAGAAAAATAATCTGATACAGGAGCATCTTGTGCAATAGATACACCAAAGTTTTGTATGTTTAAAATAGGACTTTCATCTCTTGCTATGTAAGGTGCGTTAATTTTATCAATAAGCTTTTGGAATATTGCTTTTGCAGTTACTTCTACTTCACCTTTATCATCTCTACTAAAATCTTGGTTATATAAGTATTCTGTTTTACCTACTTGTACATACTTAGTAGCACCTACTATCTGAGATCCCGGTCCTTTAACTTTATCTTTTACTGATAAAGATATACTACCAAAAGGAGTTACATCTAAAAAGAACTGTCTTCCTTTTACATCAGATTTAATAAATAGTTTCTTAGATTGTTTTTTATTAAATTCTTTTGTTATGTTTTTATCTTTGACTTCTGTCTTATTACCCTCTCTAGTAACATTAGTTTCTAAAACTTTTTGAGCTTCATTTATATATTCATTTAATATAATCTCTAAGTCTGCTGCTGGTTGAGCCTTTGGTCTAGCAGTTGCCACTGTTAGTAATCCGCTAGGCTGTCTTAGCACAACATTATATCTGTTAGTTAGTTCTTGTTGAAATTTACCATCTGCATCTAATATACCTTGCTTAATTAATTGTTTTTCAATTATCTCTTCTAGCTCGGTTTGATCTTCTAGGTTAGTTATAATAGTAGGAATAAGACTTATTTGATCTACATCTAATACTACAAAAGTACTTCCACCTTTATCTAATGGTAAAGATGCTATCTCAGTAAATGTGTTTGGCTTTGTATAATTTGGAAACCCTTGGAAACTTGCAAGACTTAAATTATCAGGTAACTTACCAACTTCTATAGTTCCTTCTTGCGTATCACCTATTGCTTTTTTAACGGCAGCTTGTAAAGTTTTTGCTGTAGCAAAATTCTGTCTTACTCTTTTTAATGCACTACTTGGATCCTGATCACCCAAATATATAGTGCTAAGCATAAACTCTTCACTCATTGTTTCTGGAGAAACCACTACATCATCTTGTCTAAAGTCAAATTGATTACTTGGTAGGTAAGCAAAGACACCATTAGCATTATCTGCTAGCGGAGTTATTCCAGCCTCTATTGCAGCTGCATTTAAACTTTGTAGTATTCCAGGTTCTACAATCTGTATCCCTATAGAATATTCATTACCTCTATCTAAAATATATTTATTTGGTAATTTATTTAGTTCTGTGTCTTGTCCAGGTATCTGATATGATCCAGGATTTGGATTTGGTGTACCAGGCTTAATAAATATAACTAAATTATCTACTTGCTCTGGACTTAAAGATCCTATGAAAAAGTTTAGTCTTTGATCAGCTGACTCTCTACTTTCTTCATCAGCTTGATATCTATTATTTTGATGAGGCCATGCTCTTATTACTTCATCAGGTGGTAACTTAGCAAAGTTAGGCCCTAATGGTTCTAATTTTATTTCTTCTTGAAGTCTATATCTACCTATAAAGTCCTCTTCTCTTACTGGTCCAAATTGTTTTGCAGCTTGACTATTAGCATAAAAGTTAGCTGAGAATTGTTCTTGTGGAACTAAATATATAACAGTTGGATTAGTTTGATTACCTCTAGCATTAGTATTAACTACAAATACATTACCTTGGTTATCAACCACTCTTACTCCTCTACTTAATACCATACCACCAAATAAGAATGTAGTACCATCTGACCCTTCTTTCTCTAATAAATCAAATGCATCTTGTGCAGCTTGTAAAGCACTAAAAGTTCCTGAAGCATTAGTACCTATCATCTGCTTCATTCTATCATTAATTAAATTACCATCTTTGTCTAGTAAAGCATATGTAGTAGTTTCATCTGGATTAGTTTCATCTAATACTCTTTTTTGTAAATCAACTACTAATCCTTCTTTAATAACACCTTTAGATGGTGCAGCCTTAGTTGTTTTATATATAGATATATTTACATCTAACTCTTGCAGAACATCTCTTACAGTAGGATTTGTATCTGCATCATTATTTATAAAATCTTGGAAACCAATCTCTTCATCAAGCTCTTGTTGTGAAGGAATAAATTGTACTGTATTACCATTAGCATCAAACTTTTGTATACCAGCACCCCATATTTTCTTTAGTGAATCAAATCCTTCTTTTATATTAAGACCTTCTGGACTTTGTTTCCATTCATTAAAAGTTAAAAGAGTATCACCAAATGTATTAGCTTGATATTCTCTAAATTGTTTTTCATATATTCTTTGTAGATTCTTTGACTGGGATGTGTCTTTTATATTTACATCTATACCAGCTGCATTAAGTGTTTCTTTTACTTCAACAGAAGATTCTTCTACAGCAGCTTCTTCTATACCAGCCTCTTCTAAAACTTTGTTTACTGAAGTTGAGTTAACATATACTTGTATAATAGGATTGACTATTGTACTAATAATCTTCATATCCTCAACTACTGTTGGGTTCAATACACGGCCTGCATATATATAAGTCCTTAATTTATTTACATCTCCTGTCTCTAAAAATACTCTTGCTTCTTTAGGATCTAAGAAAATATTTTCTTTTGCCAATTCATTTAAGAAACTATTTTGATTATTTTTAAGAATATAATCTTCTATCTGTGCTCTAAGAATAGCATTCTTATTTATACCTAACATTCTAAAATAGTCTCTAGACCTAGATATTAAGTCTTCCATCTTATTAGGATCCAATAAATAATCTATAGTTTGATTAAACGCATAAGCATCTTGAGATAAAGTAGCATAATCAATAATCTCTTGTATAGCTTCATTTACAGCATCATTATCTACAAATGTACCTTGTTGACTAGCTAAAGCCTTTAGATAGAGTTTTATAGGTCCAGCTAAGCTTTTCTTTTTTCTTCTATCATAGAAACCTTTTTCTGTCAAGTTAGAATTGTATACTTTACTTATAGCCTCTAATCTTTTCTTTCTTGTTTGTTTATCCTTTAAATTTTTCTTATCTCTTTTTTTATCTAGATCAGATAACCCTGTTACATTTTTTAGATTAGATTGTAAAACTTCTATCTCTTGAGTTAAACGGTCTATCTCAATCTCTAAGCTTTGACTATCTAATAAAGGAGTTACATCATTAGCAGACATCTTGCCAAATAATGGTGTTGAAGAAAGTTTACTAGCTATACTAGTCTTTCTTTGTAGAGCATCCTCAAAAGCTCCTTGTGTAAACATACTAAACATCTCCATATGTTTATATGCATTCTTTAGTGCTACTTCATCATTATATTGTCTAGTACCTGGTGTAAATAATTTAGGCTCATATCTTTTCTTAAAGACATCCTGTCTTTTATCAAACATCTCTCCATACTTATTAATAAGATCTTGTTGTTTAACAAGTTTTTCTCTTATCTTCTGTGCGTTACCTTCATCAGGAAATGCTTGAACTAATTCTTCATCAGTTAATTCATTATATGCTTTAAGCTCTTCTTCTTGTAATGCAATAGTTCCATTTTGAAACTTATGAAACAGATTGGCAAAGTTGCCAAAATACATATAGTTATTCCAATTATACTTATCACCTGCTGTTAAAGCCTCATCTTGTGCATCTATAGTATTTTTAGAAAGAGAAGCCATCATTTGTGTTGGGCTTAGAATTTGTTCAATAGGTGTTGTCTCAGCACCGCTTTGTCCCATTGAAGATTCATTAGCTTGTTGTACAGCTGTGTTTATTACTTCTGCCTCTGCTGCTTTTTGTGAAGCATAGTCTTGTCTAGAATTTTTATTTCTTCTGCTATATAAGTAAGGCATCCCTTGGAAGAGAACCTGTTGATATGGACCCGCAAGTCCACTCATTAAAAATCCTGACATAAATGTTTCAAAACCTTGCTCACTAAATTGATCTTTGATACCTTCCATGGCAAAGCTACCATATACTGGTTTTATAGCTGCTCCCGGTTCTTTTAATAAAGCACCATAATATCCCTCATTAGTTGCAGCTATTGCTTCTTGTGATACTTCTTGTATACCTTCTGCTATACCACCTGCTCCATATCTTAACATGGCTCCTGCAAAAACACGTGGTGCACCTCTAAGTCCGGCAACTTTAAGTTTTTGACCTAATGCACCAAGCATATATTTACTTTGTTGTTTATAAATACCTTTTAATGCTTTACCTGATAATGGATCTACCAAAGGATTTGTTCTAAAAAGTTTTTCTACAACTCTCTTAGATGGTCCATTTCTCCAACCACGTAAAGCTCCACGTAGGAATAATTTGTTAGAGAAATATATGATAGCTGTATTTTGCATCTGACTTCTAAAGGCAGCTTGTCTTGACTTCTGATCTATATCTGCTAATTGTTTTGCTGTAACTTGTTGACCAGGTTGAATTTGATTTAGATATCTTAGTTGATTATCTCGTACTCTATTTTCAACCATACCTGCTTCAAGCTTACCTTCTGCTAATGCTAAGTTAACTTGTCTAAAGTCTCTATATGCTGCACCAAATAAATTATTACTCTTAGAAAGATTAAATAAATTTTGTGCTGCATTTCCTGTTGTATTCCATTCTGATATAGCACGGGTTACCTCAGGAGCAAATATTTTACCTACTGCTTGAGCAGTTCCATTAAAAAGCTGTCTTGCATTTTTTACATCATTCAATGTTCTAGCCATAGCCATTCCAGCACTAGCATATCTTTTAACATCAAATAAATTAGCTATTTGTCGTCCTGCTCTAAATAAGTTTCTACCTGTACCAGCTACAAAAGCACCAACCCCTCCTGGAGCTCCTACTCCAGTACTAGTAAGTGCAGCTGATCCTGCTGCTAATATTAATTCTTCTATTGCTATAGATGTAATTATACCTGCTGTATAACCAAAGCTTAATCCTACATTTGTTACTGTACCAAAAGCACCACCTCTACTAGTAGATCCTATTCTCATGGCTTCCTCCATATTAAATGCACCATCTAGATCAGGTTGATCTATATATCCATCACCATCAAACATATCTCCTATGGCATTCCAAGATGCAGTAAGACCTGTTCCAAACTGTTTTCCAAATTGACCAAAGGCTCTTGTTAAATCATCTAATTTACTACTGTTAGCATTATAGTAACTTTCATTATCAGCATAAGGCTTGAAACCTAGTTCACTATAACTAGGATGGTTATATTGCCTATCAAAATTCATATTGACAATATTACCATAGATAGGATTATTTATATCTTGAGAATATTTTGTTGGAGTTTGTGCAGCTAAAACTAATTGATCTGCTAAAGATAGATCAGATGTTTCACTTTTACCACCTGGATTAAAACCTACATCTGCTAAACCGGGATCTGGTGCTTGCAAGTTTGCATAAACATCAGGTCCAAACTTAAACATATCACTTTTATATCTTTCTACAGATAATAGCCCTGCTGGATCAGCCATTTTAAGATAGTCTTCTCCATACTGTCTTGTGTCAAACAAATCTTTAGCCGTTACATACGGTGTAGTTTGATTTGCAACACTTCCAGGGACTCTCTCTTCAGATAGTTTTTCTGATAAAGGTGTATTCTTTTGTTCCATACTGCTGTTTTAACTATTGGTTTTCTACTTGATTTAGCTGACCTTCTCTATTAGATTTAGCTTTTTGGCTTTCTGCTGTATACCTTTGATAATTTCTTGAATACTGTTGATCAACCGCAATCAATACATTATCTAATTGCATATCTAAATCTGATACTATTTTTGTCTTTGGTACTATCTCCTCTGAGAATCCATTTGGAAACTGAGATAGGTCAGCTCTATAACTACGCAATACTCCTTCCATATAGTAGTCATTACCAACCTTAGTAAATTTAAAATCTGCATTTGAGTAACCTTCTGGAAACCATGGAGAAGGATGCTGTGGAGGTAATGTATATGAACCACTTTCAGATCTATTAATTCTTTGTATTAATGAAGCAGATCTATCTACATTCTGAAATCTTAGTGGATTTGATTTTATAGTTTGGTTTCTTGGGAATATATATGTAAAACCGTTTCCTAGTATCCTTTTTATATCTGATTGTTCTACGCCATCTGGATAATTTTTATTATCTCTAAGTATCATTTTTTCAAAACCATCATCAAAACTTGAAAACTGATATGCTGCATATGGTTGCTGTGTGCTCTCACCCTCTTTATCTATTACTTCAGGTCCCCATGTTGGAAAGAATGATGCATTAAAAGTTACCTTACTATTTTTACCTTTAGACTTTCTTTCTGTTATTATTTGATCCCATATATATTTAGCAGCTCTATTATCAACTTCTCTAAAGTCTATACCTTCTGGTTGCATATCTGTAATATCATCAACATCTGCAATAGTATACCCAATCCAACCGTCTCCTCCTTCTACAGCAGCATTACTATTATTTATTTGTCCTAACATAACACCAACAAATCTATCTTCATTACTTCCTGCTTTAGGTAATAACTTTGTATTAACACTAGTAACAGCATTAAATGCAATATTAGCACCTGGATCTGATGGATTAATACCTCTTGAGTTATTGAAGTATGTTCTTGATGGGGTCTTACTAGTTAATTCATTCACTTTGTTGTAGTAGTGATCATATATTTTATCAACTACAGTCCTTAATTTATCTTCATCTATTTCTTCTGATACTATTGTTTCTCTTGCTTTATTCATATAGTCAGTATCTCCCATAAGAACGGGACTACTTGAAAGCATCATAGCAGCTCCAAACTTCCTAGCACTAATCTCATTTATAAAGTTAGTATTATTTAAGAAACCATATAATGCTGGTGCAGAAGCTGGGTCTATATCACCGTTCTGTAACGCAGTAAGCATATTATTATAGTATTCATCTTTACTTAACATATAACCTGTTTCCTCATCAAGAGGTGGTTTAAAGCCTACTTCATATAAAGCTCTAATATCTTGTTCATCCTTAGTTAAATAGTCAGTACTATTAGGAGCACCTGCTGCTACAGCTTCAGAGTTTTTAATTTCTATAGAAGATGTAATCTTATTAACTTTACTAGCCTTATCTTCTTCAGCTACCTTGACGTTATTTATATAATCATTATATCTTACATAAACTCCAGCTGCTTGTTCCTTATTTCCTGCTGTAAATAGTTTATTATAGATACTTTGGAAATCATTAGTAAGTGCAATACCCGGATTTTCTAAATGAGCATTATAAGAATTTTTATAATATGATGCTGCATCTCCAAAGATTGTAGCAATAGCCTCTTCATTTTTAAATTGATCTGTGTCTAGATCATCATCATCTTTTACTTTTGTATTTAAGAAACTTTCTATATCTTGTAAAGTTCCTTCATAGTATTCTTGCTTCTGTCCTTTTGTATCAACATGTGGTGCTGGAATCTTATATATACCTTTTCCTTTATCTACTAAATATTTATCACCTGCATTAAATATCATGTCAGGCACCATAGCTGCCATGTCATTATCTAATGCAATACCATCCTTAGCCATTCTTAATTCATCAATTTTTAGAGGATTATTCTTATACAATAACTCTCCTTCAGAATCAACAAAGAAACTATTAGCCTCACCAAAATCTGTAGATGTAGAGCCATCTAACATTTGAGCTGTCATACTATTTTGTAAATTTTGTTCAAATATTTTAAGATCTTTTTCTCTTTTATATTTGTCTTCTTGCTCCTTCATTGCAGCCTTATGTCTAGCTGATATTGCTCTTAGCTCTAAATCACTCTTATACTTGTTCAAGGAGTACTCATTAACTTCTTGTTCAATCTTCATACCTCTCATAGAAAATTGTCTAGCAGCCTCACGCATATCTTGATCCATATTATAGTTAGCTAATAATGCAGATGCTTTATTATATAATGCAGTTGGATCAGGATCTGGACTTTCAGAAAATTGTTTTTGATTAAAAATTCTATCAAGCTGTAGTTGTATTTGTTGAGCCTGTGTTTCAGCTTGATTAGCTGCTTCCTCATCTAAACTACCAGGTACAATACCATGTGTTTGTGCATAGTTTTGCCAATTAATATTTATTTGATTTGCAAGTCTAGCTTCATATTCTGCTTGACCTTGTATTTCAGCATTTAATGCATCTATTCTACTAATAGTTTCACTAGCCCATAGTTCTAGTCCTTGATTTTCTGTTGATACTTTGCCAGCTTCTAAAGCTTCTATAGCAAAATTATTTGCTTGGACGTATGATTTAGCATTATAATATTTTTGTACTCTAGGATCATTGTATAAAGAGTTCATAATTTGCATATATGCTTCACCTTCTACTAGTGCACCATTTGTTTGTGTAATTATAAAATCATTATTTGCTTTTAATATAGGTTGACCATTCTTATCTAGCTTTCCTGTATCAATCATATTAGGAACAGGTTGAGTAATAGTAAGTGCAGGATCTAAGTCAGATAAGAACTTTTGTGCATTTCTAACCAAATCTGCATCTAATACCAACTCCGGTAAAGGTTGCTGTAAGATTTCTGTACGTGATGCATTTTCCATTTTTCTTTTATCAATGGCTAGCTTCTGTAAACTTACATCAGGATCTACCTTCTGTCTTACTGCCTCATTACTACTACTTGCTAGTGTGTTATATTTTTTAATTGCATCATTAAATTTACCAGTCCACACCATATCATATACAACAGTATCATCTGAAAAAAATGGAGCAAACACTGACTTAGCTTGCTGTACATTTTGCTCTAAAGACAAATCCATACCTGCTATTAATTCTAATTGAGGTCCTATTTTTTCTGTATATTGTCTTTGGTATTCTTGACTATTAGGATTAGTAAGATCAGAATATACTACTCTATTGTATAAATCATTTTGTGCTTTCCAGTTAGAATCATAAATGTTTTGACGTGCATCAAGTGTTGCTGTCAAAAACTTATAGTCTGGAGTAAATGGTTTAATCTCCGGATAAAAATTCTTATGTCCTTTTATATATGTTGCCATAGTTCAAAATTAATATAATTAAATTTAAATTCCCATTTTCCCAGAATAAAACGGGTATGCAAATTTCTTAAGTTCTGTATTACCCCTTTTACCTTTTACAGTACTGTTAGGTGGATTGTTAGGTATCACGCTTGGAGCACCGGGATATGTTTGGTATGGGTTTTTCATATCATTAGGGTCTTCTTGATTATTTTGTTGACTACCTACAATAAATTCTAATAAATTAGTATCTACTACACCATCTTTATTATATACCTCATTTTCATTCATCCAATTATATGTCTCTATAATTGCATCCCTTCTTCTTTCTGCAGCACTTGTTTGATCAGTTTGCATGAAAGGATTATTTATACCAGAAAAAACTCCCTTACCTGATTGAGTAGGATCTACTCTATACTGTGGTGGTCTTGCCATATTTAAATTAAAGGTGTTAGCTTGATTAGTAAGTAGATTATTCATTAGCTCAGTACTCTTTAATGTATCCCAGTTTTTAAAATCTGTAAATCTTTGTAAAGCTAAGTTAGTTCCTTCATCTTGATCCATTCTTAACTTTACATTTTGTAGATTATTTTCCATATCTAATCTAGCTTGCATTGGAGCTATTTGGTTTACAATACCAACATTATTAGTATTCGTAGTATTAATAGCATTTTCACTAAGCTCAACAGCTTTACCTATATCTGCACCAGCTACACCTGACTTACCAGCAAAAGCACCAAGTTGTTGCAACTTAGTATTTAAAGCTGCATTGATGTTATTTACTTTACCAGTATAATCATCTAGTACATAATCTATTTTTTGTCTTGGTATCTTTGGATTTACCGGTAGAATTAATGGATTATCTAATTGATTTTGTGCATTGATTGCTAATACATCTTGTAACCATGGTTCTGGTTGTGGTGGAAGTGAAGGAATAAATAGTTTAGGATCTTCACCCTTTTCATCTAATACCTCAGCTGTTATCTCATTTGAACCAGGCTGATTTAAAAATCTTCTATCTCTATTAAATGTATGTAATCCTAATACACCATCAAACTTTTCTCCTTGTCTTGTCCCTGGGAATAACTCTCTTTTTGGTAATCCATGTCTTTCATTAAAGGTATCATCAATAAGTTGCATGTTCTTTTGTACTTGCAACCATTGCTTATGATACCTTGAGTTTGGATCTTCATCTAACTTTAAACCCCATTCAAAATCTTCTATTGGTGGTATAGTTACTGTCTCACCATTAGCACCTTCAAATGTTCCACCTTTCCATGCTTCTCCCCATCTTAGCTCAAAATCTTCTCTAAACACATCAGGCATAAGATCAGCTCCTGCACTATTAATTCCTGCTACTGGTTGTTTTGGATCTCTTTTTCTACCAGCTAAAATACCTGCTCTAAATGAAACATTAGGGTATTCTTCTACAATGCCTAATATTTCCTTTTCATCTGGTTTTAATATATCTATAGCTTTACTCTCATCTCCCTGTACTGTTTTTACCTCACTATCTAAAATCTCTACTCTTGGTGGTAAGTTTAGTTTATTAGGTACTTCTTCAAGTAATTTATAAGTAGTCTTTCTTTCAATCTTATCATGCTGTGGAATAATATCTATAACATACCCTCTATCTATAGCATCTTGAAATTCTTGATATTGTGGATGGCCTTTTGGTAATGGATTTTTACGTTTACTATTATTATTATTTTCTATAGCTGGTGTATCATCAGTACTAGTAACATCCTCCTCAACAGTAACCTTATAGATATCATCTACAGGTTGTCCACTATTAAATCTTATTGCTAAACCTCTAGCTTGAGCTTTTGTCAAAGGAGGTGTCCCATCATCAAACTCCCATTTCTTAGTATCTTCATTCCATATAGGATCTTTAACATCATTAGGCCATGCTATACCTTGCTCTTTAGCATAGCTGCTTGCTGTCTGACCACCTCTTTGAGCCATCATATCTTGTTGCATTTGTTGATTAGCCATAGCTAATTGTTGTTCACTAGCAACAGTAGGTTGTGGTGCATTAGTAGCACCAACCGGAGAGTACTCTATAAATTGATCTGGTTGAGGTGGTTGTGTCTGTTCAGCTTGTTGTATCATATTTTGTAAAGCTATAACTGCTTGTTGTTGTTCAGGCGGTAGGCTTTCCAATAAATTTAATTGTGCTTGCTTTTTAGATATCTCTTCTACCTTTGCAGTAAAGTCTATAGGATCAACACCCTGACTTTGTAAATATGGATATGATGCTAAAGGTACACCATCTTCAAATTTCTTTTTAAGTTCTTGTCCATAAGCTAATTTAGACAAACTATTCATGTTTTTCTTTAACATAAGTTCTGCACTTAGTGTAGATATATCATCCGCATATTGATCATTGATTGCCCCAAGATAAGGATTTAAAGGATATTTTTTTGATATTTGGGCTGGTGTCTTTCTTTTACCTGACTCAATACCAAACTCAGCCATCTCATCTTTGTTAAACTTTAATGCTGATGTGTCAGAATAGATAAAAGATTGCTCTGGTAAAAACATAGGTACACCACCACTAGAGTGTCTTGGTCCATTAATATCATATAAACCAAATTGTCCGTTGTTATTTAAATCTGCTAGTACAGTCTCTCCTCCTTCTGCTTCTACATTTGCATCTTCTCTTGGTACTCTGCTTAAACTATATCTAACATCATTGTCTAAGTTATTATTAAAATTAGTTTGACCATAGTATTCTTGTGGTGTTGTAACTAAACCATAATCTACTTGATCACCAGTAGTACCACCATACTCTTTCTTAGCAACTTTCTGTACTTTACCATCAACTAACTCAAAGCCTTCTGGCAATTTATTTATTTTTACTTTAGCCATAATTATAATATTTCAATGTCAGCACCAGCTGCTATTAATTGTGTAATCATATCTTGATCAAGATCTACAACTTGACCACCTCTTTGTTTTTTATCTTGTCCAGCCATTGCTGCTTTTATAACTCTATCTCTATTGGCAAGGTAAGCAGCTTCTCCTTTTTCACCACCTTCTCTAGAAAATGTTCCACTAGGTTGTTGGAAAAAATTATCATAACCAGGTATTCTGCTTTTAGCACCACGGAACTGTCCTGTCATAGCATTCCAATTACCTAATAAACTACCATCATCAGTCAATGTAGCAAATAAATTATCTGCAAAAAGATTTTCACCTCTATCTCTTTTTGCTTTATATGCTTCAACCTCATTACTAATAGCATTCCCTGCACTAGATAAGTTTACAATTCCATCAGATATTGCAGCAAACTGTTTCATAGCTGGACTATCCATAGCCATATCAATAGTACCTCCTATAGGATTTTTAACTTTCATTTCAGGTAAATTTACTCTTGCTAATAATTCTTCTAAAGAAGGACCAGCATTAACTACTACCTCATCTAACTCTTCAACATCTATATCAAAAGGATTTGATCCTTGTGTTCCTGTAATCAAACTGTCCATAAAACTTTGATCATCCTGTTGTTGAGGTGTAGGTCCTAAATCTGGAAACCTTTGTTGTAATTGTAGATCAGCTATATTTTGCGTGTCTCTCATATAATCTGTTTGACCTGAAAACTGTCTTAGATAATCCTCAAAACTTGGAATGCCTCTTTGTGCCTTTGGTAATGAACCTCCTTCTTTAAATGTTAATGGAAAACCGGTAGTTATTACTTCATATTCCTCTTCACTCAAACCTAATGGATTCTTATCAGCATTTTCTAATATCTCTTTAATATTAATTTGCTTCCCTTTTAACTTTCTTCTAGCTTCTGCCTCTCTTATATCTGCATCCAGTTCTGCTTCATCTCTTTCTTTTAATTTTTGTGTATAAGCTGCTTTATAATAATCTGCTAATGCTGCAATATTTTCTTCAGAATCATCTACCTCTACTTCATAATCATAATAAAGTGGTTTATTCATTTCAAAAAGATTTCTTTTTGCTGCAGTATCACGGAATACTCCTCTCTTTAATCCTGTTCTTGGATCCATTTGATTACCAAATAAATCTCCATAGACATTTAAACCTGTCATTACTGCATTACCTATAGCACTTCCTGCTCCACCAAACATTCCTGCTATTATAGCATTCTGATCATATGAATTTGGATTATAACCTCCACCGTAATAAGTAGGATGGTCTTTTAAAAATTGTTGTGAAAAATCTAAATCACCACCTTCTTCCCTTTTCATTATCTTATCTTGTACATAATCAGGTAATGCACGGAATCCTTCATTGTCTGGTTCACCACCTTCTTCTTTTGGTATAAGTCTCCCTAAATTATCTGCAGTACTACCTAGAAACTTTGCTAGTTTAGGCATTGCGTTTTTACCAAATTTTGATATCAGATTTTTTGCAATACCTCCACCAATAAATGTAGTAGGATCTGTTATCATATCAACTCCCAAACCAGCCCAAAAATTATCTACACCCAATGTTTCTGAAACTGGTGTTTGTGCCTTATCTTCATCTAAAATTGTAGTGTTATATAGATCTGGAACTATATCTTTAAAATTAAATTTACCATCACCTAAACCACCTTCATCTCCTACACCTGGTATACCTGATATACCTTCTATACTTTCTCTAATTAATGCAGGAGCCATACCCAAAACTTGTAAGGCATTATCTGCTATATACAAAGGATTTTGAGAGTTTTTTAAATGTTTCACAAGAAGATTATCATCTTCGTTTACAAAAGAAAATGTATGAGGAGTTATAATGTCCAAACCAGTCTGAGCAATCTTTTGCAGAGGTGTTTTTTCTGTTTCACCACCCGGTTGAAATACACCTCTACCTTTTAATATGTCTGCTTGTGTTACTACACCATCTCCCGTAAGGTCTGGAAAAGTTTCTCCTCCATCTTCCTTCTTAAACTTAGCAGCATTACGTGCAAAGTTTGCCATCTTTACTATAGAAGGTGGATACTTATCTTTATTAGCTAATACTTTACGTGCAGCTTCTTGGACTCCCATACCTCTTGACTTAGCCCACTTTGTAAATTTACCTCTATTCTCTGGTTTGATTTCTATACCTGACTTTCCAATAATATCAGTCTCAACACCTTCTAAAAAATCTGTAGGCATTTTTTCAAGCTCTTCATTTCTAGCTAGTAGTTGTGGATTAGCATTTACCTCTGATGCAGTAGATGGTGGTGCAGGTTGCATTCTTTCTTGTACTTGTTCAAACACAGAAAAAATATCTTGTTCTTGCATACCACCCATCATAAGTGCCTGACTTATAAGCTGTTGATCATTTCCTTGTTCTGTCAAACTAACAACAACATCAATAATATCTTGACCACCTTGGACAGACATTTGAATTTGTTCAGTCATTTGCATAACAACAGGATCAACCTGTGGCTCATTTCTCATGCCTGGCTCTGTTGGAATCATTTGACCACCTTGCTGTTTTACACTTATTTTGTTTAAATTCACTTTGCTCATATTATATTATTAATATACAAATAATTAAGGAGATTCACTAATATTTAAGGTTTAAGAATTACCTGCTAGGTAAGTCATAATATAATTAGGAACACTCATTCCTTTTTCCTTTGCATCTTTTAAATGTATTCTATTTAACTTATCATATACTTTTTCACTTCTTTCATCAGAAACCTTTCCGTTAATGTAGTCTTCATAAGTTTTAAGTATTTTGTTTTCACCACCTAAACGTTTAAAGTAAAGATCTCTTATTGATTTATACTTATCATTAGTTAAAGCATCTTGGATATTCTCTTGGACACGTGGTCTTTTTTGAGTATTTTCTCCCTTCAATATCATCTTAATATATTTACTAGTCTCATCAGGTAAATCATCTATCCAGTCAAATGAATTATAAATATCTTTTCCATCTTCTCTAAACTTTCTAAAAAACCTTTCAGCTTTCTTAGGCCCTAAGCTATACCCTGCTAGAGTTTTTGCCAATCTTACGTCATCTAATTGATTTGGTTTATCAACCCATTCAGAATTATATATCCTATTCATATACCAGTTCTGAACATTGTAATTATCTTGAGGATTAAATGGATCTAATTCAGAAACTTTATTAGCTTTTTTATAATCTTCTATAACATCTTCCCCAATCTGCCCTAATCCCATATAACCTAGATTGTTTTTTATAGATGGGTCTAACCTTGATTCTACATATGCTTGAGAAAATAATAATTCAGGAGTAATCCCAGAAGTTGATTGTGCTGGCATTGTTGGTTCAGGTGTAGGATAAATAAAAGGAGGCGGGTATGCTGGAGGTTTAAACTGAGTTCTATAGTATTCCCAATCTTCTTGTGTAAAAGGAAGTTGATATTCTCCTTCTTCTCCACCT